TTGTCCCCATATCTGTTTTGATAACCTGAAATGAATCCACTATGAATAATGTAGGTTAGTTTGAGGTTTCATTTTTATCCTCCTTTTTTGTTTTAAATAGTTGATTTATTTGTGTTCTTCCTTCGTGCGTATAAAGGCAGAGCGGCTGCATTTGCAAATTTATCAAATTTAAACAGATGTGCCCGACTTCGCAGCCGGGCACATCTGTCAATGCTTAAAAGCATACATTCCTGAAAACTCACTTCTTACCTTGTTCGAAAACATCGTAAACCACGGTGCCCGACTGGCAGAATCCTACCAGCCACGGTATGTATTCCACCCGGGGCTCGTCGTAAAACTCTTCATTCTCCAGGTCGAAGCGTATCTCACGGCGGAAGTTCACGCAGAAGTTGATGCGCTCTTCCGGCTGAAGCACGGGGAGGTCCATATATCCGCGATGATAGTTGATGAAAGCGCGGAGGGTGTCGAAGAATGCGGCATACTTCCGGTCGTCGTCCTTGTAGAGCAGATGCACGGAGAGGTCGAGGGCCACGTAACACTCTTTCACGTCTATCCCAATCAGTTTCTCACGTATCATTTTATCTATGGTGTCAAACCGTGACAGGTATATGGCTGCGGCATTTTTCTTCTTCCTGCTGAAAAGTGCCTTGATAAGTCTGCGCATTTTCATGGCTGTAATATATTAAAATTGTTGCATTACACGCAAAAATAGCTAAAATTCGGTGGAAAATATAAAATCATTGACAATTATAAATTATTTTTCCTTATATTTGCATTGTGTTTTAAAACTCTCACTTCACCCCTGTCCGTCTTTCCCTGAAGCGGGCGGGGGTCATCGTTTCTATCAGGGCTATTCTTCTTCGCCCCATTCGTCTTCTTCATCGTCGCCATCGTCTGCCGGACGATCCATCATGCGGCGGGCAATGAGGGCTTTCATGCTCACCAGTCCGGTGCGCACTTCGGCTTCCTTGTCGTGCGTTTCTTCAGCAGTGCAGATTTCCTCGTCCACCTGCCAGCGCACGCAGAACAGGGCGGGATGTCCGTCGTAGGCCGTCTGCATGGCGAATCCCCGGCGTTCCAGTTCCACCAGATACGGAGGAAGCGGGTCGGGCATCTTCGGGATGGGCCATGCCTGGAAGTATTCACGGATGCGGCGCACGGTAAACACTTCGTCGGCATACTCCTCACGCTCCACCGGTTTGTAGGTGTCGGTAAAGGCATCCACCAGCTGCATCAGCGCTTTTGGCGGCTGCAGGGCCGGGTCCTGATATTTCAGTTTCTTCTTGCTCATTCTTAATTCTTCATTCTTAATTCTTCATTAAGCCGACATCGGCATACCCACACCTATCATGCGGCCCGATCCGTAATAGCGCACACCGATAACCAGCGTGTCGAATGCGTCGCTCAGGTCGGTACGTGTACTCAATTCTGCCTCGATGTCGTCCACCTCCTTCGATACGCGGTTCTTCTCCTGACTCTTGTCTTTCTCAAAACCGTTGCGCCCTTCCTTCACACGTGCATTCTCCATGGAGGCAATCAGATACTCGTTGTTCTCCTTATTGATGCGAAGGAACGGGCGCTGCGTGCCGGCAAAACATCCGTTCAGGAACTCATACTTCTTGTTGTGGCTCATTGGCCGTCCCATGGATATTTCGGTGACGTTCCATCCGTGACTGCGAAGCACTTTCTTCACGATGTTGTAGAAACGGGTTTCTTCGTGGCGCTCACTGGCATAGGCTGCTCCCTGCTTGGCGGTGTCGTCGTAGTAGAAAATCACGTCGCGGCAGGTCAGGCGGTGCGGCTCGTAATACTTGCAGAACATTTTGCAAAGTCCCTCGATACGGGTGTTCTTTACGTTGGTCATGCTGTTGAGTATGCGCAGCACGCTGGTGTTGCTCCGGCTGTCGGTCTGCCCAATCACCAGACAGTTGATGTGTGCGTTGTAGTCGAAGGCGATGCGCAGCGGTTCGCCGGGCTTTATGTCGGTGTCCAGACAGCAGTCCTGTGCCTTTGAAAGCTCGTTCAGGTCGATGCTTTCCGACTCCACACGCAGGGTACGCCCGCCGCTGTATATCTGCGTAATGGTGCGTTTCTTATATTTCTGTGCGGCTTCCAGCTGCTCTTCGTCGTTACTGAGGTAACAGTGCACGTCGGGGTCGAAATTGGCATAATATCCGTCGTTTATTTCTTCCTTCTCGACGTTACGGATGGAGATGTCGAACATGGTGGGGGTAAGTTCCTTCTGCATGGTGCGGATGAACTGTTCGCCCAGAATGTCGATGTTTTCTATGCTTGAAAAGGAGAAGTAGATGCTGGCCTGGCAGCGCAGCTTATTAAGTTCACGCTGGTATTTGGGGGACTGCACGATTTCCGGGCAGATCTGTGCCTCACGTATCATCTCCGCAATCTTCCGGTTTATTTCCGGTGTCTGCTCTTCACGGCGCTTCCGGAGCCATGCCTGACGCTTTGTAAGCGGTGCATCGCTTACAAAGAATATACTCTTGTAATACGGATTCAGGTTTTCATCAAATCCGGGATGATTGGTGTTGATACCACGAAGCGTAGGAAGAATTTCGGCCTTAATCAGTCCCTCCGGCATAAAACGACACTCGTCGCCGATAATGGAGCACGAGTCCATACCGTTGGCAGCAGCCTTCACTCCGGTAGAAATCATGTAGTACACGAATCCGTTCCAGAAGTGGATGCAGTTTTCCCACACCTTCGGCTTTACGATGGGTTCCTTGAAATTGCATTTGGCCGGAGCGTGTCCACGAAAGAAATGGACTCCCTCTTTCAGTCCGGTCATTCGCTCCAGCGAGTAAAGCGTTTTAGGTACGGTCTTTGTGAAAAGCTGCTTGATACTGTTACCTAAGAAAAGTCCGGTTCCGCGCGGCATGGACTGGATGCAACCGGCCATTTCGGGCGTAATCAGTCCGTCGGTCTTACCTGTACCACGGCCTGCTTCTACGGTGGTATTCCGGCATCGGTAGTTGTACACCGCACGTTGGGCCGGATTCATGTAGATGTAGTTGGCCGCAGTTTCCTGCTCCTCCGCTTCCTGCATGCCCGACAATGCCGAGGCGTGACGCTGTGCCCGTCGGAGTGATTCCTCGCGGGCAGATTCATATTCGTTTCTCCGTGCCATGGTTTATTCCTCCTCTTCCGGTTGTGTAAAACCGTCCCGGTTTACTTCATCGTATTCCTCGTCCGGAGCGTTTTGTCCCTCGTTTACATATACGCCGTCGTCGTCTTCCACCATCTCCTGCCACTGGTCGAGCTTCACGCCGTATTTCTTTCTCAGGCGGCGCATTTCATCGCTGTCGTGCCCGGTTTTGTTCGGGAATTTCTTCTTCACATCCGATGTAATGACTACCGGCATACGTATCAGTTCGTCGCCCAGTTCCTCGGGTGTTTCCGGCTGATCCAGGCGGTCAATCTTGGTGAGCAGGCTTGCTCCGTTGTACACCGCTTTCATGTCGCCCGTATCGGCTCCGTTTCGCATCATCAGGTCGGCGGCGTGGCGCACCTTCATCGAGGAAATGTTTCGCTGTCCCTTGGCGTAGAACGACGAAATGAAGTCTATCACCTTCAGGTCGCCTCCCAACTGGCTGTACGTGCGTTTCCACCGGTTGATGATGTACTGACGCAGATTCATGAACGGGTCCTCCTCAAAGCGCTTGTACGCATCCAGGCAGACTTCCACCCGTTTTTTCTGCTCGTCGGTAAAGGCCATGTTCTGCCACGGCACACCCGTTTCAAAGTGCTTCCGCAGCAGGTCGTAGAATCGTTGTGCTATTTCGCTTGCCATAGTTTGTGTTTCCGTGTTTGTGCTTATAAATCAGGGGAAATGTTTAACTGATTTCCCCTGATTCTTTAGATTTGTATCATTGTAAAATCTCCCAGTCTTCTGCGAATACATCCGCTATGTAAGGATTCCATGAGTCAGCACGACCGGTATTCTCATTGTAAATAAGACACTGGCACGTGTAATCAATAAATCCTTTCCCTTTCAGAATGATGTCTTTGGCAGATTGTGGGAGTGATTGCATTTTCGGTATTACATCGTTCCCAATGTGTGAAGGAACCTGCTTGACGACAAACATTCCTTTACCATTCCATCCTTTTCTGCGGACTGCTCCACCTTGTTTGAGGACTTCTATCGCATCACCGAAACACATCGAATCACCATTCTCATTCACTGGTAAATATGTTTTCTTAAAAAATTCAGGTTCACATGGATAAAATCCTCCTTTTTCATCTTTTATGATGTAATCTCCATAACTTGCAAGCATTTTACCGTCATGCGTTTCAACGTACCAACCCAGATAAGGATTGTTTGTGTTACCTTGTCCATCTATACCAAAATCGGGATTATACTTTGGCTCTGGAGTACAACACATAAAATCGCATACTTCATCAAAGTTGTCTTCTTTAAGCTGAATAGCTTCAATAACCACAGGCCTTTTCTTATATTTCATAGTTGTATTGGGGTTTTTAGACTGTTTCAACACATTTGTACCTTTTCTCAAATTCCGCTTTTGGAATAAAACTGACGCATCCATTGGAATCTACTACCTTGTATCCTTCCACCCTCGGTTCCATCGTTTTGGGTATTGCATCCGTAGGAAGGTAAATCTTACCACCTTTCAGAATTGCTTCCGTAGCCTGAACTTCTTCTGTTCTGATATATTTCTTCATAATCTTCTTAATTTAACGTTGTATAAATCTGAAAAACAACTATTTAACTTTTAATGTAAAAATAAGCACATCGAAACATGCTTATTTTTACATCATTCAATGAATATGTTCTTATGTACTTCTGTCTGAAGAATCATAAAACCTTTTTCGTATGCTCCTTCATCCGAAACATCTCCGCCACATTCTCATACTCTTCCGGCGAGGTGGTAAGCGTGAACATCTGCATGGCGTTGCTTCGCTGGGTGTTCAAACTTCCCTGAATAACCAGGCTGTGCGATTTGCTCTTCACCGTGACGCAGCGGAAACCCACATTGTCCTCACACACCACCAGGCGGCCCGACTTGATAAAATCGCCCAACTGCGTGCGAATCTCCTGACGCTGGTTGAAGGTGGCTCCTGTGGATGCAGGCTGCGCTACCAGTATCATTTTGCTGACATCAGCAATATGGTTCGACGGATTTGTAGGATCGGGCTTCACGCGCGAAAGAATACGACGGATGGTTTGAATGAGCTTCACATCGAGACGCACCATGACAATGCCCATTTCACCGCCCGAACAGTAGCCGGAAAGCGTGCCCAACAGGTCGCACATGTCCCAGTCGGAGTAGCTGAAGAAGTTAGCAGCCGCATGCTTCTCGCTGCACTCGTCAATCATTCCTTCCAGCTGCTTGTGGTAGCAGCAGGGCTCAATTATTCTCATAACGCACCTCCTTTCATCTGGCCTTCGGTCACGCTTTCAGTAGGGTCTACTTTCTTGCGCGGAGTGTCTGTAGCTTTTTTCGGTTCTTCTGCCGCTTTTTGGCGGTTTTCCGTGGATTCGGCACGGTTTTCCTCATTTACGGTACTATTTTCGGCCTTTTCGGATTTCTTCTCTGATTTTACTTCCGTTTCTTTCGGTTCCGCTTTATCGGTGGAAGCTGGCTTTGCTTCTGTCTGTACGGATGCAACCGGAGCGTTTACACCGGGAATGGAGATGCCTGCTGCAGTAGCTACTTCTGCCGTTTTCTTAGGCAGGTTTTCTCCCCACTCCATCAGTTCCTCTATACGAAGGCGAAGCTGTTCCTTGTATTCCTCGGTAATCTTCACGTCGCTGCGGTTGATGTATTTCTTGTTTCCCTCCACGCGGGCCTTTCGGCATACTTCCTGCTGGCGTACATCCTTCATGGCCTCTATCTCGGCACGTGTAAAGTCGCCAGGGCGTTTCATGCTGTCGGCTGTGGAAGTTTCCGGCTCGGTGTAGGTACCGTTAAGGGCTGCATCCACATTGGTCCAGAATGCCCGGATTTTCTGCTCCGATGCGATGGCTTTCTGTGCCATGTCGGCACGTGCTTCGTCGCTTACGTTGGGGTTTTCGGCCATTACCTCCAGCGTGCCGCGATACTCTGCCAGTTCCAGGTACATGGCGGAAAGTTCTTTTTCTCCCTTGTCTCGGAGAGATTTCGGCAGCTTATCCTTATAGAGTGCAAATTCTTTCGGTCTGCGTCCGTCCACTTCCTGCTCTTCGTACTGGCGTGCGATCATGTTTCCTTCTTCATCGGGCGCACCATCATCAGGAACAATCGCTTTGTAACGAACGGTTCCTACCGGACCGCGAGTGGCTTTCTTGGCCAGACCGGATTTTTTCCGTACTTCCTGCAGGAACAGGTTCATCTTATTGAGTGCACGGCGGGCTTCATAGCGCTGTACGTCGCGAAGGAAATCCTTTGCCCGCACAATGGCCGACACCAGACGGCATCCTTCGTCGAAATCCTTCACAGGCACCTTCATCCAGCATTCGGCCAGCGCCAGCAGTTCCGGAAAAGTTTCGTCCGTCCATCGTTTCACCCGGTCCAGATAATCTTTCTTTTCTTCCTCGTTCATGGTTCTGTAGTCTTTTAAGTATTCTTTTTCTGTAATCATAACCTTTGTTTTTCAATTACTTTACCCCAAAAGTAGGGAAAACCTATATGTCGTTGAAGGACATAAAAAAGTCCGGCACCGATTAGCAAGTGCCGGACTTTCATCCACTTTTTCGTTTGTTAGAATATGCAAATCAAACGGTTATCCTACATCTTCTGAACTTGCCTCTGATTTCAGCGTCAATGTACCCGACCAGGTAGTCAGGGAGTAGCGGTTCGGGTTGCTGGTCACTGTTACCGCATGACCGCTGTCAGAATCCGGAGTGGTACCGCTATCGTAGTTGTTGTTCACTTCCGTACCAAAAGTAGGATCGTACACTACGTAATAACCTCCTGCAGGGTTTTCCGCAAAGAAAATAGCGTCACCACGGTTCTTCAGGATACGGAGCACATGGGCTGCGTTTTCCACGTCCTTGTCGATGGTAAACATCAGCTGTACGTTATAGCCCTTTGCACCTTCGTTACCAGTTGAAGAAATCTGACCGCTCTGTTTCTTGATACGGAACTTCCACGCTCCCTTACCAGGAGAAAAAGCAAAAGAAGCTTCAGTAAATGCAGCTTTAGATGCTTCATATACAGGCTTTGCCGTAAGGTCTTCCGGATAAGCGACATAAATCTGATTACCGATACCGGCAAACTGTTCATCGCAACCGGCAGCAGCCTGACCAATATCCATTAAGTCACATGATAATTCTGCCATAATTGTCTTATTTTGAAGTTTGTATAATCGTTATCCCAGTCCCGATTTGATAGTCAGAGTTCCGTCCCAGGTAGTCAGGGAGTATCTGTTCGGGTTGCTGGTAACAGTTACTGCATGACCGCTATCAGAATCCGGAGTAGTACCACTGTCGTAGTTGTTGTTAACTTCCGTACCGAAAGTAGGGTCGTACACTACGTAATAACCTCCTGACGGGTTTTCTGCAAAGAAAATAGCGTCACCACGGTTTTTCAGGATGCGGAGCACATGAGCTGCGTTTTCCACGTCCTTGTCTATGGTAAACATCAGCTGTACGTTGTATCCTTTTGCCCCTTCGTTACCAGTTGAAGAAATCTGTCCGCTCTGTTTCTTAATACGGAACTTCCAGGCTCCTTTACTGGCCTTGAAAGTAAATGCTCCTGAAGCAAAAGCCGCTTTTCTCTCATCGTATGTGGGAGGTGCTTTCAAATCTTCCGGATAGGCTACATATATCTGATTACCGATACCGGCAAACTGTTCTTCGCAACCGGCAGCAGCCTGACCAATATCCATTAAGTCGCATGATAATTCTGCCATAATTGTCTGGTTTTAAAAGTTTGTGTTTGTGTTGTGAAGGCTGCCAAACTTGGCAGCCTGTTTTATCTCAGCGGGCGGGTTATTATTCGCCTTCCAGTTCGAAGATGGCCTGAAGGTAGGTCGGGTATCCGTTGTAAACAATGTCACGCGGAGAGATTGTTGCACCGTCGCTCCATGCCTTGAACTTGTATCCAGATTCAGCAGCAGGAGTCAGTTTCACGGTTTCGTCCTTCGTATATACATCCTTTTGCGGAGACAGCGTTACCTTACCCCATTCTTCGTTGTTGGAAGTAACGGTCAGGGTATTCTTCTGGTAGTCACCGTTCAGCTGTTCAATCTGTTCGATAGTACCGTCGCTCACACAGAACTTGGATGGTGCGATGTCCAGAATACGTGCGCCTACGGTAGACTGTACCTGGAAAATCAGCACGTTCAAGTCGTTCGGGTCGTGACTCATCATCACCGAGTTCCAGTCGCTTGCACGGTCAAGACCGAACTGCAGGTTTTCAGGGAGAGTTGCAATCATACGATTACCCTTACCAATAATACCGTCGGTTACAATCTTGATGTTTTCCATTCCCACGAATGAGAATCCTTCACCGCCTGCACTTGTAGTCTGCAATCCGGTAAACTTACGCATGTAGCTGTGGGTAATGAGTCGCTTCTGCTTCGGCGACATGTAAACGATTACTTCCTGAGCGTTACGCAACAGCGGATGCCATCCTTCCACCCATTCTACAAATGCGTCGAAGTATTCTCCATCCTGAGTTTCAGGACCTTCGTTAATCGGGTCGCAAGCCACAAGGTTTCCTTCCTTGGAAGAAATCTTACCCTGATTAATAAGGTTGTTAATGATAGTCCAGTAACCGTTGTACAGACTGAGCGGGTCGTCTTCTCCCAATTCAATGTTACCGAAGAAAAGGTTGCTCAGGTTGTCGCCGGCAAACTGCTTACCAATCTGACGAAGGATAAATTCTGTAACCGGTGCATTGTAGGTTCCGTTTGAACCCAGGATGCTGAACGGCTGTTTTTCGCGGAAGTTCTGAAGGTTTTCGTAGTAACGTGACCAAATCTGGTTCATCACCAGTTTGCTTTCGTCCATGAAACCAAGGGTTGACTTCAGCGTAGAACCTTCCTTGTAACGGCGGGCTTCACCACCCTTACGACGGAAAATGATTTGAGTCTGTGCGTATTCAATATCTTCGATAACCTTGATGCGAAGTTTGTTGAACACTGCCATGTTATCGAGAACCGGGCTTTCGATGATGTCCGGAGCAAGAATGTCTTTTACATGCGATACATTCTCTTCACTGAGTGCGTATAACTTTGTAGCCATATTGTTTGTGTCTGGTTTAGTTTTTGTGTCGTGTTCTTATCTCTTATCGTGCTTTGCTGATTTCAGCATCACGCTTGCGGCGGGCTTCAGCTTTTTCGCCCCAGCTCATGTTTTCACCGCATACGCTCTGCACATGGAACTGTCCGCTTTCCTGACCTCCGTTGTTGTCTTTCGGCGGGTCCTGCGGAGTAGGTTCCAGCTGTGCCGTTTCGCTCAGCTCCTTGATTTCCGCATCCTTCTGTTCGATGCTCTTCTGAGCTTCATTCAGCTTCGCTGTCAGTTCTTCCGATTCCTTCTTATGAGCGTCCTTCAATGAAGAAACCTCTTTTTCGTGTTCCGCTTTCAGGTTGGCCAGTGCTTCCGCATGGTCTTTCTTCATCTGTTCGATGGTTGCGTTAAGCTGTTCTACTTCCGTGAGTTTTGCAGCCAGCGTAGATTCCGTCTGTTTAGCTTTCATGACGAACTCTTCTACATTGTCCGCCATGGTTTCCACCATGTAGAAACCGCCGTTTTCTTCGACTACCAGGGAGTTTACCTTTGCAGCCGACTGAATAAATGGATAGCTTTTTGCCATAGTTGCTTGTTTTTGAGTTTGTGATTCTGTTTTATCTGATGCCGGCTGCTCCACAGAAGCCTGTTCCTGTGTTCCCGGCTGCTTTTCTTCCTTGATTCCTGCCGATTTGCTGTCTTCGCGTGAGGCTCCGGACGAATTTCCTTTCTGACTCTGACTCACTCCGGCCAGCTGCTGCACGCGGTTCACGCAGAACTTGAAGTCGCCCTGACCGTCGACCATGGTACCCACCACATCGCCCGCATCAAAAGTTTTTCCGGTCAGCTGGTCGTCCGTCACTCTGGGACGGCGCTCGCGTACCATCTGCTGGAAATCGACACAAAGCCGGTTCAGCTCTTCCTTGATGCCGTCATAGTTCCCCTCGGCCGCGTCGCGGTACTCCTTGTTCTTATAAGGAGATCCGTCGGCGTAAATCTCGGCGTACCGTTCCTGAGTCACGGTGTTCACATCGCCGTCCTTGTTAGTGAGCATCGCGCACATAGTACCGATACATCCCACCGTGTCGTGCGGATTGGTGAAATACACTTCGTCGCACAGAGCCATCAGCGCATAACCGGCACTGCAGGACATCCCGTCGATGTGACCCACAATCTTCTTTCCTTTTGATCGGGCGTAGTTGAGGGCCATCTCATAGTCGTACTTCGCCATGCTGCTACCGCCCGGGCTGTCCATCTCGATAATAAATCCGATGGTATGCGCATCGTCAGAAGCACGCATGATGATGTCCTTGTGTTCCTTGCTTCCGTAGGAACACAGGTCGCCATTACGAAGAATGGGGCCCTGTACGTCGATAACCGAAATGATGCGGTCGTCTTCTTCCAAATCGTACCAGTAGGTTATGCGGTCGTAATTACCCACGTAGGTTTTCTCCGTAAACCCGTCGCGCGAAGAAAGGAAGTAAGGTCGGTCGGTCCGCTCGTCCGGCTTCTTGTAAGGACGGTGTGAGGCAATGTTGTCAAGAATCGTTCTCCGGTAAGCATGCAGAGACTCGGGGTAAAAGTCCCAGAATCGCGTAGACATGATTTCGTGAAATGCTCTTGTTGCCATTTTCGTTTGATAATTAATTGATTACATCACGAAATTACGCACGCGCGAAGCGGTAATGAAGGACACAAAAGAAAGATTAACCGCGTGAATCACAGATTTATCCGGATGGAAAGCCGGATTTTCTCCGCAAATAAAAACCTGCTAAGAATGAGCATGTTGTAAAACACACGGACTTCGCGCGAAAAAAAGAAATTTGCGGCGGACGCAAAGAAATTGAAGAATGTCACAAATACAATAATGAAGATTTACCTGCAGGACAAAAGAAAAACGCGCACAAAAAGAAAGGCCCAAAGAAAAAATGCCGCCCCACACACGTACGCAGGAACGGCATTCCAACGGAAAGAAAAAAGCAATATATATAATAAGGTGTAGATGTCAGACCACACGCTGTGCGCCGGTCACGTTGCGGATGGTGAGTGTGCACGAAATCACGCCGTCGCCTTCCTCATACTGAAATTCATAACCGTCGCTCACGGCACGCACAAACATTTCACCGTCGCCAAATGTTCTTACAATCAAATGGTTAGTGCTGTTTTTCAGCGTTTCAAGCTGTAAATAGGTTTCTTGCGTCACCCTCTCTACCTCCCAACTCACCGTCACTTCGTAAGAGTCGCCGGCCACGCTGGTTTCCGCGCTCTCCTTCAGGCTCCCCGATTTCGGTTTCATCTGAATGGAAATCTTACGGTCGCCCGACACAGAAAAATCAGGTTTGTCACTTTTCTTCTCAATATTGAACGGGCGGGAAAACGTAACCGCGTCGTCCGGATAAGCTTCAATGCTGCCTATCAACTCGTAATAATTCTCGCTGCAATTCATGATTTATGTGTTGTTTTTGGGGGGTGAAAATGGCGGGGGACAAAGTTACTGACAAATCGCACCAACTATCTTCGTTTCTTTAACTTTTATTTATTACTATTCATGTATAAATTTATGGCGTGTATATACAGATTCTTCCGGTTCTCGACTCAAGCTCTTCTTTTCTCACTTTGATGTCAGACTTCATTCTGGATTTGATTCTCCACCAATATCGCATCATGCTCTCAAATCTTTTCATGTCTATATCGTACAAAACAATGAAATCAGACATGACATCTTCGGAAGTAACATGTTCGCCCATTCTATTTGCCCGGAAAATACAGTCATCATGAAATCTGGCGAAATCATACCAAAACTCACGTTTCAATTCATTCCTTATCTTCTTACTCCCGTTGATATTCAGGTGAAAAAACTTATCCACTTTCACCTCACCGCTAAATTTGCAGACGCTTTCAGGCATTTCCAACTCCAGGTAATCTTCTTTCTCTTTTTCAGTCAACATTTTAAACTGAGCGGTAAATAATGATTTCTGAGGTTTCAAATGAAAGGCTACTTCATTATAGGAAAAATCTGTTATACCCGAAAAATCTGCATCTCTGAACAAGTGAGTCTTCATATATACACCCAGAAGGCTGTTCTGAGGAAACCTGACCGGAGTTCCATACTTTATTTCGAAGTATTTCTTATAATAATCACTCACTTTAAGGAAGCATGAGTGACGCTGCTCATTCATTGAATTTTTTGGCATAGTAGTAAGATAAAGTCTGTAAATCAATTAATCAACAGCAAGTTACGGACGATTCAACACCAATCGGAATTTCATTCAACAAAAAAAGGTTAAGCGACTGGGGCCTTATTTTGCGTGTTTTTCACGATTTTGCAAAGCTGTGCAATTTTCTTGCAAAACACTTCTCAATACTTATTTATTTAATTATCAATTATTTATAGTGTATAATAAATAATAAATAAATAGTTATTGCCGATTGTTCATTGATTTTGAAGTGAAGAAAACGTATTTTTTCGGTAAAGAACAGATTTCAGGCTGTCCGGCTTTTTCTCTTATGTCCATTGCGTAGCTCTCTCTGTTACACGGTGAAGTTGGATATAAAGGAAGTAGAACGAAAGGGGAAAGGCGAGCTTTGTCGTCCCGCGTTCCGCAGGCCGACCTTTCCCTCCTTTCGTTCTTTCAGGTTTCCCTTCGGATTCCTTCCCCATTCGGACGCTCACAGGAAGAAATGATTCGACTGATGTACACCCTTCTCTACCCTACGAAAAATTTTTATTTTAAAGATTTTGTAAACTCGTTTTTCGTGAAAAATCGGCAAAATATCAAAAAGTACAATACTTTTAATTGATTATCAGATAGTTATTCATTGCAAAAATTTCGCCAACGCTTCGCAAGCTTTGCAAAATTGCTTACAAATGATACTTAACTAACTGATTATCAAATTGCAAAATGTTTTGCAAAGGGTGTGTAAAACTTGTAATATTTGATACTGAATTGATTTTCTAAGCGATTTTCTCTTTGTGCCGGAACGATTTTCCCGAAAGTCTCGTGCCTACGCCACTCAAATGGCGTAACTACGCAGCAAAAGTGTCTATTAAGCGCGGCCACAGTGGCGATACTACGCCAGTTTGGAATTTATGTGACGAAATACGGCTTTTGTTGACAGAAAAAGGCGTAAAAGTGCTATTACATACACTTCTACGCCTCCTTAAAAATGAATCAGATTGTGATTAATTATCGTTTTAATTCGACCAGTAGATAAAACTTATTGTACAAGCTTCGTTTATGAAGGACTAAAAATCATCCTTCTTTCGTGTCTCCTTTCTTCTGGTTATATTCTTTGTTTATTGAGTCTTTGAAAAGTTCTGCTTCCTTTTCTTTCATGCGGCGTTTCATTTCTTCGAGTACAGCAGCTTCTACCAACTGCCGGTTTTTCTTGACGATGGAAGCCCGCTCATAATCTTCATCTTTCACAAACTGTTCGATTAGCCTGTTCTGTGCGTCGATGTAAACCGCGTCAATGGTGTGAGAGCTGTATTTTATGTAGTCGTCAATTTTGAGAACGGCGTGCTCCAGGTTGTCTATTTTCTTCTCGTTTCGGGTCATCCATCGCGATATGGACCGGTAAATCAGGAATAGCGCGGTGGAGTTAATGCAAACAAAAACGATGCTGATTATTAAGTCTGCGGTATTCATAATTAAAATTTGTTGTTCCCGTGCATGCGTGGACGGGTGAGGTTATACTTCATTTTTTGTTCGATGTGCCAGAGGAGGTCGAATCCTTTGATTTTGGACATGCAGGATATTTCCTCTAAAATTCCTATAAACAGATATGCAATAGGATATTTGTTTCTATACTTTGAGATAGTCTGTACTACATCATAACACCACTCGGTAAAAGTCTTTTTGCTTCTTTCCTGTATGTATTCTTTCCGATAATTGAAAGAAAATTGTATGTCTGAAAAATTTGTTTTCCTCAATCCTGCCAGGTCAAATATACGAATGCAGACATCGGCCAATTCGTCTTCCACACTGTCTTTTATATACGCTTCAAAATCTTCCTGAAATCTTCTTACTCGGGTTTCTTCGCTAAATGGGATATTGTTTCCTTGCCATTCATTAAACTTTGCCACATCGGACCGTTTACCTTTTCTTTCGGCCTGCACAGCTTCCATCAGCTCGCTAATGACCAGGCAAAGGAAATGCTAGTCGCTCAAATCCTCGTCGTGCCATCCGTGTTCTACGGCGTTCTGGTAGGCTTCATCTCTCAGTTTGTTCAGGTTTATCGCTTCAATTGTTTCCATCTATTACGTCTCCTTTCTTTAGTTTTCTTGCTTCTTTTTCATTTCTATAATACAGCGTGATAACACATGGCCGGCCATTCTTTTCGGCCACAGCCTGCACCTCGTATTTATTGGTTCGTGCCCGGTAAAGTACGCTCACTATTCGTTTGATTGTGGTTGGCATAGGCTATTCTCTCCGTTAATTATTTTAATTGCTTCCTCTAAAGTAATTTTACCAAAAATGTAATCCATTTTTACCTCTTTTAATTTCTCCTCTAATGTCTTTTCGTAGGTTATACATTTATTTTTTTCTATATCTGTTACCTCCCCAGATATTTCTCTGGCTTTATGCAATAAGTAATTCTCCGATTCTAACCGTTGAAGTTCTGTTTCTTTATCGGAAAGGAACTTTTCTTCCACCATCCGGATGGCTGAAATCGCATCCTCCAGGGTGACGTATGCTGTATGGCCTTCGCGCCTGTGCAGCCGGCCTTGGTCATCCGTGAAATCTCCACTGGGGAGAAGGTAAAGATTTTCTCTCTCCCATCTTACCCGGCTTCTGCACCATACTTTCATGCGTCCCTTTAAAAATCGTATTGCGTCCATTTTACTCTTTTTTCTATTAGTTCCAACATACGGTTGATTTTCATCCTTTGGCAGAGCTGCCACCAGTGTAAATCACGTTTTTGCTTCTTTATCTGAAGGTAAACGTCTTTAAGCACTCTTTCATTTACCTTTAAATCGCTGTTCTCTTGCTCTTCTACATTTAACCTTGTTTCTAAATAATGAATGTAGTCGGTTAATGAATTGTGAAAGAACAGGATGTGAGGTACATTTACATATTCATTGTTACCGATGTGTTTATTATATATTTTCTCCCACCTACATTCTTTCCCATTTAAGGAAGTTTTCTCCCTACGTTTATTCATTCTGGTAAGGTCAGAAATCTTCTTTTCCATCCTTCTATATTCTGACAGAGGAATGATTATTTGTTTTTTATCTTCTTCCATAGGCTTTAGTCTTTAGATTTCCAATCATTGCATAAATAATGGCTGTACGCCGTGTCAGAATAGAGCCTGCATTCACCCGAGTCTGAATCTTCCGATGGAAGGTAATGAAGGCACTTGCGGCATTCTCGTTCTTCCTTTTTGTAGCCCTTGCACCCGGGCAGGAAGAAACCTGTATCTTCCCCATTGTATTCATTCCCTACCCTGAACCTGAGAGGACGGACAAACTCGCAAAGCTGACTGTTTGGCTTTTGCTTCTCCCCTTCTTTCAGCGGGCGGAAATGGATGCAGTCGTCGCAGAAATTCACGGTGCGTAGTTTTTCTTCCCTTGCAATGGGTTTCTTCCGGTTGAGCCAGTTGCTTGTGTCGTTTAACGGGCAGGCTCCGCAGTAGTAATCGTCTTTGTAGTAAAGACAATATCCTTCACAGAACACTCCTTTGATTTCTTTCAGTAGACTGGCCTTTATCTTTTCGACGTTCGCATTTGGCATGATTCTATCAGGTATTTGTCTATTTCAAACCGGAGATAAAAGAATACGGTCCATTCCGAATGTTCTATATGCTCGGCGTATTTTACATTCTGGAATCCTTTTATCTTCAGGTATCTTTTGAATATCTTGAATCCAGCTGACATTTCCTTGTATTCTATATTATAGTCATCCGGGCGCCATGGTGCGCACTGACTGAGTAACATCTCCCTATATTCTTTTGGACATTTCTTTATCTCTCTTATGGCTCCTTCCAGCAGTCGTTTTGCCACGATGTTGGTCTTTTTAATGCGAATAGATTTGAAATCTTCTGGTATGAATATCATGGTTCTTCCTCCACTTTTACAAACACTATATCCGTTTTATCTTCTCTGGCAGCATGGTAACAACTGCCAATAAATTCTTGTACAGCTGTACAATATTCCAACCCATTCAAAGCGCATTCTGTACAAGTTCCAATCTTTTCTTGTTTTACTACTTTAAGCTTTACAAGTCCACATTGAAAAACTTCTCCTATTTCAAATTCTTTCTTTGCCATAATTCAATCTATTATTCCTAATTTTGAAAGTAAATATCGAAATCTAAGTGTTGCTACTATCCCTGCTTGCTTTATATACTCGTCTTTTACGGAAAAAAGTTTATCATACAAACTCATGTAATCATCACTTTTATTTAGATCCATGCCGAAAACAAACATGTCCCACGCCTGCATATCCATTTCATTGCTCAGAATAATATCGCAGACTTTTTTATTGTTGCCGTTATTTAAGGCTTTAGCTAATTGTCCTTTTGTTTCCCATTTCATAATAAGTCCTCTATTTCAGGCGTTAAATCTTCAATGTAAGCAAATCTATTTGTCTTTTATATTAAAATGTTCAATAAGTTCCTGGACGGTGGCTTTGTGAGACCACATAGGGCTATTTATGACACATTCATCGTAACCTATAAATTTCATCCAATCCCCTCTCTTTAAGGTTAAAAAGGATTCTGCATCAAAAATGAACCATTGGCCATAATCTGTGTCGTCACGTAACGCTGCTATTGCCAAGAACAGGTTTTCATTGGTTCCGCAGTCAATAAATTTGATTTCATTTTGAAACATCTTGACATATTCGTGAATATATATCACAGCGTTAAATATTGGATTTCCACGAGGAAATTCCATCGCTACCAGCGTAGGAGCTTTCTCCAATAGTAGATTCATTGTCAATGGTATATATCCAAGTTCCTCCAGTTTCTTTCTTAGTTCCGGTGTGTTCTTCCGGATAAAACAAGGTTGTGTAAACATAGTCTATCTATCCTTTATGTTAAAATGTTCGATTAGTTCCTGTACAGTGGCTTTGTGGTATAAGATTGAAATGTCTTTCTCCTCATAAGATCCGGATTCATTTATCCAGGTATAAAATACAAACTTATTATCCACACATTGCAGCCAAACATTTTCATCATTTTCCACGAACCATTGTCCTCTATCCGTATCGTCACGTAAAGCTGCTATTGCCAGGAACAGGTCCTCGTTTGCACCGCAGTCAATACAGTGTGGATGATTGTCCGAGTCTGTAAAATGCCAGGTATCTCCTTCTAAAACGAGGTGATTCCCTTCTATATTGTTCCGGAAAACCATGTACATTGCAGTGTAGCCTAATGCTGCCACATTGAATGCCAATTCTTTTCTCGCATTCCTTATAAAACAAGGTTGTGTAAACATAAGCTGATTCTTATAAGTAGGTTAATGACTCTTTTATTCCGTCATTCAAAGCTTTCTCGAATGTGTCGGTATATCCGTCCATCTGCGATATGAGAGACAGATCCTCCATGTCGTACAGGCGGTAGTACCAGCCGTGTTTGTTGAGGTCGACAACGATGTGGATCTTTCCTTTTGTGCGGACCCATTTTTGCGCGGCGTATAGCGTGGGAGCCAGGTATTCACCCTGGTATCTTGTATATCTTAACAGATGACGGAACTTCCTCACGTGGAACGTTAATACGCTTAGCACCGACCGTCCTGTTTCATCCGTTATGTAACTGGCACGACAGTCTTCTCTATATCCTTTGTCCTGAAGAAGCTTTGCTACTTCAAAAGTGACAAAGTTTTCATTTTTCATATTTCGTTCTGTTGACATGGTGCTATGCTTTTGATGGTTTTAAAAAGTTTCTTGCAAATCCTAAATCCAGTCCTCTATCGTGGTAAAACTTCAATACTGCATCGTAGCTGTGCCGGGTATAGAAACCTATATCGTCAAGAGAATTGATTATTCCCAAAGCTGTGTATCTCCGGTAATCTTCAATCGTGAAGTAAGTGTTTGGAGAGTATTTGGAGCCACCGGAAAACTTAAAGTGAAGGATACCTTCATGCTCCTGTATCTGAACTACAGGCCAACGGTAACTGTCCTTAAATTTAGGAATATCCTTCCATTTAAGTTTTGACTTCCGGCTTTCGTGGATTCTAATTTTATTTTCCAAGACAAGTTATATTAAAATTGTTACCATTTGAACAATAACTGCACATTGATGTGAACGGAGAATAAACCCTTCCGCACTTTGGACATATCCAACCTTGCTGTCCAAATATCCCCGAATTTAATTTTGTTGAATTTTCCTTTTCCTCCCTTGCCATTTCTACAGCTTTTAAGGCAGTTTCTTCCGATACAATGTAACAAAGTTGTCCTCCAGGATAATCTTCACGTCTTTTTGATTTTATGTATTCTTCCGGTGTCATAATTATTGTATGTTAAGTAAAACCCATATTAAGCAGACAAACATAATGAAGGCGACAATCCCTGCACAAATGGCCGGGGTTAGCATTCTCTTCCACAATATATCTGCCTTGTGGCATCGTTCGTTGATATAATTGATTTTTGAAATGTGCTCACCAAACTGAAGCTCCATCATGTGACGTGCCCAGCCAGTAAGCATCTTATCAAATCTTTGTCTGGCTTCTTCTTTGATAGTGAACATCCCTGAAGGGTTTAGCAGGTATGAATGTGTCCTGAACTCAAATTCTTCTGAATCCAGAATGTCACGTCCACCGCTACTTCGTATCTCCATGGAGACTTTAAGCCATGGAATTGCTTTTGTTTCCCACATTTCGAGGGCACGTTTCTCTATTTCTTCTGCGTTGGCGTTGGCCAGCTCTTTCATCTTTTCGTACTCGTCTTTCGGTACGAATACGACTGCTTTCTTATCGTCGATATACATAGTTTATAAATCTTTTTTTAACACATCGCTTATAACTTTGAACAGATCTGTCCATAATGTAATTGGCAGCTCGCTAGTCTGTAGTTTACTCACAAATATCTTACCATCCCTTAGAGTAAAATCTCCTTCAATGTGAAGATGAACTGTTTTCTCTTGTTTTTCTGGTGCAGGAATATTCTCTTTTATATCAGGTAATGCTTTCTTCATAGTCGTATGTTTTTAGAATCCAATTTTACGTCCCCATCCAACAGTGAATTTATAAATAGGGCTGTCCATGCTAAAATACTCGGTTCCAGTAAACAACCATTTGATAGGTTGGATAACAAGTCTGACAAAAACAGCCCATATTATGTAGAATAATATTGTCATTCTGTATAATATATTTGATTTGCTATTCTTCCTATCCCTTGGAGCATACAGAAATGTTCTCCCGCGATTAACAAGTATTCTGTACTGGTCTTCCGTCAATTCAACTCCAAGCTGTGATAATTGTTTTTTTAACTGATGTGGGTATAATTCATCAAGATATTCTGTTTTCATGAGTCCCTAGTTTTAGATTATTCTTTATTTTCCTGGCTTTCTTCGATAAACTCTCCGACAGTATATTGCCTGTCAAAATCCACATATCCTCCAACATAGGGAGAAGCATGAGTGGGAAAGACTCTAATTAGTTCAAACATAGGCTATGTACTTCGATTTATGGTTTTATTCAACTATCAAATGATTATGAATTTCCATAATTTTCAGAATCCGAACTTCACATCTCATAATCCCTAAATCTTTTGCTATGGCTCCTTTTGCAGCCTGATGAAGGGTTGAATGATCCGTCTGTTCTTCTTCTGTACGGACCGGAAGAAGGTATTCTTCACGGAATCTAACCGGAGGTGTCTTGGCTTCAAAAACCACGGAAAAGTTTTTCTTTAATAGCATCAGTCATTCTTTTTTTCAAACTTACCATTCTTACATCCCTGATTATATCCAACTTCATCTCCGGAATAATCACAATAATGAATTATTAAGGATTCCCCTGGAGAAACTGGTTCAAGTTTCGTTCTAATATGCTTACAGTAGCAACACATTGGACATCTGCTTCCTTCCAGTAATTCCTTTATCTCTGAGCAGGCATTCCCTAACGTGATTAATTCTTGTAGTGTTAGCATGGTCACTCTCCTTTAAACTTCTTATCCAGCATGATTTGCAATGCTTCATCGCCGCGTCCCATCTTATTCATCATTTCACCTACCTGCTTATCGAAATCGCTGCTTTGCAGGATTACAAGGGCTATCATGGCGAGTGCCTGTATCTGGCTTGACTGAATGGCTGTTACTTCTATTACTTTTTCAAGCATACCGGCATCCGAGAATCCTCTTTCTTTCATCGAAAGAAGACCTTTTGCATTTTTCGTGCTGGACTCTATTGTCTGAAGTATGTATTTCAATACTCCTCTTTTATCTTTCAATAAATCTGCAATATCCATAAGCTTATCAAATTAGTATAGGTTTATCTGCCTTCTCCTGTTCCACTTCCTTTGCAAGTTCAGTACCGATAATCTCTCCACAAATTGGGCATTTCACATTTTCATGACCTGTAAAGAAGTTAGTTCTAATATCTTCATGTCCGTATCTAAGTAGAGACTTACATTTAGGACACTTGACTTCCCATTCTTTTATTTCACCTTCTCTTACGACTTTCATGGCTTATATCTTTCAATTATAATTATTAGCTTTTCGGTATTTTCATAAAACACATCCAGATAGTCGTACCGTTATTCTTCGTAGTATGCCCAAACAAAGGTTTGTAATCCGTAATAGCATTGATTACTTCCTTTACTTTTATCTGGTCCTGATTCCACTTGAAGATAAGTACACCGTAATCATCCAGCACTCGCATACATTCATGTATGGAGTCATTAATAAAGCTTTTCCAGTCTTTTGGAAGTTTCCCATACTTTTTGGCCAACCAACTGTTTTCACCGGCTCTTACCAAATGTGGAGGGTCAAACACAACCAACTTAAATGTATTATCAGCAAATGAAAGGTTTGTGCAATCCTCAATTTTATCAGGTTTCACAGAAATTTTCCGCCCATCACAAAGTGTGTCTTCAAAATCGCGTATGTCAGTAAATAAAGCAAGCGGATTCTCTTTGTCGAACCAGAACATTCGGCTTCCACAACATACATCAAGTATTGGTTTATTTTGCTTTTCCATCCTTCTTCAATTTCTTCACTTCCTTAAACATCAGCAATGATTCTTCCATGATTATAGGAACTTCCATTATTGCCACTCCTCCTTTCCTAACCTCTTACTCTCCTCTTTCAAAGCCTGAATCTTCGCAAAAAGTCCGTTTGTTTTAGTTTTCTTTTCTTTGGAAGTAATTTTCTTGTACGCCATACCGATGGCAATCATTGAAATACCCGTTTTTATCTGCTGGATGTCGCCATCCATGGTTTCTAAATCTTGAAGCGTATCTTCATTGATAACCACATTGTCGAGCTCATTCATAGCTTCTTCAGCGTCCTTCATACTGATTCCTGAAACAAGCATCACAGCTTTGATAAAATCCTTTTCTACTTCAAAAGTGATACTCACTTTTTCATTCTGATTGTTTCCCATATCTCCCACTATTTTAAATTCCTTCATAAATCGGCATCGGAACAGAAGTGTCCACAAACAAATGCCCTACAAACGAACCGTTGAAAAGTATAAAAGTCCCTATATACATCATGTAAGGCTCAAGGTTTATCTCTTCACCGGTCATTACCATACGGAACTTTACTCCCCGCTTTGGCTTTGATTCATCTTCCAGTGCCCAGATATATACTTTCTCGTTTACCACATCAAGTTTCAGCAGCTTACTTCCCTCGTAAAGCGGAAGCGTAAACTCTGACGCTGCCGGGATTTCATGTTTTAAAATTCTTGCCATATTCTTTTCTTTTTAAGGTTATTAATCATCTTCAAAGCGCTTCTTTTCCTCCCACTCTTCGTCGGTTTCCGGGCAGGAAAGTATCTCCTTGGAGTCTTTGGGTTCCTCACCCAACTTGTAGAAAAAGCACACACGGGTAAATTTACGGGTGCGTTCCTCACGACGGATCGTGTCGTTCATAAACTCCTGCTCCCAGGCGTAGTGACGGGGATATTTGGAGCCTTTGTCCGAGCGGTAGACGATGGAAGGGTTCATGGTGTACTGCATATTGAAGCAGTAAGCCTGCATCTTCTCTATCATTTCGTTCTTCACGGATTTCACGCTCTGCAATGTCACCGCGTCGCCCCGGTGTTCCAGGTAGCTGATGGCCATTTCACTGATAGATACCGGACGGCACCAGTGCCACTGGTTCGCAAAGAAATGGTTGGCCCAGTCAATGAATACCTGGTCCTTGATGGCGGAGTAAAGGATTCGCATCTGTCCGTCCTGCGACATGGGCGGTATCAGGCTTTCCTGCAGGCCGAGGTAGAACTGACAGCTTTGCAGCATCATGTACACCGCTTCGTCACGTTCTTCTTCGGTGGCTTCCAGAAAGATGTCTTTCCCGAACTTAGTCTGCGGCGTGCGTTTCTTGAACTGGCCGGCGTAGTCCTCGTCGTGGTAGTAATCGCTCTGCATGGCCAGGAAGATACGGCGCGAGGTGCTTCCTTCGGTCATGTCGAACGGCATCTTGTTCATGGTAATGAATATCTTCGGGGTTGCCTCGCGCGGCAGTGTCATTTCATCGTGATACAGGGTCTTTACCGTAATGTTGTCCGTAATGTTGTAGAACTCGCTTCCCATCATGTCGGGGCGAAGGTCGTCTATCAGACACATGCTGTCTACGGTATAATGGAACTTGTCGAAGTTCTTGGCCATATTCTCTTTCTTCTTCAAGGTCTGACCGGGGATGTAGCACACCTTCCGCACCAGTTCGAAGAAAGAACGGAAGAAACTTTTTCCGGTACCTCCGCTGTTCTTTCCTTCGTCGGCCACGGTGTAATCCGTCACGACTCCCATCTTCTGCATGGTGCCTGTACGATAGCGCGAAAGCATGTAGCCCATGAGCGCTACCTTGCAAATGAAGTGCATGTCCTGTCGCTGCTTTTCCAGCTCGGTAAGCGGATAGCCTTCGGCTTCCTTTCGCCAGTGTATGCGGCTGGTGTCATACAGCCACTGCACGCAGACAGGCATCTGGTCAATGTCTTTCGGCATTCTCAGCAGGAAACGGTACAGACGCTGGTAGGCGATGAACTCTGCATCCTCACGGCGGCGCTCGTTCTCGTTCATCCATTTGTCGGCCATGCGCTGCCTGTTCAGCTCCTTACGTGCGGCATATTCCGGATTCTCCTCGATGGTAAACAGCGGGGACTTGAGCGGATGGTAATCGGCGTCAATAATCGCCTTCCGGTTGACATGGAAAGGAAGGTCCACGTAGTCTACCGGCTCGATGCTGTCGGCCGTCACCTTCACGGCGCAGTTGCGGAAGAAGAAATAATCGAAATCCTTTCCCCACGACATGAAGTTCAGGCCTACTTTCTTAATGCCGGACATGGTGTCGCGTCCGATTTTCTTCTGGGTACTGATGGCGTTGCTCAGTTCCTCGGAGTAATACTGTGAGTTGTATATCAGGAAGTCTTTCATGATTTCCTTCGCTTCGCTCAGTGCCTGGCTCTCTTCCACCACATCGACAATGTTGTTGCTGATGTGCACAAACTTGGTGGTATCCGCTTCGTCGGTGTATTTGTAGAATCCGTTGGCCGAAAGGAACTGGGCCATATTGTCGAAGTTCAGGGTGTATTTTCGTACCACTACCTTACTTTCGTCTTCCTGCTTTTTGGCCTGGTACTGCACATCCCAGAAGCGCATCCGTCGGGCGGTCTTGAGCAGGTCGTCAAAGTAGCGGTTTACGTTGGTGTGCATGAGCTTTTCATTGCGGCGCATCACTGCCGGGTAGAAGTTGAAGAACTCTTCGGCATCCTTGCACGTTTTCCCGCTGCGGGGATTGTACTGGGTGGAGAGGTCTTCGGGCAAATAGAGCACTTTCAGTTCCACGTGTTTCAGGGCCAGCCGGTTCATGGCGCGTATGCCGGTGCGGTCGATGTCATACAGCACAAACACTTCCATGGAGATGTCCAGCAGGCGACGGATGGTTTTCGACGAAATCTCCACACTCTCGGAGTGGGGAAACACCACATGAGCGTCGCTATGAAAGTACACATTGATGGCATCGCGCGGGCCGGAGCAGATTACAATCCGGCGAAACACGTCGGTAAAAGCACGGGTACGCCGTCCCTGCTCGTCCACCCGGGTTTTCTCTATATTGATAATGGGATGCCCTTCCTTGTCGGAGGTTTCCGCACGTCCGGTCTGCAGGGCACGCATCACGTCTGCATCGCCGTAGATTTCCTTGTGGAATCCTTCCGGACGGCTTCCTCCCTGGTACCACCAGGTAAACTTGTAGTTGGGCTGGCGGCGGCCGTCCGAATCGGTCGTCTCGCGGAAATAAGGCTCATATTTTCGTGCCCACCAGCCGTTCTCGTCTTCGTAGCGGAAAAGGAATACCGGATAAGAAGGCGTAGACTTCACTTCGTAGCTGGTCAGTACGCCGTCAGCATCGGCCTTCTCGGGTGTGACATAGCTTTCCAGCGGATAGAGGTTGAACATGGTGCGGAGCTGGGTGCTGTCGAAGGGAGCGGGTGTGTTTCCCCGGTAGAAATCGGGATTGAACGAACAGCGCAACAGGTTGTTTCCGTCGGCATCGGTCACGGCTGTCTGCTCGGGGCCTTCGCTTGTGTTTTTCCCGGCGCGGAACACGGGGAGCACCTGGCAGCCCAGCGCACGGAGCTCGGCGGGTGTAAACTCGCCCTTACGGATGCGGAAATCCACTTCCGGCTGCGGGGCGGTCTTGCGTGCCCGGTGGAGGAATCCGTTCTTGTAATCTCCTTCAATAATCAGGTTGAAGTCTTTGGCCAGCCGGTTCACCGCATTCGGAAAGTCGTGTTTCTCTCCTGCGCGTTCCAGAAGACGCTGCTGCAGCATGATGGCTCCTACCCCTTTGCTACGGTTCTGCTCGCCGCATACGAAGCAATTGAAGGCGGCATAGCGTTCTCCCTTTGGCGGGAACTTGCTCACACAGAAACTTCCGTTCTTCTCGTCGTGAAACGGGCAGCGGTAGAATACGCTGCGTGCAGTCTGCGATGCGGGAAGGTATCCGTTGTTGCGCATCACGTCGGGAAGCGGGAGCGCATTGAGTTTATCAACTGTCTTGTCAGAAATCATTTCAGGGAATTTTAAAAGAGGAATGTCACCTCGTAGTTCATGCTTTCCATTTTTGCTTGTATCATTTCTTTCAGGCTATCTGGCAGGCACATCATAGGGTCTGGCTCATGCAGGTAAATCGTATTTTCCTGCACGCTTCCTGTGGAAGAATATCCGTCGTACACCAGCTCGTTCATAAGCTTCTGCATGCACGACTTCGACAGGTTGCTGCAAGCTATGCTCACGCTACCTTCGGGATAGCCTATCGCTATTTCCGTGTAACGCACATGGAAACGCTGTTCATATACCGCTCTGCTTCGTTTCATACCAGCCGCTTTCCTTTTAGCGTTAACATAAGCTCAGGACGTGTAGCCACACCCAACTTCGCAAAAATACGTTTCCGCATGTTGTCTATATTGGAATAGCTGCATCCCATTTCGTCGGCAATCTCTTCGTAGGTGAGCGAAGTATTTACCAGCATGTTCGCCACAGCAGCCTGAGTGGGAGTCAGTCCGCACTCGTACACCGGATTGCAGCACACCTCCTTTTTATCCTTGAAGGCGGGATTGAATCCGTTGAACGGACAGTTATATCGCATAGGGCAGTGCGTGTTCTCGGTATTGAAGTCTTCCGGACCTTCATGGTCGGGAATATCGTCCTCGCGTCCGAAACAACAGTTCAGGCTTACCAGCGCAAGCTCTGACAGATAGCGGCTGCGAAGGTTCCGTATGGTCTTATAAGAACGTCCAAGTCGCATCTGCAGAAGCTGGTCGGCTGCCACCAGGTGTGAGGGATAGTTTTTCTTCATCTCGTCGAGGTATTCCTCTACGAAGTCAATTCCCGTCTTTCCGTCGTTCTTTACCGTGATTTCCTCTCCGTCTTCAAAAACAATTCTTGAGAATCCGTCCTGAATGCGTGTGTGCGCTTCCCATTGTCTTTCCAGCATGTATCCCATCACATTTCCTCCATTTGTTTCTTGTACTCCTTATAAATAGATTCCAGCCCGCGAAGCTCTACTTCCATGAAATCGAAGTTACGGAAATGCGCACGCAGCGCATGTTCGCCCATACCTCGTTCTTTCATGAACTCGATAAATTCTCCCTTCTTTCTCACACCGGAAAAGAAGTCTTTCAGTTCCCCTTCGTAGTCAGGATCAAAATCTCTCAGGCATTTTTCCACGCCTTCCGCCTCCCACCGGCGCACGCGGTTCAACCTGATCTTCTGGTACGCCGTGCTCATGCTCATTCCGTAATGTTCCACCAGGTAGCGGCTAAATCCCAGCCGCATGGGGCTCAACTTTTTTTCGGATAATGCTTCAATGATGCTCATTTTCATACTTCTGATATATATTGTCGTTTCTCGCTTTTGCGGTTTCGGTCGTTTTTTGTTATTTTTACCCTACAAAGTAACAATTTTAATTTGACAATCGCATTATAATTGTTACGGAAATAACAATTTTAAACTGATTTTTTATGTACTATTTCAATTCTTTCCTGTTCAATAATCTTCCCAAGCTCTTCGGTCTGAGCGAAAAAGGCGTGTCGGAGAAGGTGTACGGAAAATCATACATGTATAAAAGAAAGGTTGATAATCAAGACAATATACTCGTGCATGACATCGTAATGGTGTGCAACACATTCCACATAAGCCTGTCAAACTTCATTATGTCGGCTCCTCCTGAAAATTTACTCGGTAATCGCTTCAAATATGTCATACCGGATGAAGATTTTAAAGAGGTGAGATTCATACCCGAAAACTTGCGCTGGCTCTACGGTCCGCAGGGACTTACCAAAATTCCTTCGCTTGCTGAATTTTCGCGTCAGAGCGGAATATCAGTCACCAGTATCGTAAGGTGGCAGAATCCGAAGATAGGAGGGTGTACGGTTAACTGGCTTATCGGAATATGCAACCGTTTCGGAATCGACATAGACGTGTTCATGGAAGACGAGAATGAGAAGCTTGAAAAGTACGCGGCCACCGAGACGGAAATATCGCCGCGCGTGTGGCAGGAAATTTCGGAACTCAAAGAGGCTATAAGGCAATACCGGCAGGAACGAATATCACTTCTGGATGAAAACCGCAAGCTGAAAGCAAGAATCAAGGAAACGGAGCTTGTGGCAGAAGAAAGCACCGAATATACCTACGCAGACAGGAAAGTCAGGGAATGGAAGGCTAACTGGGGACTGCTGGAGAACTTTCATATCGTCGTGGGAGTGTCCAGACGAAAAGTGATTCAGGATGCCGGCATGCAGAATTTCAGCGAACTGTTCATCGAAGGAAACATGCTGATTACCTCGCTGGTGAAACTTTGCAACAAATACCATATCAGCACAAGACACATATTCTATCGGGATAACGGCATTGTTCCGGAAGTAAATGTGTACGACTATTACCGGTCGGACAACTGGAAGACGGTAGTTTTCCATCCGGAATATGTGAATGATTTTTTCGGGAAGGAGAGCGTGACGGGTATAAACCGCTCGGAACTGCTTGAACGTATGAATATTAGCGAATGGAAACTTCGTGCATGGCGAAAAGAAAACAGCACCATGCGAATAAAAGACATGCTGGAGATATGCAACCGGTTGGAAGTAACACCTTACTATCTTATTTCGGATCAGAATCGCATGGATATTTCATTTGGTGTAACCAGTGCGGAAATCCTGCTGGAAGAGAACCGTATGCTCCGCCAGCAGGTTATCCGGTTGAAAGAAAAACTACAGAAGAAAAACGGAGAAGGATTCCTTCCGTTAGACGAATGAGTTCATAGTACTTCCTGAGAATCCATACCGCACACTGAAATTCACGGAAATAAGACCTGGTTTAGCGCGGTCATAAAGTTTGTTCGTCTCTTCTGGTATGATGGCGACGGGTATGTATGTGCCGTTATCGTACATCCATGCCTTTCGCGTCACCACAAATTCCGTGAGCCACCATTCGGCCCACTCTCTGTTTACAAATCCGCTGCTCATGGAAAAAGTTCCTGAAGGCGTCTGTGCATAGCTGGCAGTGCGCGTGGTAGCACGGTAGGAAATGTCAGCAGGAAGCGTGTAAAGCTCACTCTGTATGTCATACTCCAGCGAATCGCGCGTAAAAGCGACTACACTTTCCATCAAACCGAACCCGTTCAGGAATATGAAGTGGCGCATGAGCGGGTTTGTCTTTACCGCATAGCGCTTCTTCCCGGTTTCAAATCCGGTGTTCACTGTAAGCTCACCTTCCTTCAACGATGATGTGATTATTTGCAATGAATCCGGGACCAGCGCACCACGTGTGTATTCGGAATATTCTTTCGATTCTTCTCCCTGCACCACGCTGTAGGTAATGGTGTCCGATCGGGTACTTACTGCAGGAATACACAGTATCCATCCCAATGGGACAATATCTCCCTCCGGTTTACGGCTCAAGATGCGTCCCTCACCTAAAATCTCTGTGGTATCTACATTGGATGTGGTAAGGCGTTCAAACTCCGTGAGCCTTCCGGGTATGGCATTGTACTGCTCGGAAGTGGTTTCACCTTCTTCTATCTCTACCATACCGTCAATATATGACTCCTTGTAGGTAATGGTGTATCGTGCAGCGTATATCATCTGTGAAAGGGTCTGCGTGCCGTTCACATCAAACGTCATCTTTCGTGACAGCGTAGTTTTTATGGTTTCTCCAATATTGAAAACGGCTATCCCGTCAGATCCTACCTCGAATGAGTAACTTTCTGAATAAGGAAACTCTTCAGATCCGGCAAATGCGGTGGCATTGACCGTAATCTTTATGCGGAGAAACGTTTTTCCGCTCAGCGTGGTTTTTGCCTTAACCACTATGGGGTCGCCTGCAAATGCTATCTGTGGCGGCTGCTGTAATACCTGTATTGCCATGTTTTATTTTTTCCTTAAATGGTATATAGTTCGATTGTCACCTCCGTAATCCCGCTACGGTCAATGCTGTAGGATAACTTGTTAATGAATCCCACATAGTTACCTATCTGGTAGCGCTTGAGCATATCCAGTCCTGCAATCTGCGATATGGTCATTCTTACTGTCAGTATCACGGTCTTCCGGTTGTAAAGGAAGTAAAGATATTCCGAAAGGAATTTTGACACCAGCCCACGGTCCTGGTATGCCTGAGAAGCGGGATACTTGTCTTTCCCGGCCACCAGCTTGAGCGAGAATCGTCCGGACTGGTCTACTCCACCCTGCTCCGTGCCGTTGTAATCAAAGAACCGTCCAAAGTTATCGCAGCTGTCGGCTGTAAAAGCACTGTTGGCTACCGTATGTACCCACGAGTCGTTTCCTTCACCGTCGTAATTAGGACTATAGTCTATGCCAGATTTGCTACCAGGACCGCGCATGATTCCAAGACAAAATCCGGCATCGTAAGTACGCATGGGTGATTCTTCTGCTGATTCTTTGTCATAATTTTCATCGGAAAGATAGCTCAGCGTTATCTCATGCTTGTATCTCATCATGTGAGAAGGTGCTACGCCCAATATCCCGGGAATAAGACTGAAACTTGCATTCCTTTCCGACAGAAGTTCCTGATCGGCAAATACAGCCAGAATCTGCTGACCTTCTTTACCAGACATAGCCTCTGAAACTACTGTCTGACCGTTTACATCATTTATCATCACCGGAGCAAAGTTGATAGATATTTCATCTTCCTCTTCTTCCGTCGATGTGCCTCCGATTAAATAATCACGAAATCCGCCAACCTCAAACAAAGAAGGATTTCCTCCAGTATTCTCGTCCACTTTTATACGATAGGAGTTCCCTGTAAGTTTATCCTGATAGCATGTGGTGTCATTGGATGCTTGTCCCTGCTGAAGAATCTCCATGTAATTATTCTTCTCCTTCACATTGGAATAATCATCATAATTGAATGCAGTATCATCTTCCTGGCCGTATGTAAGGCGTATGGTCTTTTCTTTTGATTTTTTCAACTGCATCCCCACTATTTCCACATCAAGAATGGATGTTTCATCCGATTTCAGAATGTCTTTTATATATATGACATCCATCGTATTTTTTGCACTGTCGTACAAGAACCGAATACCAAAAGCATTTTGCAGGTCTTCAATCAAATCTTCCATTTCTACATCCGGGAAATTCTGATTGGTAGCAAAAACATTCACCGCGCTATAAGAAAAGTTCTGGGTAAGAAATGTCGCAATTGTTCTGTATGAATTAGCACTTGGAATTACATTATACTTTAAGTCATAATGAAGAGAAAATGATGAACCCATAAAATTATTCATCATAATATCTGTCCATGATACAGAAAATGAATCTCCCTTTTCTTCCGTATGACACTGCGTGCTGAAAAATGCCAGACGGCACATGTCTTCCATTGTGGACAAATCGTTCTTTTGTACGCCGATATTCAGATATTTGAAGAAACAATCAAGAAGATACATTACGTAGAAGCATACACCGCTGTACGGTCTTCTGGGTTCCAATATATTATAGCTTCCTGCATCGTTTGGTGTACATACCCTTACATTGCAATATGGCTTTATAGGATAAGGGTCCGATTCGTTGCTCTCGGTGTAATTCATCACTCCATCGTTAAGGTATATGGTTATAAATAAATTATCATCCGTATTGGAATATTGTGTGGAAGCTGATTTTACCCTATATCCAAGTTTTATCTCCCTGTCGAGCGGAATGTCTCTTGCATTTATTCCCTCTATACGGTCCATAAAATCACTGTTACCGGAAATGAATGTGACCGGAAGTGTATCTTCGAACTCCACTTCATCGTCCGTTTCTATCACACCACGGTATATCATCACGCCGTCCACCCAAAGCTCTGCGGGCATACGGTCAATGTCCTTCAGGTTAATGTCTCCCCACGGATCGGCTATGTTCTTGAAAATTTCGCGGTTTGGTTCCAGCGGAATTTCGAAAGGGAACGAGAATGTTCCCTGGTCATTGAAAAGCGGGTTCGACTGCTCCAGTGTAATGGAAAAATCTTCCGACAGCTTTACCCACTGGCCGTTAATCTTTATCTGTAGTCCTTTCATCGTGTCATTATTTTATCAGTCCGCGTTTAGTCATAAAATTGCTGGCTTTGTTCAACTGGTTTACCGCACCCTTGCTCCCGTATGGGTCTACAGTGGCGCTAATCGGCTTGCTCAAACGATCGTTCAGTGTGGAAAGCGCTTCGGCCACACTCCCGAGCATTTGTGTCATCTGCTCGTTCTGCATGGTCATATCCGCAGCTCCGGATGCTACCTGTGTAATCTGCGCCGGCATAGAAGGATAGTTCCCGCTGGCAAATGTAGGCATGGCGGCCGATTTAAGCTGCCCGTGCCGCGCAATGGTGAGGATGCTGTCGTAGATGTGGGGATAGTTCAGAATAAGTTTCTGTGTGGTATCGCCGTCCACAATCATTTCAGGCTTCTTTTCAGAGAAAATACCGAAATGCGCACCTCCGCCGTACACTCCCGTTTTAAGCTCCTTCTGGTAGCGTGCGTTGTATATCTGTCCGTCGTTTCCCAGTACCGGATAGTCACCCTCTGCGTAGGTAAGCATTCCGGCTGCTACACGGCCCTTGCTGCTGCTTACTCCGGTGGCAGCCGCCACTTCCTGCTTGGATTTGTTGAGCTTACCCATGGCCAGTCCCATCAGTGCGGAAAGTGCAGCGCTGATAACCGCAATCAGCGGAATACCCCACCAGCCTAGTTCTCCGATTGTTTTTGCTGATCCCCTCGCAATACCAGAAGTTACATCTCCTGCAGTCTTTGCCCCTTCTACTGTCATATCCGTAATGGCCTGTGACCCATGAATAGCTGTAACAGTAGCACTTGTAGCCGCTTCCTGTGCTACTTCCTGGGCTCCAAGAGTCTTCTTCATCAACAACTCGGTTATTTTTTGCATAATCAAGTCTTTGGTGAGTTTCATCGCTGTTTGGAGCAACATTTTTGCAGCTTGCTTACGGTCGTCCACTTCGGCAAATGCAGCTTCTCCCATCTGCTCACTGAAATCAACCACGGCATCCGTGTAGTTTTTCAATGTGCCCAACTTGCTTTCTGTTATTTCCAGTTCCTTGGAAGATTGCTCCTCCCTTGCGGCTATGTAGTTGTCGTAAGCCTCCTTTTGCGCCATGAGGAAAGATTCTTCTGCCTGCTGTTGCGTAGCGCCGGAAGCAATGGCCTGCTGTATCAGTTCTTTCTTACGGCTTTCAAACTCCTCATAATACTGCGCTGCCGCTTCCAATTTTATTCGCAGCGCTTCCAGTTCGGCATTGTCCGTGTCGGAAGTACCAAGGAAGGAACTTTGTGTGGATGCCAGTCCAAGATTACCTGCAGCACCCATAAGTTCAGTTCGTTCGTCCGTACCTTTTATACGGTCTTCCCAAAGTTTCTGGTTTCCGCTGGTTTCCCACTGCACGTCTATCATTTCCTTGATGTCCTTTGCATACTTCTCGGCAGCGGCCTTGGAGTCCTGGTAGAAGTCACGCAGCTTTTTCAGCATAAGCGACATCTGTTCGGGGCTCATGCTTTCGGCCCATATTTTATCTATTCCTAACAATCGTCCTCGGAGCTGTATCTCATTCATATTGTAAGCATCTTCCGACAGAGAAACAAGGGCATTAATTCTTTCCTTGACCGCACTCTCGTCAATCACTCCGCTAAATCCCAGACTCATACGGAACTCTTTCTCCGCATCGGTATTCAGCAGACGAAGTTTGTCGAGCGACTCCTCAAACTGGTTGACAAGGCTTTCAAACGGGTTGTATTTAAGCAGCTCCTTCTCGATAGTCTGACGGTATTTCACTGCCATGTTCTGTACTTCGAGCAGGTCTTTTTCAAGATTCTTACGTAACCCGTCGGTCTGACGTTCGCCCAGTTTCTTAATCAATGCAGCAGTAGATTCCAGGTTCTTACCTTCCATTCCGTATAAATTCTGATTGAAGGTGTTCTCCTCGCCCAACAGCTTTTTACGAAGCTCCACACGTGCCAGCAGATGTTCTTCTTCGGTCGCGTCAATCTGGCGGTTCATCTCCTCAGTAGTTATCTGTTCATCGAGATATGCCTGACGGATAGCCTGCTGACGGCGGAGGAAGTAAGCTTCGAGTGCAGACATAGCCGCACTGATTTCATCATTCATTTCCTTCTGCTCACCACGTGTGCCTGACTTACGTACTTTGAGCCAGTTACCGCTTGTGTCGCGTCCCCATTTCTCAGCCAGCACCTTGGCCACATCCTGCTCCATCTTTTTCAGTGCCTCGTATTCTTCCTTGGCCGACTTGAATCCACGGGCAGCGAAGGTGTCTGCATAGTCCTTGTCCTCATTAATGCTCTTCATCATGGCCTCCAGCTTTTTGTAGGTAGCGACCAGCTTGTCTACTCCGGCTGTTTCCAGCGATACTCCCTGTCCCCATACAGACTCCAGTCCGATGGCCTTAATACGTTTTCCCACCTGATCTATGTTGTACTGATATACACCTAACAGGCGGTTCTTCTCTTTCAGTTCCTTCAGTTCTGAATCGGTAAGATTCTCTCCCTTCCTACGCTTATCGTTCAATTCTTCCAGTCTGGATTCCTCGAGCTTATTCAGCATTATCCCTTTTTCTTTCCTTTCATTCAGCCTTTCAAGCTCTGCAGTTTCAAGCTCAGTCAATTTCTTTCCTTTCTCACGTTTTGCATTCAAATATTCAACATCTGAACGCAGACGTTGCACGTAGGTAGTCGCCTGCTGCAAATAGGTATTCAGTTCCGGTATGTCTGAAGAAGAAAGAATGCCCTGGTTGGACTTACGGAGGTCTTGCAGCATAAGCTCTTCGGTCTTGCTCTCGGCAGCACGCTGCGTACTTTCAAGGAAAGTCTGAGTCTGTCCTGCTTCCTTCCGGATGTTTTTCAGGATGTTCATCAGTTTTAAAGCGTCGGAACTGAATGGGAGCTGCTTTATGTTCTTGTCATATTTCTCCATAAAGCCATCCAGCGCGTCGTACAGATTACCTCCTTCTTCCACTACCTTATTCATCCCGTCCATGATACGGGCCATGGCATCGCCGGCATTCGTCTCTCCGACGTTTTTCATTTTGTTCAGCGAAGCAATAATCTTCGACTGAAGTTCCTGAATCTGGTCGGTGTATTTGTCGGCAATGTTTTCCATCATCTTGTCGCGCATCTTCAGCGCAAGCGTTTCACGAAGACGGGCATTAATCAGGCTGTAAATGTATTCCTGCTTCTCAGCATAGTTGTTTTCAGTGACCATAAATCCAAGGTATGCCCCATACTTGTCATTCAGCTGCTTAATCAGTGCCGCACGCTCTCCGTTCGATACATTTGCCTTGTCAATCGCATATTTCAGATTGGAAAGTTCAAATGTTTCCTTCTGTATGGCTGCTTCAAATTCCGACTGTGCCTTTGTTGCCTCGTCTACTGATTTCTTGAAATAAGTAATGGCAGATGTAAGCGCAGTAAATCCTAATACAACCCATCCTAATGGATTTGACATCATAGCCTTTGAAAGCCACTGCCAGGCTATTTTGAATATATTCACAGATGCTGTTCCTGCTTTTACCATTTTCGTAAACAGCACAATGTTTGCACTTGCTTTCTGCACAGCAGAAGACGTGGCTATCATTACTCCTACCAAAGCCTGAACTGTTACTGCCATCAGTCGGATAGACTTTTCTCCGCGTTCAAACCGGTTGGGAATGCTCGAAATATAGCGAAGCACATCCGTAAGCCATTCCACAAATCCGCTATTGATAAACGATTCCTTGATGGCGTTACCCATACGCTGCATGATGGCCATGGCGTTTTCATTCTTGATGTTGTATTCATCCGTCACGCTGGTAGCTTCCTTAAACGCACGTGAAGAAGTAAACACCTGTGCCTTCAGTTCGTCTACGCCGGAAGAAAGGGTAACGAGCACCTGCTTGATACGCTCCCCATCGCTACCGAGGTCTTTCATGATCGGAGCCAGCACATCCAGTCCGCCCATAGCATTCATTTTCTCGAATACCGCGATTACGGCCTGAATGGTTTTACCCTGTTCAATCAGGTTTTTCAAGTAATCATCGCTCAGACCCACAGCCTGCGCCACCTCGGTGGTGTTACTGGTAAGTGTAGAGATAAAGGTGTTCAAAGCCGTACCACCCATTTCGGCGTGCTGACCAAGCGCGTCGAGTGTGCCGGCCAGCGCAATCAGATCGGACATGGAAAGTCCTGCCGCTTCTCCGATAGCTCCGATACGGTTTACTACATCGACAATCGGACCGGCAGAAGCACGGCTGGTCTGGGATATTTCGTTGATAGCAGAACCGGTGGCGAGCAAGGCTTTTTCCACTCCGAGCTTCTGTGTCTCACCCAGAATGGCATTTACCTTCATCAGCTGACGTACCGCTTCAGCACCTCCCAAATCTTCTCCCAATGCTACGAGCAACTGATTACCTGCCTTCACGAATCCCAACACATCTTCTTTGGCAGAAATACCTAACTTACCGGCTTCGTATGCCAGGTCGTGAAGTTCCTGCTGTGCGGTACGGGTGTCGATACTGTCAATTTCACGGCTCAACTCGGCTACTGACTCAGTGGAAAGCCCGGTGGTCTTCTCGATGTCGGCCAGACTGTCACTCAGCTGCAAGTTAGCCTGATACAACTCCTTGATACGTCCTACCACCTCATTGAATCCGGCATATACCAGCACATAACTTGTCAAACGCTTGATGGTAGCTACAATCTGGTTATCGTGTTCCTGCCAGCTTCGCTTCACTTCATTAATCTGCTCGTTTACCCGACGCAGGTCCATTGATTTTTCTACATACTTCTCTGCGTCACGTTCGGTTTCCGAAAGTTCTTCCTGAAGCTGTGCCGCGGCCTTTTGTAGATTTTCAAGAGAAGCCGTTTTCAGAGAAAGAAGGACTTTATCAAGTTCCTTTGCGCTTAACACAGAATTTTTCTGTTTTTTCTCAATCGTGCTCAGCGCATCTTCAATTTTTTTCAAGCCTTTTGTATTGCTTACTTCAAGCTTCTTTTTATACTCTTCTAGCGATTTTTTCAGCTTCTCAAGGTCTTCGTAGGTTCCGTCGAACGTACCTTGACCAACCGTTTCAGCTTTATCAAGCGCATCTTTCAGTGAAGTAAATTCGGCAGATGATTGTTTCAGTTTCTCGTTAAGTGAATTGATGGCCGACTCTACCTCCTTTACTCCCTCTGTGTCGCTTGTCTTTAGCTGCTGCTTGTATTGTTCAAGCAACTTGATGGCTTCTTTTGTCTGTGATATTGTGCCATCGAATGTGCCGGTCTGTACTTTCCCTAGTGTGGTTTGAGCACGCTGTGAGACACGACGTGTCTCTTCCGCTTCAACCTGAGCAAGCTGTTCACGGTATTTCTGAATTTCCTGTGTATTAAGTTCTGTGGATTTAATAAGGTCTTGCAATCGTTCCTTTGCCTTTCCCAGAGATTTGTCGCTCACATTGCCAATATCTCCGATGATGTCAGAAAATTCTACGATGTTCCCTTTACGACGCTGGATTTCATCGGCAATCTGCTTGATATATTCACGAACTGTCTGTAGCGTTTCAGCATTTTTAGGATTTATACCAAGGAGCATCTGGTTTAACCCCTTACGAGCCTCTCCTAGATTTCTCAAGGTCTGACCTGATATGTCATTTAGGTACTTGTTGACCGTGTTGACATTTCTCTGATTTTCCCTGATTAGTTTAGTCAGTCTCTCAAGCTGTTTTACTTTTTCATTATAAATTTTCTTGTTGTCATCGTATAGCGTGGTATTAGTAGTCGCATTCATCTGTTCTTGCGCATTTTCCACTTCTTTACGCAACTTTTTCCATTCATCACGCATCTTGTCAACCTGCTTCTGCGCCTGTTCCGCCCCTCCGATAAGCACGTCGATTCTAGCCAGTCTGGTACCTAAACTATTTGCCATGTCTTTGTGTTTGTTTTCCTCAAAGTTAGGCACCCGAAATGTGGAAATGAAGGACAAAAAAACGGTTTCCGTTAGTTCAACGGACACCGTTTTAAAACTATTCGCCAGCAACCTCTAAAGTGGTTTGCGGCAAACCTCTCGAGCGATATGCAGCAAACCACTTGAGAGGTTTTCTGCATTTGTTTTGATAGCCCTACAGGCTATTGTGGAGGGGGTGCTATTTTTTAATTTAAACTGGTAAAATAAAGGATAATTCCCCTCTATATATTGCAATTTTAATTTACATCACGTTCAAAATAGTTTTATTTTTTCATTTTACCTCCGGAAATCAGCACTTTTAAAATTTTCATTTCATAATCATATTTTTATTTTATGCTTATAGTTACATTTGCTTGAAATAAAAATATGATTTTCATGAAAAAAAATGTATTAATAAAAAGATTTGGTATAACATTGCTTATACTAATTATTATTCCTGAATCCATTTTTTCCAGGAATTTAAGCGACATTGAAGTTACGTCCTTATTCCTGGAATTTATTTTTGGTATTCTTTGCATCATCCTTTTCTTCAAAATATGGAGTATGACAAATGATGTCAGCCAAATCAAGAATTTGATTGAAAAATCTCTTTCCAAAAAAGAACAGGAAGAGAATGAAGAAAATCTTTTTGACGGGAAAGAAATTGATTCCGACGAAAAAAAAATGAGGAATGAAAACCCATCTGAAATTGGCGAATGGTCAGAAAACATCAGTTGGAAAGAAAAGAAAAATGCAGCTCCTATTATTGAGTTTCTAAAGAAAGACCAAATAATTATATCTCAGAACGGAGAAATGATGATTTGTGATGAAAAAGAACTTTCTTCAATAAAAGGAGAGTATAAAGTTGTCTTTCGTAAAATTAAATAATTTATTTACAGAAATACTATATTCTGATTTATGATAAGACAAATTCTATTTTTATTATTCCTATGTTGTTTTATTTCGGCGCATTCACAGATAAAATCCCAAATAGGTGTATATAAGGCTTATTTTTTTAAAGAGGGACAAGATTTGTCAAAGCCTTTGGAATCATTAGACTATAGCATGATCAAAAAAGGGAAAGAAGTAGAAATTATAAGCGTAGACACATCTGATGTTTATCATTCAATTGTCAGATACAAAGGGAAAAATGGGATTATACATAATTCTGTCCTTTCTGATAGAAGAATTCTTATCCCATTATTTACAAATCTACGGGAAGAATATCTTGATGATATTGCAAACGGAATACTAAAAGAGGGTATGAATGAATCTGAAGTAGGATTCATCATCGGAATACAGCCTAAGATTCAACAGAAAGGAGAAAATATTGTAAGATGGTATTATCCGAATCTTATTGACAAAGCTCCAGATTTTCTTTTTTATAAAGGTAAATTGTGTAGTGCGGAAATGTACCGTAAAGTTGTATTCAGATATTATACAACATTCAACTTTTCCCTAAAGTCCGTTGAACTTAACGGTGAAAAAAAATCCGTATCCAAAAACAATAATAACGAATATGAAGATGAATACATAAAAATTAACTGGGAAATATTACAAAGTTCTTTGTCTTTTAATATTCTAAACAAAACTAATAGATCTCTCAAAATTTTGTGGAATAATATGTCTTTTACAGATGTTTCAAATAATTCCAGAAGAGTAGTAAGCGGTGAGACAAGAGTAATCCATGCGAATCTTGAAATACCTTCTTCCGTTATATCAAAAGGAAGTAGTTTATCTGATATTGCTGTTCCATATCCTAGAAAAAGTTTTATTGTAAACTACTATAACTGCCCGCAAGAACTGGAAGACATGGGAAAGCCGGAAATAGGAAAAGAAATTAGAATACTTTTCCCAATTGAATACGATGGGAACGTAAAAGAATACATATTCACATTCCATGTCAATGAAATTACATTGTCAAGAGAATCTTCTTTATAAACATTGATATTTACAATTAAAAAACAATGCAGCCGGGGAAAAACGACAAAACCCGGCTGCATTTTCATTCATATAGGGTGGAAAGACAAACTACATCATCTTTTTCTCATAATTATATCGCCCACCACATTTGCCAGCACATTAGAGCCAAATCCTCTTATCCCGTCAAGTTGAGCTACCATCCGGATAAGGAGATCCAGCTTTTCTTCTATGCGGCTGTTACATGGCTGCCGGCTCTCCGTACATGCGCTTCTTGAAGTAACGGCGCACCTGAAAGTTCTTGTCCTTGTCTTTCAGGTAGGACACAGCTTTCTTGTAGCATGAAAGGGCCATCTTTTCGTTCGGCACTTCGGCAGGTGTCTTGTATCCCATGTCTTCAGCGATGCTGTATGCCATGTCGCTGTAAATCATGTTGGCTGTGACACAAAGTGCATACGAGTTGTACGAAGGTTTTTCTTCGGGAACTCCTCCGAGTTGTTTCACGGCAGACACGAAAGTGTCATGCCCCCAGTGGAATCCTTTCAACCCATCTTCGTTGACCATGGTTTTACCGATATTCACGGCCTCTGTTTCCGACAAAAAATTATCCCAGCACATTGCTTCGAGGTGGCTCAACCAGCTCATTGCCATTTCCGGGTGCATCTTTGCGATTTCCTTGAAATAATAGGTAGCAGCTTCGCCGAATATTTTCATATTCTTCACGTCCTTGCTGTCCTTCATCTTATCATACAGCTCCTCGTAACGGGAGATCATTTGTTCTCTATCCATATCTCGATATTTTTAAATTAGTTTCTTCAAAACTTCCCGCCCTCGCGGACGGGAAGCCACTCAAACATTTTTCCTTTTCCTTCGCTTTTTTACGGGTTCATCGGCAGATGCCAGACTGAAAGCGCTAAACGCGGCTGCCTGAACTTCGTTAAGCGGGAAAGGTAGCAGTAATCGTGACCGGGACTGCAATCAGTGCGCCGCAAGCAGAGCAACCGCAACCGTTCTCATTGTAAGAGAATACCTGCGGAACTAAAGCTGTAGCTACCACACTGGTAGGGGCTGTATTTGCCGCACCGATGAAGGTTACTGTAAACTGTTCGGTCCACTGAATAGTCTTTGCTGCACATCCGTTTTTCGGAGTGTAGGTCAGAGTTACAGCTGCGTTGATAAGCGCAATGTTCTGCGTGTTGTTGTTTGTGACGCTTGCTACACTGAATACGACGGTAGCAGTAGGTTGAACGCCGTTGTTCACGCAATAAGCCTGACGCAGTTTCTTAGTGATGTTTACCGTCAGTGGCTGAGCGGTAGCTGTCGGAACTCCAGACAAAGTAATTGACTGAATCATAGTTGTGTTGTGTTTGTGTTATATATCTTTTACAGGACACCAGGCCGCCTGTATTCGGCACTTATTTCTCTTCTTTTTCTCGTGTTTCATTCTTTGGTGCAGGCTGCGGTTGTGGGTGCGACGGCTGTGCGGGCTGCTGCGGAACCTTCACCACATATTCCTCGGGTTTCTGATACGGAAGGTTGCAGTCCAGGTATTTCTTCAGTTCCACCAGGTCATCGCGGTCGAAAGTGAAGAATCCGTCGATTATGGAAAGCTTTCCCTGCTGGATGGCAGAGTCAACATATCCGTGAGCCAGTTCCGGGATCATGTCGTCCGGAATGCGGGATACAAATCGTTCAAGGAACGGACGGATCATTTTTGTCCCTCCTAAAGATGCCAGCGAATTGATTTCATTGGAAATCTGCCATCCGGGGCCTGCGAGTCCGATTGACTTGAATAACTTCTCCACCGGAAGCATACCGGCAGAAATACCGTTGAGCGTATTGCCCATCATAACCGGAATGACCGGCTCACCCCATTTCAGGATGACAGCGGTCAGAATCTGTGCGTTTGTCATTGTGCTGCGTGTTTGAGTTGTTTGTGTAGAGTATGAAAATCATAAGGGAAAGGGGAAGGCCGATGCCCTCCCCCGGATTTCAGCAGTTGATTACTGAGCAGACGGACATCCGCAGCATCCATCCTGACATACGTTGCTTGACGGAATGTATGTCTTAGTGATAGCCTGCAAAGCGGCGATGCTGTTCTGCATACACTGCAGAGCAGCGGTGTTGGTACCGTTGTAAACGGCCTGCTGCATGTTGACAGCGGTCTGAGCGTCCTTGTTGGAGCGAACTTCCACTGAAAGTTCCTTGATCTGACCCTGCAAGTCCTTATAGGCTTCCACGATCTTCTGGTCAGTGTACTTGTCAGCCTTCAGCAAAGCGATTTCTGAATCCTTTGCGTTCAGTTGTTCCACCATGTTCAACTCATAACGGCTTACGGGCATGTTGTCTGAGCATACGCCTTCTGCGTTCCATCCCCAGCCATTACGGCCCAGAATGTTACCACCGTTGATTCCCAAAAATGATGCGATACCAGCTGCTGCACCCACAGTGTTGAAATTACCTTGTCCCTGGCCGGTTACGTTGTAACTCTGGCCATCCATACCTTTGATTGTCATACTGTTTTGTGTTTGTGTTGTGTCGTGAACTATTTCCCGACATGACAAAGGTACGGACGAAGCATTACTCTGGGAATGAGTTATTTCCTAACCTCTTCCTGATTCTTTCGCAACTTATTCTGAATATTTTCTGTGTGCTGAGACGCTGGTCGAAATTGGTATGAATCTGGTTGACGGCACGCTCCGTCTTTCCGATTCGTGCAGCGATATACGACGGATTCAATCCGCTCTGAAAAAGGAAATGCACCAGCAGATAGCGTGCATCTACCGTTTCTGTGTCCTTCCTTCCGGAAAGGATCTGTGCAGACGGTATTTCCGTTTCCTCCGATACCATGCGGAGGATGGTGTTAAAAATCTCACTCTTACTCATCGTTTCTTTGTTTATCGGGCACGTCTGCCCTGTGTTTTTCTCTTGTGTTTAAAGAAACAACCTGCCGCTACCATTGCAGCAGGTTGTAATTAAGCGTAACGCCCAGAAACGGTTCTGTCTTCCCTGAAAGCCCTATCCCGTATCCGGCGCTCAGTCCTATCCCCCACCTCTTTTTTTTCGGTGCCGGTGCATTTACCACCCCCGTCTGTGTGCGTCGGTAAAACTCTGCCGACACCAGTTGCGGGCGATACCCTGAAATGACTATCCGGTAGTCGTCCGTGCGGTATTCCTTCTCTGTGAGAGGAATAATCACGTCCACGCTGTCTGTTCCTGTAGAAAGCGAATCAGAAACAACCGTAACCGTATCCGCTATGCTGTCCGGGATGGAAGCTGTCCCGGAAGGTTTCTGCGGACGATATACCGGAAGGCGTGCGGTGTCTGTTCCTGCAGGACGTTCTGACACGGGAGGAGCAACTGCCGTGTCGCGTATCGTATCTACCCTGACGGGAAGCCATACGGTATCACCCTGCCCAGACTGCGGCGACGCGCATCCACGGAAGAAAAGCGAAAAGAGGAGCGCGGCCGACAGCAAGCCTACCAGTATCCACGGAAGCTGTTTCATACGCCCAGGTATTTACAGATTCCCTGCACATGCAGCGTGACAATCTTCTGGCGGCCTTCATCCGACAGAAGGAAGTCCACATCTTCGCGATTGTCCTGGAAAAGGTTTTCCGTCAGCACGGCCGGACATGCAGTGTGTTTCAGAATATAGAAACCGCTTTCCTTGTCGCTGTCGCCGTCGGCGGTGTCCTTTCGAAGCTTCATGCCTTTCAGCACCTGCTCCGCACTCTGATACAGACATTCGGCCAGTTTGTCGGCCCTGGTCTGACCTACGCTGGTCCATGCCTCCCATCCGCGTGCGGTCATCCACTGCGTGCCGCTTCCGGCAGCGTTGCAATGGACTGATACCAGGATGCAGTCTTTCACCCGGTTGGCGCGTGCGCACCGTTCCTGAAGCGAAATGTCTTCCTCTTCCGGAACGAGCAGCTGCGCGTCGAGCCCTTTCTTCTTCAGCGCATCCACCACGCGGCGTGCAATGTCGCGTGCATAGGCATATTCGCGCAACCGTCCGTCGGGCGACTGCTTCCCTTTGGTGTCTGCACCATGACCGTTATCAATCCAGATTCTCATGTCGTGTTTAGTTTAGTTTTTGTGTTGTGACTGTGGTTATGCAGAAGCCAGAACTCCGGCCTTTTCAAGCTCGTCAATCAGCTTGTTCAGTACGGTATGTGCATCATCCTGTCCGGTTGCATCAGTCACGTGTGCACCCTGTTTTACCAAACCTGGTGTTCCTGATGTGGCATTTGTATAAGTTGTATCGGTCCAGTTTACTGTTACATAGGCTTTCCCGCTGCCATCTACTCTTACAGCATAATTCTTGCTGCTTTCAGAATAGCCGGTCTGGATTCCTCCCAAAGCAGAGTCGCTGGCTTTCGGGAGCACATAGCTTTCACCACCTCCTCCACCGCCGGCTGCTGCGGTATCCTTGATGACCAATGCCTTTACTTTTTTCACCTCCACATCGCTCAGAAGCCTTACCTTCATGCCGGCAGGTACATTGATTTCAATTACTGAATTTGTGAAATTCACCGTATCCATTGCGACGGGTTCCATGGTGTCAATAAACTGGTAGATTGAAAGCCTTCCGCTTTTCACACCCTGAATCTGCACCATTGTACGTCCTTCGGAAGTATATTCGGCCACATATCCTTCCGCTGCCTTCTTAAAACTGATTTCGTCCATTGTTTGTGTTGTGTTTTTGGTTTGTAACTCTATTTATAGGGATTCTCCCGGTATTCCGGAAGAATGAACTGTATGTTCACCGCTGCATCGTGCAGCACCTTGTGGGCTTGTTCCTCACTTACCTCCATTTCGTCGGTAAACTCGCAGAAGATGTTTCCTACCCAGTCGGAAGCGCTGTTCAGCCTCTTTATGACCACGGCGCGACAGCCATTGGTTATAAACAGGGATTTGGCCATCTTGTCCTTCACTTGAGAGTCTATATCCGTATAGCAGAGAAAAAGGTTTTCTGCCAGACCTCTGCTGAATACTGCCATTTCGCTCATAGGGAGCCGCTGCACGTTGTCCTTCATGCCCGACACCCCCTTGCGTTTCACTTCGAAATAGATGGAAAGGAAGGCTGAGTTACCCAGCGGGTGCGGCTGTACGATGTACACCCTGTCGGCCTTTGTCTCGTAGAGCACCTTCCACAGTTCGCCGAATACCTTTGCCGTGTTCTCGCTTCGCTTGAAGCTAAGACGTTCGGTTTCCTGCTTGTACCGTTCCAACTTCATATCGTTCATCTTGTCACGATACTTCTGCGTCATTTTGTTGTACTGAGTAAAAATCAAGGTACCCACAGAAACTACAGCTGCGCTTATGGCCGTCACCATTTCTGCGTCCATTCCGTGCCTCCTTCCGATTTCCCGTTATTCCATTTCAGGCGTATTTTTTTCAAAAAGAGCGGCAATAGCTTTTACCACATCGTAGAAACCGCATCCGCTAAGTCCGGCAGCCAGTCCGTAAATAAGCGTTCCCCACCATTGGTATCCTTCGAGCAGAGGAGTAAGCTGAAGCGCCCATGCCAGCACGCACGCCACCATACCTACCGCCACGCTCACACCGATTTTTGCGAACTTGCTTTCTGAAATGGCAGGAATGACTTTCAGGATCTGTGTCACGATAGCCGAGATAAGTGCTACGATTCCGGTAAACGTGCCCAGGTCGATTACGAATCCGGCAGTAGAAGGTTCAGAGGTTACAGCTCCCTGTGCGAAAACGGTCACTGCAGAGATCAGCATTGCAAACATTAAAATCATCTTTTTCATTTTGTCGTCGTTTTTAGTTAAACATTTGGTTTTAGTTGCAATACAAAGTTACGAAGAGCACATTGGAGAATGAAGGACAAAAAAAACGACGGTTTCTCGGCAGACAAAAACAAAAAAGGAGGCAATCGCTTGTCTCCTTTCTGTGTTGATAAAACTCTCATCGAAGAAGGGAATCCCTGTTTTCCCTATCACGCTGCTAAATTACAAAAAATATTTATATCCGAATAAAACGGGTATGTTTTTTTGACAATTGAATGCTTATTTACACTTTAAAACAATAAAAAGAAGGACGGATGTGCAACACTTTGCTCCGCCCTTCAAGCCAATTTTAAATACATGTAAATGTATTCCATTACAAACATAATACTTTTTATTGCCAATCTCAAATATTTTCCCTATTTTAGGGGAGCCAATTTTAAAAATACATGTTATGTTAACCTCTGCCAGTACAAAGCAAAGGTGTCAGGAATTTTCTGACTTCCTTCGAAGTTCCGCGTCCGGTTTTGAGCTGGATTTGTCGGGCTGCTCATTGATTGAATGTATTGAACAAATGATCCGCGTGAAGAATCGTCTTTCTGAAGGATACGGAAAACATTTCTCATGTCTTCTTTTCAACCTGAACTACATCCAGAAACTTTTTGGATGTACAATTTCCCCTTCACAGGTAAATGAACTTTTCTGGACTTATTTTATTTCCTTCCTTACGAAAGAAAGAAAGCTTTCCCTCTCTACCGTAAAAACCGTGTGCAGCCAGCTAAAGACCTCTGTGGAATGGTCGGCAAGACACAGGGCCCGCATATCAGACACCTACGATATGCTGAAAATTCCAAGCTACTGCCATGAGCAGATTGCGCTTACCGCCGATGAGATAAGCCACATATATCATTTTGACGTAAGCTCCATTTCAAGGAGAAAGCAATATGTTTCTCACATGCAGCGTGTAAAGGATATGTTTGTGCTTAGCTGCAATCTCGGACAGCGTTTTTCGGATATGGTAAGGATAGAAAGGAAATGTTTTGACAGAAACATTTTCAGACAGATTCAGAAGAAGACCGGAATGATGGCATACGTAGACATAGAGAAAATGTCAATAGACAGGAATACCACTTACCGCATTCTTGAAAAATATGATTATTCAGCCCCGGTAAAGACCGACATATCATGTTATGACAAATACCTGAAACAACTGTTACGACACATAGGCGGAGAGTTCTGTGAGGAGATTAAGAGGGAGACAAAGGTAAACGGACTGATTGAAACGGCATTCTTCCCGAAATGGAAGCTTGTATCCTCACACACAAGCAGACGCTCGTTTATCACTATAAACGTGATGCGCGGATTCAGACCTCTCGAAATAATGCGTGCTTCAGGTCATAAGAGCTATACCAGCTTTGAAAAATATCTATGTTATTTCGATGATTGAAAAAGAATGAGAGACTGTATATAAAATGCAGTCTCTCATTCTTTTCACGTGTGGGAACTTACTTAAAAAGATACCTTATCCATCCGAAATAGCCGTCATTCTCCAGGTAATTGTCATCATACTGGTTTTCGTAAGCTTCCTTTTCAAAACTGATCCGGTTGTATGCCTCTCTGCCAAAAAACATGAGCTTTACGAGATATTCCAGCACATAAAGTGCGTAAAACATGAGGAAGGAAATGCAGAACCACCAGGAAGATATTCCGGAAAAAAGTACCAGTGCCCAGATGATTACTCCGCTGGCTATCATGCACTCCACCCATTGACGTGCGTGGGTGCATTCATGATTCCTGATTCTCTGTGGCATCTCCTCCTTATTCTTGTATTTCGTACAGACCCATGCGGCCAGCGTAATGGTGTCGTAATCACCCCAGAGGAATGTGCGTGCTATCCAGTTGTCATATAAAATCTTTTTCATCTATGAATACTGTTTTTTTATAATGCAATCTGAAATCATGATTTTATATTTATAATTAAAATGCTGCAAGGAATTTTTATGCGTTCCTCGATAACGCATCTTACGTGGATGGTTAAATCCACTGCGGCCTTCTTACAACCGTACCTTGCAGCATATTCAGAACTTACCGAGTTATTCTACAAAGAATATTTTACAAGTGGGACTAAATATCCTTGCAACTCTTGTATATATATATTCGTTAAATATGCCTCTCCCATTGCACCTCCATTTTTTTCGCTTGAATGTGGATGTATCCCATCAGGATGGTAATAATCAAATACGGAAATATTTCCATTAGAGTCTTTTATATGAGCAGTTCTAGTATATCCCATCTCCTGTATATAATTAGCGGTATTAGGAACAATTTTTCTAAAAGTAAAATTGGTCTTTTCCCACATTTTTATTAGCGGGAATCCATAATAGTGAGCTATATATTCTTGTATTGCACATACTTGTTTGCCATAATACCCAATACTTTTTGTATTACCCGGATACCCAACTTCATTATCAGATTCATTTTCATGGTAGCCTGCTATGATAATTCTAACATTTGGGTTTGTCTCAAGTATTTTGTCATATAAAAAGTTAAATGCACCAACAAATGTATTTCTATCTCTACTTTGCATATCAATAGTTTCATCTTGAATTTGCTGATATTCTTTAACAATCTGCTCTCTATCATTCCATCCGTGGTCAAATACTATAATATTACATTTAGCAATGGTGCCATCTAAATAAGGAATTATAAATTTATCATATCCACAATTTAATGCTCTTTCTTTTCTCTCTTCATCCCATCCTGCTATTGCTTCTCCAAATAAACTTTCTTTTTCTTCTTTGGTTTGACTTAAAGAAAAGCATTTATAATCGTCAGTTTCAATAGTTGGGACGTCAGTCCTATATTGAATAAATGAAGCCCCAAGAGCATTATTATACACCTTAACATCTAATGCCTTAGAAAGAATTGTAGGATAACCTCCTGTTTTAGAAGAACCCATAGGAATAGATGTTCCTAGCCATAAAACTTCTTGTGTAACAGCAATATCTTTAAAACTGCTTATCCTATTCCAATTAGACTTTACTTCAGTTTTATCATCTAATGTACATTTTACAAATGCTTCTCGTATTATATTGTATGGGAAAAAAGTGTTAAACTTATTACCATCAACATAAACCTTTATTCCCTGTACATCATACACCCCATCTGCAAGAGTATCTCCTTGATATATTGAAGCTGCTGCTATCGTGTCATACTGTTGTTCGCTTACAATATTTTTCACAAAAAATATTTGCCAAAATTTTGATGTATTACGAACTAGTCTTATAGCTTCTACTTCACTTGCCTTACAAACTCCATTAAGGTATATTTCTTTTAATATAGAATTAATAAAATAGGAATTAGTAGGCATAGCATAATTATACAATAATGCTTTAAGTTCTGTATTAAAGTTTATATCAGTTACTTTTTTTGTCAATGTGACATTATAAGTAGAACCATTTTGAGGTAGTTTATCCCAATCTTTTATAAAATATATTACTCCTACATTTTCTCCAACATACATCCCAGCAGGTGTACTTCCATCTTCTACGATACTTTTTGCATCATAATTAACACTTCCATCTTGATTTTGCAAGAAAATCTGTTTAAATTTTTCACCATTATTAAAATGTATTCTTTTAATAAGAGTATAATCTATATTATCAGGAAGTATTAATTCTGATATAACTGCATTGACGATAGGATTCGATGATACTCCTGTATATAGAGCTGGATTTTCTATTAAATACGGTTTTAGTTGTGGATTCAAACTTGGGTATAATGCTGCTATTGTAGGGAAGTTAAATATATTATTTGCAAATTCCTTATTAAAAGTGACATCAAATGTATAAGAACCATCTACATAATTTCTCAATCCCTCATAGTTCAATACAATTTTCCCTATTTTAACTTCTTCTTCTGAAATATCAGAATTTGTAAGATTTAAAACTTTTGGCGGTATTTCCGAATTGTAATATCCAACACTCCCTATAAGAATATCGTCATTATATAAAAATATTTGTATTGTTTGCTTATCATTAAGTACATTTAAACGTACTTTATTCACATCTTGTTTTTCATACAAAAATATTTCTGGAATTATTGTATTTACTACATCATTGTCTGTAGAATATTTACTTTCGGATAAGTAATTTTTGATTTTCGGATTTGCATTTATATTAAAATTATCTTCTCCAATATTATAAGTTGCGTTATATTCTACTTTTTCTAACATTTCCCAATTTTCTATGAAATATAAAATATCAGTATTTTTACCTTTATATATTCCATTAGGGATTGTCCCATCCTCTGTTAATGATATAGCATCTATATCATTACCTTCATTATCCTTCAAAAAGACCTGTTTGAATTGAGCCCCATTAACTAATCTTATAGATGAAACACTATTAATGTTAGGAACTGTTTTCTGACAATATAATTCTTTTATTATTGCTCTTATTTCTAGCTCAGTAAGTTTGTTATCAAGGTTCCCGCTTCCATCACTCATTCCGACACAAGCAGACGAGGTGACAGGATATATTTTCTCACCCGTGGTAGGGTCTTTCAGTTGTGCTTTTTGTGCTGCCATTGTTCTATCGTATTTTAAATGTTCATTTCGTTTGTTTCTCCTGCGTTCTCATAGATCGGCATTCCACTCAGTGCTTCCTCATATTTTTTCAGGTTTTCTATAAGCTTGTTCCCTTCTTCCGCTGTAGATGATGCGGACGATGCTGCCTGTCGGGCTTCTGACGCAGCCAATGACGCGGAAGAAGCCGCGCTTTGGGCCTGCTGTGCTTTCTCGTTTGCATTTGCTGACGAGGTTTCTGCCTGCCGGGCAGCAGAGAGAGCTTGTGCGGCGGACTGCTCGGCAGGCTGTTTCATCCAGTTAAGGAAATCCTGCTCTGTCCCTTCATTGCCATTGTCAAGCCAAACCTGATAGGCGGACTTACCTGTTACTCCCATCTGGATGTTGGAAGTGGAAAGAATTATTTCCTGCTCCAGTTTTACGTCTGATCCGGTTTGTTCGTCAGATTCCTGACAACTTCTTTCTACCAGTGAAAAAGCATTACAGCAGTCTGTTACCGTCTGACCATCTTTATCTTTGTTAACCCATGCTTCTAACCTATATACTCCTGTTTCTTTCTGTACATCACGATTTACAGGAATAAGCAGCTCGTCACCTTCTGCTGTAAAACCCATCTGTTTCCTTCTTTCTGAAGGATACACAAGTATCACAGTAACAGGTAGCGAGTGTAAATCTGTTCTTTCTCCGTTTACGGTTAGTGCCCACCTTACGGAAAATTCTTTCCCTATTCTTATTTTCTGCATGGTCATATAGTCACTTCATCGGTTTCACCTATATTTTCGTGAAGAAACACGCCTGCAAGTGCTTGCGAGAACTGTTCTTCTGTTCCGGAAAATCCTTTTTCCTTCGCATATTCGTAGGCCGACTTCCCAGCATCTCCCTTATCACCTTTAAGAATTGTACCAAGAAGAAGCTCCACACAGCCAGCACCTTTCTCCCCTATCGTGGTTAGAGGACTCTGAAATGTAATTCTTACTTTCATGCTATAGGTCTTTTATGCGGTTATCTACTACTTCTATCTGTTCCTGCTTGGCTATTCGAACCACTTCGCCGACGATAAGCTTTACTTCGATTATGGCAGACACACTCAGTTTCTTTGTCTGATCAGAGGAGAATGTAAACTTTACCTGACTCCCTTCTATCTGCATATTCTCCTTTGAAAGAAGCACCTGATAATCGTCGTGCCGGTTGCGCAAAAGCATCTTGATTTCTGTCTGAGAGAAATCAGTTACAAGGCTCCCGTCGTCATCGGTAAATACCATTGTTCCTTCAAGGGTTTGTCCTGCGTATATCTTCATGATGGGTATTTCTTTTATTACAAATTTATCGTATCATTCACTGGTAATGAAGGACAAAAAGTCTACACGGTTACTTCGTCTACCTGCCCAAGAGAATCGTATGCCACTACCTCTGACAGAACTGCAGAAGGATTGCCAACTGACGTTCCGGTGCTTGTCCAAACATTGCTTTTAACCTTGTAAAGTGTGGCTGGAAGCGTAGTACCTACAAGTGCCATCTGCCCCTCATAAGCAGGAGGATATTTTGTATTTAATTCAGATTCAGAATCGCACAAAGGGATTTTTATCATAGTCTGCGACTTTGCTTTTTCCACTGCCTGATTCAGACTAGCAAAGTTCCCGTTTATCACGGATACGGCTTCTCCCCAGTTCGTGTCTGATTTTATTTGCGATGTTGCCATGATAATTATGTATTGTGTTATACCTGATACTTCTTATATATTATTCCATTACAAACAAGCCATTCCCAAGTCTTACCTAAAGAGTCTGTAGTTCGGAATGAATCTGTAATTCCCTTCATTACTTCTCCATTTTCATCTCTAAAAGCAATTCCATCTGTTCCAAATTCAGCCTGCATATCCCCATAAAAAAACTTTATTCCTGTTACGCCTATTCTTGCATCCATACCAAAATCAGGAGCACTTAAAAGAATAACAGGCCCAGAATCTTTTATGTCATCATAAGGCCGTATAACAGCAATCATTCTATCTTTAGAATCATAAATTCTAAACTCAGCAAAATCTCTGTCAAGTTTTAATGTATATCCATCTGCTGTAATCTGGAAATTAGAGTTTTGATACAGATTCCCTTCCTTGTCCCAATACAAGCTTCCGTTAGCTAAAGAACCGGAACCGTCTTTATTAAGAAGTATTTTCCCGTCCGCTATCCTTACAGCTCCTCCAAACTCTCCGTCGTATGCGTATATAGTACCACGGAATATACCTCCCAACGCATAGATGTACCCACGAAGGAATACGTTACCTCCGTGCGTGGCTACAAATTTTGCCATGTCTTTCCATTCCTCGTCGGTGGGCTGCTCACCATTCAGCATTTTTGTTACGGTACGCATGGCCTGCTCGAAGGTACCACCTGCCCAGAATGCCACATCGGTGTCCTCATTGTAGATTCCGCTCACACCGGCATTCACTTTTTCCATTACTCCGTCTACCCACTTACCAAGCTGAATCATAGAGGTAAGATTAAGCCCACCCAACACCTGAGTTTCACCTTTTAGCACATCCTGTAAATACCAGAGGTTCTTAAACCCGTCGGCCACTGGGTCTGTATCGTCGCGTGAAGGGCACCAGTCGGTTGCTATCGTACCTCTTTCAAGCTTGATTTCGCAAATCGTAGCAGAAGGGCCATTTGCTGAGAATAAATTCCCTGAATTATATACCATCTGGTGAGTGTAGCGTGCATATTCCGATGTAAGTTCCTGCGTAATCTCCACATCGCCTACACGGAATGTGACGGATGCTCCTTTGGCTTTGTAGCTGAGCATGTAGGTCTCTCCCTCTATGAGATTTATATTCTGATATATGCTGAATGACGCACACGAAAATCCTGATGCAGAACCCGCGTCTTCACTCACCTGGCCTGTACCTTCCCATTCTTTCAAGCTGGGGCTGTACATCTGTGAATCGGACTTTAACGGGGTAGATGTCTGAAGAGAGACCGTCTGATAATCTCCACAAAAAGAAGTGTTACGCAACAGATTCTCTCCGCCCACCTTCACTGCGTTTTGTATTTCGTGAGGAAGGTCTTCAAGGTTTGCTGCGCCGGTAGATCCGGCCTGAATTTGCACTTTCCCCGCCACGCTTACACCTTCATCCTGGTCATTTATAAAGTAAGATGTGTTCTGCCGATTACCAGTATAAGTGTCTCCGTAAGTCACCTCCTTGAATCGACCTGACACTACATCGAAGTATTCGTCCTTTATCACCTTATCTTCCAGGCTGTAGGAATTGATTCCCTGATACATCTTACGGGATGGAGAATCGGGGCCGTAAGCGGAATAAATCTGTGCGTTCTGCCGGGTTACATCCGTGCGGTTCCCGAGTTGAGACACTTGGTCGCCAGCCTGCGGAATGTCACTTCCGGTGTCTGCATCGGTTTTAGAGAATATCACATAATCGTCGCCGGTTTCAATCACAAGTCGCCACCAGTATCGGTTTCCTATTTGTCCGTTTTTCTGAACTTCCAGGTTAAATGTCTGGCATCGGCCCTGATCATCCGGTTCAAACTCATTATAGACAGTTCTTCCATCACCATCTGTCCGGTTGAAGTAACATTTGTATCCTTCTTCCGTTTCTTCTACACTTGATATAATCATTGCCGCAGGAGAAAGTATCAACGCACCTCCCACGTGCTTTAGTTCCTGCACGGTTATGTCAGTAAACAAGGCTTTCTTGCGTATATTCAGGTAGTCGAACTCTGCATGAGTGTTCCCGTTTTCATCTACAAGTACGGCTCCACCGGAACCAAGCACGCCAGTGGTATAGCTACCCATCTTCACCCCCTTCCTGAAAGTCTGTACGAAGTCGGTAGAGTCTTCCTGGTCTTTGTTCAGGAAGAAGCTGCGAAGGTATTTCAAATACTTTCCCGTAAGCAGTTTGGTGGTAGGTATCGCTTCGTCACTAGGGGTAAATTCTTCATCATCTCCCTGGCGTGCCACATCCGTAATCTGCTTGTCGTTGATAACCAGCTTGCCAATAATTGAAAGCGTGCCTTGAACTATGTAGGAAGTGAAGCGTTTCAGCGGACGGATAAGGTCATCGGCTGTCACTTCAAACAGTTCTTTCCATCCGGCTGTATCCTGCGTTTGTCCTTCAGGAGTAGAAAGCTTACCGTAGTCCAGTGTAACTTCACGGTCGAGGGTTGCAGCTTCCAGACTGTCGGTGGCGGTAATGCTTCCGATACGTATGTAATAGAAATCTTCGCTGGGATTCTCTCCGCCGATGCTTCCGTCAGTAGCATAGTCGTTCACGGAAAACAGCACCATGGCATCGTCCGAATCACGTTCCAGACGGGCATAGATGTAGTGCGCCTCCGTTCGGTTCAGACGGGTGTTGTATCCCGTCAGCGTCCAGCTTCGGTATTCTCCGTTGGGCAGATAATCTATGCCGTAGCTTTTCTGCGGAGCCACCATGATGGTGCATCCCGGAACCACCCCCACCTGAATCAGGTTTGGGTTTTCCAGTGCATTTTCTATCATGGACACGCCCTGGTAAGAAATTCGGTATGCGTTACTCTGGTAATCGGTTATCATTTCCCTTTTCTGTATTTCTGATTCATTTTCTCAATTTCCTTAGCTTCCTTAGCCATGGCATTCATAATTCCCAGGATGCGGACCGCCTCGCTGTCGTACACTGCGTCGTAGTCACTGAATCCCTGATACTTCATGATGTTGTTAATCATTTCCACCTCTATCTTGATAGGGTTCTGCCGTCCGTTCTTTTTCCCGTTAGGCGTGAACAGCTCCGGATACATGCGCGCGTAGGCTTCCTGCACGCTCTGAAAATACTGCACCATGACGGGGAACATGCGGGCTTCTACCATGCTAAACCAGCGGGCGTTTTTCTGTATCTGCCCGGAGTTGAACGACCACACGCGGCGCTTACACTTGCGCAGGTAGCGTCCTTCGCGTATCTCTCCCGTCTCGCGCACGGATTCATTAAACAGCGTGGCCAGAAACCGGCATCGTGCCTGTTTCATGCGGCGCAACTGCATCCGGATGGCGGCATGGGTCGATTTTCGCCTTACAAGCGTCTGTAGAACCTTCTGTGCATCCCAGTACATGATAAGCAGATTCTGTGCGGACTGGTACTGCGCAAAGCTGACATCGGACATCACATCTTTCGGTGCTTTCAGACGAAGGGTTCCCATACGAAGGAGGATAATTCCGTAGGGAGTGACGGTGCGTGCAAAAGGATTGTCCAGGAAACCGAGCTTCTGGTCTATCCACTGGTCCACCTGCCATGCCCGCATGGGAATGCGCTCAAACAGGTGGCGAATCCCTTTGCGCCGGAAGAGAAACACCGTTTCACCATTTTCATCGGTCACGGTGCGCCGCACGATTTTCAGTCCGAGAAAAAGCATGAAGCACTTCAGCTTGAAAAGGCGGTCGGCACGTTCCTCGTCGCCTTCCGCAGCCATAGCCTCCTTACGCTTGTAAAGTCTGTTCACCTCTTCCAGCTCTTCGGTCGACAGCCGGTTCCAGCTGTCGGGAAGGGCCGGAAGATGTATCTGGTAGTTTGTCGTATCCATTTGTCGTTTCTTTATACTCCAAAGTTAGGTATATGACAACTGGGAATGAAGGACAAAAAATCAGTGCCTAGTGAAGGCTTGCGGACGCATGACGAAGATGGCGTTGTCCTGATTGTCATAATCGAATATGGGCTGCTTGTCCGGTCCGGTTGTTTCAGTGAGCGGAGGCACATACAGCGGAGAATCCTTGATAAACTCTCCGAAAGAATCCTGATGGTTGGAGATAAATTTGCGGGCCTTTGTCATGGAATAAGCTGCCTCGTTTTCGCTGTACTTGCGCTGTTTTTCCGGACGGCGAGACTCGATGTAGAGTGCCAGCGCCATGCGCAGACAGTCCACCGCCTTCTGCCACACCGCATTTATAGCATCCTTGTCTTCGCCCGTGAAAAGGTCGGACTTTAGCGAGCGCGTACACCATTTCACCAGCGCATCGGTCAGCTCCTCCCCTATCTCCGGCTCTATGTAAGCGCTCTGGCAATAGCGTATGTCAGGCAACATTGAGATGAATTTCTCCCGGCTTTCGTTAATGTCCAGAAAACGGTTCATCTCGATGGCGGTAGTAAAAAGCAAGTCGCCCTGCAGGTAGAAATACCGGCTTTCGCGCCACAAATCGGCAAACACGGGGGCCTGACTGCACGCATCCTCTTCCAGGAATACCAGCAGACGGTCCACTCCGCGACGGCCCTTGAAATACGCATCGCGCTCAAACCGGCTCACGGATTTCTCGTCGGCCTTGTCGTACCCGTCGGTGTACACCTGGTTCAGTCCACCCCCGTCGTTCAGACTCACCGTGAGAATGCCGGTGCTGTTGGCCAGCGACAAGTAGACCACCGGAAGCTGGCAGGCACGTATCAGACGGATTTCGGGTGTAAGGCTTTCTTTTCCCACGTAGGCCGCCGTCACTCCGCCATACTCTTCCATAGCCTTATCGTATTCTCCGCATACCTTTTCGTAGAGTTTACGCCCAAGTATCGGCACAAGAATGTTCTCTTCTGTTTCTTCCATGATTGTGAGAAGTGACTGGTCGCCGCTGTACACGCTGGTGGGCACGTATGCCCTGATTTCTTCGGTTTTCGTTACTAACATAGTCTTTGTGTTTTTCCTCAAAGTTAGCGGTCTGATTCGGTAGTTTGAAGGACAAAAACGAAAAATCGGAGGTTTTATGAAATTTAGAAATAATTTTGATGCGATTTCGGTTTAAAATTGTTATTTTTGCGGTAGGTAAAATGTAATAAAACGATGAACATGAAATCTAAAAAAGTTATGAAAAAGACTTACGTGCTCATGCTTTCGCAATCTTTCCCGACCACACATCCCCGGCCGGGAAACCCTACCGGATTCCGTAAGAAATTCCTTTCCGGCGAAAAACGACACACCATCCGGACCAACTTCCCGCTTTGGGCAAAACGCATACACGAGGTGCAGCAAGGTGAATCGGTTATCTCCGTCCGTCAGTGGGAAGGCCGTCCGTATTTCAGCAGGCAAATAACAATAGGCTGTCTGACTGCGGAATCAGGAACAGGTATTCAGAAACTTACCTTCCAGCCGGATCGCGACGGATGTGCCTCTTTCAATTTCTTTGACATCGACGGTAAATATCCGGAACTGAAAGAACTTGCGGACAACGATGGTCTGTCGGTAGACGACTGGAAAGAGTGGTTCCGGGGTTATGACTTCAGTCAGCCGATGGCAGTTATTCAGTTCGGTAAATTCAGGTATTAATGATGAAAGAGTATTTTATTGCTACTGCAATTTTTGTAGGTCTTGTGGCTTTCGTTATGGCAATGAGCTATTTCTCCGGTTTGGATTACGACATCCTTTTCATAGAATTTATGCTTACATACCTAGTGATTAATAAATTATCTGAAATACAAAACGATAAAAAAGAAAAATAATATGGCAGCGTATGACGTAAACGGGCGGTGCGAAGACTGCACATTTGCTGACGCATTTGGAAGAAGTTGCCAGCATGGGATGCTATTCCCTGTCATGGTACTAATTGCGTTTGGAGATGTATATCAGTGTCCGAACTTTCAGAAAAAGAATGCTGAACAGCTTCAGGAACAAATTCGATTAAAGAACAATGAAAATAAATAGGATATGGATTTCAAGAAATTAAAAAGGCTACAAGAACTTGTAGACACCCATGAATGGCAAGAAAATTACGGTCTTATGGTGTGGATAGACTATTCCAATTGCAAGGAGGTGTTTGATGACATATTGAAAGTAGATTTTGAAACTTATGTAGACTGTGTGGCACAAAATACCGGTATTTGCATTTCCCATTTTGAAGATGTGCTAAGCTATTATACCAGTGAAGATATTGAGAGTTTGTTCCCTAAAGACGAAGATTGATTATGACGAAGAAAGAATTTAAAGTCGGAGAAACATTCCAGTGCGGACTGGTAAAGCTGAGAGTAGAGGAAGGCAAAGGATGCTGTAAATGTATATTCTATAATCCATATTATTTTGATTGCGACATTATGCTACCCGCATTAAAGAAAATTTGCGGTGGATGCAGTAAAAATGAGAGGGAAGATAAAACCGATGTAATTTTCGTAAAAGTGGAGGAATAAGATATGGACTTCAAATCACAAATAGGAACAAACATAAACCAGTCACGGAAGCTGTTAGAGCTGGGATTAAAACCAGGCACAGCCGATATGTACCTTGAAAAAAGTAAGACACCTGAATATGGAGAATATCACCTTCATACTATATGTGAAGGTATTGATCCTGAACACTGGTTCTCTGTTCGCATGAACCGAGACATTACTCCTGCGTGGAGTCTTGACCGGCTTCTGGAAATTATGCCAAAGTCAATTACTCAAAGTAACCGCCCAAATGCTGATTTTGCAATGAATAGTGACGGTTCCTTCTGGTTTATTTCATACGAGGAACTTGGATATGATATGAAACACCAGGAAATGAACATTGGTTCTTTTGATACCGCTATTTCAATGATTAGATGGCTTATAGACAATAATCACCTAAACAAAGAATACTTAAAAGCGAAACCATGATTATTGGGATTATATTGCTTACCGTATGGCTTATTCTATCCGGATATTTGCACTATTTAGTTAGAACTGACATTTATCGTTTCCGAAAGGTAAAACAGATTAGTGCGCTTGCTGTGATATGGTTTATCCTACTTATTATTATTATTGCATTTTTTGTTTTTAAATTTAAAGAAAGAATATATGAAAATATATGAGACACCTAATCCATTCTTTTTAAGCGACATATTTGTCTTTGCAGAAGTAGAGGAAATCGGGCTATGTTACATAAAAGTGAATTGTTTTAACAGAATCGAAGAAATTGGTTTTGATATTCAACGAAGAATGTGCCGTCCTATCGAAGACATTATGCAATACGCTAAAAAAGCTGCAAAAATTCGCAGGCATATTTTCAACAGTATTGATATTGAATATTGGGGAAAAATCCATGACAATCCGGAACTTCTAAAAAAATCCCAAAACTTCTCCCCCACCTGCGCAACATGCAACAGTTATGACAACGGGAAATGTACCAATTTCGGGAAGGAAGTAAAAACGGAAAATTCCTGCAAATACTATCAGTCGGACGTGATTGAATATACCTGCCAGCAGTGCGGTCGTAAATACGAAATCACTGATTCCGATGCTGGAAATCGTGAGAAATTTTGCTGCAAAGCATGTGAAAACGGATATTAATCAAAACTAAAAAAACATGAGTAAAACCAAATTATATTATCTGTTTTTGGCAGCATGTATGTGGTGTTGTCGTAACCTGTAACAATATGATTGAAATTATCAAAGAAGGGAAATACAAAAAGAAAATAGCGACCTGCCAGTTCTGCGGGTGCGAGTTTACTTTCGATAAAAGGGACGTGCAATCCAGGAGTGATGGGGAGTTCCCATTTACAAGAATAGAAAAAACATTGCTATATGTTTTGTGCCCCTGCTGTAATGCAGAGATAAGAGAGTGGAGTGATTACCAAGAAACCGAAAAACAGAAATAAATCCCCAAAACAACATTGCTATGGAATTTAAACATCAGAAAGACCTCGGTCCAGACGCCATTCAGAAATGGTGTGAGGAACTGGATGGGAAATCAAAAATAGAAATAAATGATACACAAAGGAAACTACTTTCCATTTTCAAAATGAATCATGAAATTGTTGGTAATTTCCTGAATGCACATAAAGAACTTTCTTCGCAGTCTGATTACACTTCTTTCATGATAAATCTTGTCGCTGAAAATTTTCCTTACAAGATAGATTATCCTTCAGCACTTATAATAAGTACACTTATAGACCGTCCGGCCATCGCCGTAATGTATGCCAATTACCTCCAGTATAAATGTTTCCAGTACGGAGTCAAGGAAATAAACATTGATGCACTGAAAGATATATTACTTTGGGAAGGAGTATTCAGTGAAGAAGTCTTGCATGAAATGTGGGACAAACAGAAATTTATATCCAGCGATAACCGTCTGCTTAACATGCTTGACTATCCTCAGTACAGGGAGTCTATCAGAAATATTAATACAGGCAATTATGACGAAAAAATAAATCAAAAAGGAATTTCCAAAATCTGTCAAAAAGCCTGGTCAAAACTCGTAGCAAAGATTAAAAAACTACTGAAATAACATATTTACCATGACCGCAAACGATTACTCAATAGAAAAATATGTGTCTGAATGCCTGAAACCGCTGGAAGAGAAAGGAACCATATACAGAATACGAATTTACCCTAATCTGAATAGGATACGTTTCCAATTGAAGGAGCTGATAAAAGGACTTCCAATAAAAGCAGAAATAAACAAAAAAGACAACTCAAACACAATCAAGTTTACTTTGTTCTTTTCTGCGATTAGTTACCAGGTTTCATACGATGAACTAAAAAATATACTCTATTTCATTACAGATGCTAAAGAACGGTTAGAAGGTGAAATGAAATGGGTGAAACAGTATGATGAAAAGAGCTATCGAGTTGTTCTTGAGGAAGGAAATGAATATATCACCAAATACTTAAAACCGCTAAAAGAAAAAGGTCTTATAAAGGACGTTCATGAAGACTGTGAGAGAGATATTTGGTTTACGCTGGTAGAAAACATAAATGGGAAAGAAATATCCGCGCATTTAAAACCAGGTAAAAATGAAGACTGCGTATTCTTTTATCCCACTACTGGATTTTGCAAATACAGGCCATTGTACAGGGCCGGACTTCTAAACCCGAAGAACGACCCGCATTACACAGAGACAATTGAACAATATATCCTTCAAGGAATAAAGTATATAAAAGAACAATTTATCAAATAGAAATAAGCCTATGACCGCAAACGATTATTCAATAGAAAAATATGTGTCTGAATACCTGAAACCGCTGGAAGAGAAAGGAATTATCACAGACTTGCGGGTTATTCCATGCAGATGGCGCATCATGTTCAGACTTAATGAGCCGTCACGAGAAAACTCAATGAAAGTCATTATCGAAACAGAGGCGGATGAAGACCATATCACATTTTTTAAGTCCGATGTGTCAGTAGAGGAAACATTTAGATCACCAGAACGGAGGTTTATTTATCAAAGACTGATGGCTGCAAATAAATCCATTAATGATGAACTAAACAGAAAATCAGTAAACACCGATTTATACATTACGAAATACCTGAAACCACTGGAAGAGAAAGGACTGATAAAGGACCTCGCAACGTGTAAGAATCACAGCGTCTGGTTTACGATGGTGAAAGACATTAAAGGCGTAAGCATTACCGTCAATTTAATCCCGGGAACGACAGTAGATACTGTTGCGTTTTTCCCTCTCCCTCTTGACATAGGTCGTTACGGAGTAGAAACAACATTTATCCCCAATCCGATAAATGATGACCACTACACGGAAAACCTTGAAAAACGTATTCAGGAATCAATGAATAAACTGAAAGAAATATTTGATAACCCACTACCGGAATAAAAATAAGTAATATGGACAATAAAGTTAAACCCAGAATAAGTGCAGTTATTACCGACTGCCTGAAGTGTCCGCACTCAAAAAGGTACGACTCTTCTCAAGGCTCAACCGGTTCAGTGCTTGTATGCAAAGAAAAAGACCAAATAATCATTAGTGATGATTATATTTATCACACAGATAAGATAAATATGAGTAACTTTATCCCGGACTGGTGTCCGCTTGATTGCTACACCGGAGAGAATGAAATTTACGGGCTTAAAGAAAAAAACCTACGTGATTCACAATGTGAAGTACCTATGGTGAGATATAATAACTAGAACCTATGGCAGAAAAAAAGAAAATCAGCACAATTGTTTCGCATTGCGAAGAATGCGTTTTCCACCGGAAATACAACCAGGAAGGCGCTAGTTTTGGATATATCATTCTATGTTCACCCACAAATAGGGTGGTAAAGCGGAATGACGTAAATAAAATTATTGATGCACCAATAGAAATCCCAGACTGGTGTCCGCTAGATGACTATCAGGGGGATAATAAAACCTATGAAATTTTAAATACGGAATAAAAACAAATAAACCATGGAAGAAAGAAAAATAAACTTTAAAAAGAACGATGATAATACTCCAGTTCTTGATCCGGACGGAATGCTTTACGAAAAGCTGACAGAGAAACAGAAGAAAATAAACGAAAGAATCTCTTTATTGCTTTACATGCTAAAAGAAGGGAGCCTGAAAGAGGGTACAAAAGAAGCATTGCTTGAATTGTTTCATAAGAATGCAATAGACATCCTTAACGAACTTGGATATGAAGACAGCCTGAATAAAAAATACAATGAATACATCAAGGAAATACGCTCACTCAACCATGAGAACCGGGAACTAAGAAAACAGCTCGGGATGAAGGTATCGAACGAGGATGCAAGGGAAAGGTTGAAACTTATCACTGAATCATTTGATGAATGGTGGCACAACGAAGGAACCGGAAATATAGATGAAATTATTTTCGACCGGTACAAAATGACCGCCACATTGAGAGGGGGTATCTTCCCTTCCAGTCGCGAAAAGGAAATAAAAAATCAGGTGGAAATGTTGAAGATGTATCGTCTGTTACAAACTACGGGCACCACCTTACAGCCTCTGAAAAAAACTTCAATATGCTGAAAGAACTTTTCAAAAGCGCTTTCCCTCATTCGGATATTGACGAAATAAATACAGCCACCTATCTGGGAGGTGAAAGCAGAGAAGAATATGTGTACGTTATTACAAAGATCATCGTTGATTTCAATAACCTTGACGACATTAAAATCACAGAGCCATGACCGAACTGAATACTGAAAATGTAGACCGAATTTTCGCCGACTGCATGTTTCGCAGCGAAGAATGTAAAGGGAAAAACCTCTATCTGTTTGTGAACTCCATTCAGAACCCTACAGTAAAAGTCGGATTCCATCCGGAACGCATCGAGGTGCACCGGCACGAGATACGCGAAATGCTTTCACAACTGCCCGACGGATTCTTTCCCGGCTCAGGCGATGGAGCCTCTTTCCTTCAGGCGTGTTCTACCAAAGACGGGCAACTATGGACAGGATTCCATACAGAGGTAGAAAAGCTTTGCCTGCTTGGACTCGCTTCAAAACAGATGCGGATGCTTACACCAGACGCGGAGATATGGCCAATGCTACCAGGCGGAATGCCCTATCTGAGTGTGGAAATAGAACAGTAATTTTATACATTTATTTATACATAAAAATACAAACAGATTATGAAAGATAAAATCTTAAAAGCAATCAACTTTATTTTCCCTATTTTCGTATGTGCTCAAATAGCCTTTTCTGTTTTTTCATATTTTAACGGGACTGAAACAAGGGACTGGTTGTACAATTTTTTCATCTCTATTATATTGATGCTTTCTTTCATCATTGCACAGATAGCCAAGACATGCACCCAGTTCCTGATGATAAAGCGGATTGAGCACAGATTGATTATCAATCTTTTAAACGCCATTCAAGGGAACACAAGCCATGAAAAACAGCCGGAAAATAAAGATTCAAAAAGCAAAGATGAAGAAAAATCGTAGTTACGCGAGTTCAGTGGCTTAGTATCGCCACCAAAAAATCTATTAAGCGCGACTGGAGTGGCGATACTACGCCACTGAAAAATCTATTAATAAACACTTGAGCCAAAATCAACAAAAATCCCGACAAATCAGAAGTTTTGCCGGGATTTTTTTCTGTGAATAAAACCTAAAGAAGAAGAAAAATGTATGTTATAGTGTAGATTCCGTTTCTTCTGTGCCGGTTGCGCTACGGTCGAGCGTGGTAAATGTCTGCTGACGGATGACTATTTCTCCGTGCTTGTCCCATTTGTTGAATGTATAGATATTCTTCAGGAACCGCAGATAAATGCGCTGCCGGGTAGAAAGCTGGTTTTGCTTGAGTAACTGCAATTCGCGCATGTAGGTACCTCCGGTGCTTCCGCTATTCCCGGGTGTGCTTCCAATCAAAGAAGGGTGAACCCCTATGGCAAAGAACACCACGCTTGAGATTTCGGACAACTCCTCTTTTAAATCCCTGGAATTTGTCAGCTGTGGCACATCCACAATTTCCACCGCATGCTGCATCGTCTTTCCGTCAGGACCTACAAACGAGTCCAGACAGATAGTTTTCCCGTTGTTCTCGCGGCGTTGAAGGAACTCATTCACCTTCTTATAGATACTGTCACGTACAGCTTGTTTCGCTTCGGTAGTATCCGCTCCCATTTCATCGAACATCGCACGAAGGTATTCGTTGTTGATGAAAATCATTTTCCCCCACATGGTCGCATTTTGTCGGGCCATGGCCTTGTCGGTAATCAATGTCGTGGCGTAATCGTAAGTCATCGACGGGAAGATACTCCACCAGGCCGGCTGCGGGTAATAAGGTTTCAGCATCGAAGGGTAATAGCTTGGGCAGCAGAACCAGGTGGTACGTTTCTTCGGAGGACGGTTCTTACTCTTTTCCACCTGACGGCGAAGCTCCGTAAGCATATTTTCCGGCATCAGTGTGGGATAGGCCACCACATCTTTTCTTTCCAGCTTTGGCGTGGCATCCTTTCTCCACTTCTCCGCATAATACACGTAGTTGATGCGCATCCGTTCGTCCATTTCCTCCATGCGGCAGCACACCGCCGGAATGTTTCCTAACTTGACAATTTTCGGGTCCCACTCTTGGTCCTTCCGTCCGATGCTTAGCCCGATGGTCGGGAAATAAATATCCATGTGAGCGTCGTCTGTCATGCACTTCAGGTAGTGAAGTTCCAGATTGTTATTTTCGCAGAACTTGTCCCATTCCTTGTCTGTCTCTTCCCAGGTGCGATAGTCTTCACGAAGCTGTTTCAGCTCGTATTCCGGTGTCCCAACCTGTGCGGTATCTTTCTTCTCCTCTCCGGAGACGGCCTGCGACCAGGTGATTGTGCCTTCCCCACCCTGCTCTTCGCCGCTTCCTGCTTTCTGCTGGTCAATCTGTGCCTGAATCTCCATGATGCGGTTGCGAATCAGCAGTCCGGCATCCTTGAAGGGAATCAGCTCAGTCTTTACCGTACTGTTTACATAGCGCGACCATCGGTACATAAGCTGCGGCCCGAGCCCTACGGTCAGGTCAATAATATATTTGATGGCGGTTGCCGTGTACGGCAGACTGCCTACCAGCTTGTAGATAGTGTTCGGAAGCATGTTCTCCGGTCCCCAGGGAATGTAACCCAGACCGGGTGTTCCGGCATTGCTGACCGGCACCGGATTCGACTGTTTGCTGTCGAAGATATTGAACGTGCCCTGAATGGGCAGCCCGCCGATAGCCCCTCCCCCTTTCATCATTTCCGAGGAAGATACAGACGGGATTTCCGACACGCGGGCCATGCCGATATACTGGTATCCACGGTCTACGAGTGAAGTCACTTTTCCTCTGAACTCCTTTATTCCCGGGTTTGACTTCTTACGGTTTGTATTTTTTGTGTTTGTCGCCATATAACTACTTAACCAATATCTTTGTGTCGTTAATCTGCAGAATAAGTACGTCGTACACGTAACGGAAATCTCCGTTTGGCATTACCAGTTTACGGTATCCCTTTTCGCGGTTGTACGAAACGGCACGCTGCACGTTGTAACATTCGCTTATCGTTCCGTCCTTACACACAAAACGTATGTCGAACGGCTTATTTTTCCCGTCTGGAGTGCGGGCGTTCATCAGCTTGTACGCCTCCGTCCAGAGCAGACGTTTGGTCGGTTTCTTCATCTTGCGTTTGTTTTGGTACAAAGATATACAAGGTTAATATGGTAATGAAGGACAAAAAAACGCACCTCCCTTCACAGGGAAGCGCGCTCAATAAACTATTAATAAAAAACATGTATGTTCAAATCTATTTACATAGAAATGAGTATGTAATCTTAACACATTAATTCACAATAACAAATAACTCACACCACCGTGTGCAATAACATGGTTACTATTTTTCTCATGATGATGCAAATATATCCTATTCTCTCTGAATATCAAAAAGAAAAAGGATGAAGAACCACTGTTCCCCATCCAGATGTAATAAAACAAAGAACATTTTCATGCTCAATTTTTTTGCAAATATAATGTTTTTACCGCACATAAGCAAACTTTGAAACTAATTGATTATCTGATTTATAATAAATACTTTTATTCAAACATGCTTTTATGCTTTTATATAAAAATACTTTTACTGTTTTATTATTTCATGCTTTTATATTTTCATTCATTTGTATTAAAACATTATTATTCTTTTGCATATATGTATATTTGAAAGTAGATATTTTTATTCTTTAATACTTTTATGCTTTTATGTTTTTATACTTTTACTCAATTATTCTTTTATACGTTAATACTTCCATGATTTTGTACTAAAATATCTTTCTCTCATCTATTTTGTATTTCCACACAAAAGTATGTTTATATAAAAATACTTTTATGTTTTTATGTTTCTATACTTTTATTTATTTATACTATTATTATTTTATGTATCTACGCAAAAATACTTTTATATTTTTATTCAAAAATACTTTTATACGTTTACACATTTGAATATTTACATTTTTGCATAAAAATATTTCTGTATTTATGACGAAAATGAAAAAAACGACTATCTTTGCAGTGTAATAAAACAAAAACATTTGATATGGCAATTACAATTTCTTCATTCAACTGTAAGGGTGGAGTAGGGAAGACCACTACCACCGTCAATCTGGCAAAAGCCTTACATTCTCTTGGTAAACGTGTGCTGGTAATAGATGCCGACGCACAGGGTAACGCATCTAAAATGATGGGATTCCGTCTGGCCACGGAAAAGGATGGTAAAACCCTTTACGATGCGATGACAGGAAACGCAGACATCATGGAATGCGTGCTATGCGAAAACGAAAACGAAGAAAGCTTCGACTTCATCCCCTCACGCCCAAACCTTTATAAGTGCGAGCAGGAACTGGTGAGCCGAACAGGACGTGAATTTATTCTTCGCTTGATGCTGGATAAGCTGAAAGACCACTATGATTTTATCCTGATTGACTGTCCACCAAATTTCGGAGTAGTTTCTGTAAATGCGATGGTAGCTTCTGACTACCTGCTGATTCCTATCAACTGCGAAGTATTTGCCCTGGATGGGATGGGCCTAATTACCGCAAAATACGAAGAAATCAAAAATATGGTCAATCCCAAACTTGAAATCCTGGGTTATATCATGTCACGCTACGACAAACGTCTGTCACTTCACCGTCAGGCATACGAACAGATGAATCAGAATTTCCCTGGGAAGGTGTTCAATACCACCATCCGCACAAACATTCAGCTGGCCGAATCGCCTGCGCAGCGCATGAACGTGTTCGATTTTGCGCCCAACTGCACGGGAGCTGCCGACTACATGGAGCTGGCAAAAGAGATTCTATCACGATTAGATAACCAGTAAAACACACGATTATGGCTAAAAAACGATTCAACCTGAATGAAACAATGCTCGATGCTCGGCAGGGTATTGAGGAAGCACGCGCCAACGCGGAGAAGGCAGGGGAGGAGAGTGCTGCGACTCAGGAAAAGGAAGAAGAAAAGACGGAAGAATCTCCTGCTACCTTCACTGCTGAAAACTCATGTGTTGAAGCAAATAACCAGGAAGAGGAAAATATCCGTCCGGAACAAGAGGCTGCGCCCGATAAAGAATCCGTGAAAAGCGAATCACCCGCAGTAGAACGGAAAATAAACGGCATACGAAAAAGAATTAGAAAAGATGAAAAAGAGGGACGCATCATGCGGAATGTCTATCTGGAAGAAGACATGCTGGAGAAGCTGGAAGACATTAAGAAAAGCATGAACAAAGGCCGTAACAAGGAAAAGAAAGATACCTTGGTGTTTGTCATCGACCTGCTGAATGTAGCCGCGCAGGAGTTCATTGACAAATACTACAAAGACATCGTGGGGAAATAATTCCGCACAATTCATACACCGAAAGGGCAGGGGAGCAAAAGCTTCTCTGCCCTTCGCTTTTTGAATGATGTCACATTTCTATCTCAATGGCCGGATTCCAGTCGTCCGGATCAGAAAAAGTGATTCCTGTATTTCCACTGAACAGACGGCAGATGGCGTTTGTGCACCGGTTCCTCAGAAGCGGAACGCTGGAAGCCTGTGCACCGTAAAGCATTTTCCCGTCGGCTCCCAAAGCCTCTATTTTCAGCGTCACGTCAAATTCTTCCGACTCGGTAGGAGTGAAGGTAAACACGGAGAAATAAAGCCCGCTACGGCCCGCATACTCGTCGCCTATCTCCCATGTAATCGTATAGTCGGATGCGGAATCTGCGTCACCGTTTCCGGTAGTCACATCCAGCGTGCGAAGATGACCGCCTACCGTCATCCGTACCGATTTCACCGAGGCAGGAAACGCATCTTTCACGGTAATCATGGCACGGCTTACTACGCGCTTCATTTGCAGTTCCTGACTCGAAGCCATATTCTCGTCCACTTGAAGAGAAAAATCCTGCCAGAAAGTCTCAGTTACTTTCTCAGGAGTATATTTCATGCCTTCCATACTTCCTCCGGTACTGCTGTGAGCCAGGAAGTACACATGATGCGCTCCATACTTCATGTTCAGGGTAAGGGGAGAAGGAAGCGAAACGGTGTCCGCCTGCATCTGCTCGCCGTCCATGTAATCCCAATAGGAGAGGGTAGTGGCCAGCTCGGCCAGCGTGCCGGCACGTGAATTATTCCACTGGTTGATGTCTCCCTGCCCGATTTCCATAAACACCGGAAGGAAAGACACCCTGCACGTTTTCTCACTCGTCTGCTCCATATCCGCCGGACGGGCGATGTTTTCCTTGCTGCAAGCCGCCATAATCAGGATGGCAGCCATGCAAATGCTTTTTGAAAAATTCATATTGTTTAGTTTTAAGTTTATACCATAATTAACGCACGTCCGGAGTTTCGTTTCCGTTTTTGATGGATTTTTATTGTAAAGTTCGGAAAGTTTGCACCTTTATATAGTTCGGAATCTTTGCACCTTTACACGAAATAATTTCCCTTACTGACGGAATCTTTTCACCTATTGACGGAATCATTGCACCTACATGCTTTTAAAAACCTAATAATCAATGATTTTCAGAATCTATATAATTATCTATATGTTATAATATAAAGAAACGATAGTTTCTTAAATAAGGGATAAAAAATATATCGGTCTGCTTTTATTAATGATATTATGATATAAGATATATAGTAAAGCGTAATTTGCTATAAAACAAATAGTTATACTAATAAAGGTGCAAACTTTCCGTTTTTAGGGGTAAACATTCCGTCAATATGTACTAAGTTTCCGTGTGTATGGGTAAAGATTCCGTCATATAGGGAAAAATTTCCGAACATATATAGATTAAAGGTGCAAACTTTCCGAACTATTTTTATTCAATATTTTCCGTTTTTGGAAAATATTGTCGTTTTATTTTCCGTTTTTGGAAAATATATCTATATTTGTGCCAAATAACGAACCAATGAAGATTTATTTAGAAGAAAGATTAAAAGAGTCAGGTATAAGCAAGGATGAACTGGCAAAGAGACTGGGTATTTCCAATTCAAGTCTGACAAAGAAATTAAACGGTCCGTCACGTACTAACCTGCAATTTCTGGAAAGTGTGGCCGATGCGTTGGGAATATCTGTTTTCTCTCTTATTGATGATGAAAAATACGTGAAGGTAGGTACATTCCAGTTCGATGGGAATACTTACGAAATACGAAAAATGAACTGATAGCCTATGCGACGGAAGAAAAGCACCACCGAATCAAGCAACTCACTGATTAAAGAACTTAGCTCAGTAGAGTTTATTAAACAACCCTATCTGTATGCCATGGTAGGGGCAGATTTTTCACTCTACCAACGGAGTATTATGATAGAAATCATGAAGTCCATGCAAGACCGCTTCAATGAATTTCTGAAAAACAGACGTGCAGACGGACAAATGTCACTTTTCCCTGATGATCTGGACGATAATCAGATTCTCACATTCCGAATCAGCGCTTCCTCTCTTGGAGTAAGTCCTCGTGACTATATGTATCTTAGTGAGGCATGCGATAATCTTATGAAGATGAACTGTTCTTTTTACAGATATGATGAAGTGGGAAGACCTATTCGTACATACGCGCATCTGTTTTCTACGATTGAAATGCCTATGATTCCGGTTTCAGGCTCGAAAGAAAAAGAAAGGAGGATGAACTACGTGGAAGCGCGTATGGATGCAAAGGTATTGAAAGAACTGTGCGATTTAGGTAACGGGAAAGGTTATCTTGACCACATTTACCGAATAGCCCGTATCTGCAAACGCAAACGTACACCAAGCATTTATATTTATCTTTCCAGATGGAAAGACTTCCCAAAGAAATCGGTGGAATATGTGGAGCTCAAGAAATTCCTGGGAGTGATAACATTGGAAAATGTGGAGGTGAACGGGGTAGTTACTAAGACTTACGAAAAAGACCGATACCCGAAATTCAGTAAATTTTGTAAGGAAGTGATGGACCCGATACGTGAAGACCTCGACCGTATGGCCAGCGAAAATCAGGTGGACTTTACTTTTGATTATGAGCCTGTATATAAGGGTGCAACGAAGAGAGGAAACCCTGACGAGATATTATTTAAAATCAAGCTGAGTGAACTTGGGGAGGAAATGTCGCGTAAACGAAGACAGCAAAAACTTCCCGCCGATATTTGGGACTTGCTTCGCTCTGAATATAAACTGACGGAAACAGATGTGCGTATGCTGACCGATATGCTCCCTGAAGAACTGATGAACGATTTCCGGGCCGAAGTGCTGGCACTTCGTGACCGAATGAACCGGTATAAAGTAAACAATCCGAAAAGTTATGTGGTGACTTCACTCAAGAATTTTATTATCCAGCACACTCCGGAGGCAAAAGAAACAAAAGAAGATAATAGGGTAGAGGAGAAGAAAACCGTCAAGCATAAAACAATAAGCGAGGAAGATAAAAGCCGATGGATGGCATTTATGGAACTTCTTCAAGGTTCTGTAAGTCCGGTTGAATTTAGCACCTGGCTGTCGTCGCTTGAATTTGTTTCGCTTAATGGTGAGGAAGTGACACTATCTGTACCGGCTGCATACGTAGCGACTTATATTGACGAAAAGCTGAGCGCACCATTTAAACAAGCGCTTAATGCAGTGTATGGTGAAGATGTAAAACTACTTTATGAAGTAAGAAAATAACGAATAAATCCCGGAACGAAAAGCACCGTCCCGGGATTTTATTTTCACTCCACATAGTCCTTCGTGTCGACGCAAAGCTCTACTTTTTGTACATCGGTCAGTTCGACGAATACTGCATACCAGTTGTTAAGGAAAGGGCCGTAGGTAGAATAGTGAAGCTCCTCCGTTTCAAGATTTATGTTCCGGAAAATATTCCGTTTTTCCTGCTGCTCACGGAGCCAAGCCAGAAACTTCTGCATGTGCATCTTCGCTTCCTGAATGGCTTCGTATGACTGCTGTTTGTCGGTAGGCTTCATATTATCTGTTTTAACGAGAAAATAAACCACGTGCACAGGTTTATCCAGACCGCCTCTGATCGTCCCGTCCTGGGCAAATTCGTAGCCCACACAAGGCGATTTTACGTCGGGCAGCTTGCTCATGAACGATGGAATAGCTACAATGTTGTCGAAAAGGAAGAACCGTTTGTTCTTTCCGGTTTCTCCGGGCGTATGAAGCATGGGCTTGTACTTGGTGGCCCATTCTTCGATGATTTCTTTTAATTCTGTCATAATTAAAATTTTGTGGGTTTTCTTATTTCTTTATCCAGTAACATTATAAATCCGATAAAAGCAAAAGCCAGTAACGAAAGCCATATTCCCAATTTTCCTAATTCAGCATAAAGTAGCTTGACTATCATAGCTGCTGTGATAATTCCTCCCAGAAGATTAGTCAGCTCCGATTCTTTTTGGAACATGAGGAAGACACCCAGAAGAAGGACAGCCAGTTCTATTCTTATCTGCTGGAGAAAATACATCCCTACCAGCAAGAACGTGTTCGACAATATTCTGATTATCGTTTTCATTTCATCCGGAATTTATAATCACTTCGTTTAAACTCGTCCTGAAAAGAAACCAGTACGCCGTTTTCGATGAAGTCCTGATAATAGGAAGACACGAGCACTTCCAGTCGCCGGAGCTGATGACGCACCTCCATGGCAATGATAGGTCGTGACTGGCGGTCGCCTTCTTCTTTCCATTTTTTATACAATTTCTTGTAATGGGCAAATTCGTCTCTATCCACATCTTCAATGGGCTGTCCCGCACCGACACCCATATCCACGAAATACAGGTAATAGTTGAAGAAGAAGGAAATCTTCTTTGTGTCACCTCCGGCCCCATTGAACACCTTGGCATACATGCGACGGTAAGATTGTCCGGTACTCCGTTTGGCTGCCGGCGTATTGCGGTACCCGATGTACGGACCGGGGAATCCCCCCGGCCATACATGCTGTGTTTCGAAGTTGGTCTGAAGCTGCCGGATCATGTTGTTGGCCCAGCGCGTCAGATCCAGAAACTCCTCTTTGACCGCCTGACTGATGGTTTTCTGTTCTGACATGGCTTATTCAATGATATGAGGGATAAACTCGCTCAGGTTGTCTGTTACTTTGGAAGAGGTTTCGCGGATACCCATACCGGCAGAAAGCCCTCCTATCACCCAGGAACCGATAACCGGATACTTACCGTCGAAAGAAGGGATTTCCGCCAGTTCCTGATATACATAGCCTTCTTCTCCGTAGTCACCACCCGTCTGTTCGATAACCTGTCCGTCTTTTACCAGCGTGACATTGGCACCTTCACGACTGAACACCGGCTTTTTGCAATAGTTTTTCATGCCGGCTGTCAAGTGGTCTGTGCATTTCAGTATGTAGGGAGAATCCGGATAAAGCTCACTCAGTATAGGGAGCATGGCCTTGTTTGACATCAGCGATTTCCACATAGGCTCCAGCCAGAGAATGTCGGCCGTACATCCTTCCTGACTCTCGTTCATCATCCACTCCCAGGGGTAAAGCTTGAAACAGCATCTTATTCTTTCTCCGGATGGGTCGTAAAACGCACCTTCGTCCAGGTTGAGCTGTTCCATTTCGATTTCTGCCGTATTCAGTCCTGCTTCCATGGCTGCTGCCACCAGGTATTGAAGGGTTTCTTCGTCTTCCACATTCTCACGGCAGCACACAAAATGGTAACACTCCATTCTGTACCGGTCCTGAATATCCTTGAAGCTTTGTACCAGGCTTTCGTGGATGGCATTGAACTGGTCGGAGTCTTTGAACAAATCTTCCTTCCACTGCCATTGCACTACGGATGCTTCGAGCAGTGAGGTAGGGGTGTCTGCATTAAACTCCAGCAGCTTGGGCACTCCGTCAATCATTGCGAAATCAAATCGTCCGTAAAGAGAGAGGTCGTCTCTTTCCCATGACTGGCGTATGTCGTGCTCCATTCCTGCAGGAATGCACAGCTTGTGGAAGAGATTGTAGTCTATTACGTGTTGCACTGCGTCTACATACATGGCATAACACATGTTTGTAGCTTTTTCAATTTCTTCGATTTCCTTCATGGTGAAGGAATAGTAGGCATTTTCTTTCCAGTAGTCCGTATGGAAATTAAAGCCCATGTTCTCTATCTTCTTTTGGTAGTTCTCTCTCGGTTTGATTGCTATTCTTTTCATGGTTAATATGTATTACATAGTTGATAAGTAAAGTAGACAGGATTCCGAACATCCCGATTCCTCCCAGACTGACAAACACCGTAAAAATCCGCCCTCCAGTTGTAACCGGATAAAGGTCGCCGTATCCGATGGTAGTGACCGTGCAGTAGGTCCACCAAAGCGCATTCTCGGCCGTGTTGATGGAACCGGAGTCATATTCAAAGAAAAGGATAAGCACCGGACCCGTCATCATGAGCAGCGTAAAGAGGATGAAGAATGCGAACCTTGCTGTCTGTATGGAATTGTGGCGGAAGTAGGTGGCAAACCGGTTTACGCTTCCTGCAATTCTTATGACCTGAACCAGACGCATCAGCCGTAATGCTTTCAGTCCCGGAAGCCAGCCGAAAGGAATGCTTGCTATCAGGTCGATGAAATTGCGAAGAACAAAGCGCCGTTTATTTTCTGCATGGACAAAGCGGTATATCCATTCAGAAAGGAATACCACGCAGCATACGTTGTCCATCCAGAACAGCAGTCTGCCCATTTCCGGATTTATGGTGATTGACTCCTGAAGAACGAGCGAGAACACCACAAATACTGTCATGGACAGAACTACCATTTCAACCGGTGACAAGTTGATGTCTTCGTCCATCAGGCAGAGATTGAATGTCCTCGTCCGGTACTTCCAAACACTGCTCCCTTACTGGTGCTTTTACTCCCGAAAGTGGAGCTGCTGTAAGAGGAGCGGGAAGGAGTGATTCCGGAGCTTACGCTGGCCGGCGGAGTGACCTGTACACCGGAAGAGTTGGTGTAGTATCCCTGCGACGGGTAGTAATAGTAGGTGTTCCCTCCCGGACTGGACATCATCCATCGCATCAGCATGGCATTGTAAATCCAGCTGTTTCCGTTGCTGTCGCGATACGTCTGGTTGTTTGTCGGGTTTTCAGGCAGCATGCTTCTGTCTCTGTTTGTGGAACAACTGCAGCTTGAAAAAAATGCAAGTGTAAGAATTGCAATAGCGCTTGAGTATTTCATTTTTCTGATGGGTTCTTTAAGCCGCCCAAGGCTGGTTATACGTAGTTTAATGTTTTTATACTTTTATGTTTTTATGTAAAAGTAGTTTTTCTAAATTACTTTGTTTTCTTTTAGCCTGTTGTTCACTTCCTCATACACGGAATAGAGCATATACTTTTCCCCTCCGCAGCGTGTCATTCTTCTAAGAGACATGTGTAACGCAGACAATCCAATCCCGTTTTTCCTCGCACATTCAGCTACTGAATAATAAACTTCTCCTGTTGACAAAGCGATTACTTTTTTACTCATGCCAGGAGGTGATTTCCGGTTAGGTCCAAAATTGCTGTTGGGGTCATTAATCAGTCTTTTACTGAGTTCTCTTGAAATCTTACGTCGCTTTTCCTGTAGTTCCTTTGGCCAGTTTTGGAATGACTTGATTAATTTATGACCTTTACAGAAGTGACCAGAGTCTTTTTCACGGTGCTGATTGAGACTAAATTTCAAATCATCCATACGTTGCTCTTCATATATTTTTCTGAAGTCCTTCTCGTAATACCATTGAAGCCCTTTGCATATAGATTTTTTCCGGCAACTATTACTGATTGCATGTCTACTTCTCCCGGATTTTTCTGTTGCCTCTTTAATAGATTCAAAATAACCGGCCACAGTCCCGTCAGGATTTACCGCGACTACTGGATGTTTACTACCTCTTGTGTATTGACTGTTCGATGGCATATTTTTGTCAAATTAAACATAATTAGGATTATGTCAAAATTATATCATCCCGTATTATCTGATAAAATTAGTGTGAACATGTATCCTTTTCATCGGTTTTTCTACGGTAGAAAGACCTTCAATGACATATTTCATATTCTCCACCAAGGAAGCAACCGCTTCCATACCTTCTGCATCCTGTTTTGTATCTCCAGTCTCGTCGCTGTAAAGCTCGTTCCAGTATTGCGAGCCGACCACAATCATGGAGTGCATGAGAAAATACATGTTCATCCGGCTGAATGCAGACGTGTTTCCGCTTCTTCTGGACACGGTGATTCCGGCCACCGGCTTATACATCATCAGCTTTGGATTGGAATAGAACAGACGGGTAAGAAACGCATCCATCTGGCTGCTTATGCTTGCGTAATAAACCGGACTCACAAATAGGTATCCGTCGTAATTGCCGGCTATGCGCACGAAGTTGTTCACGCTGTCTTCCGTCTTGTAGAATCCTCCGCGCTTGCATGACCGGCACGCATCACACTGTGCAACCTGCTCTCCAAGCCAGAAAATATCTACCTGCATCCCTTTGGCAAACCGTTTGATTTTCCAGAACCTAAATCTGTTCCTATAGATTTATAGTCCTTTTCTTTAGGAATACTATCGGCATACTTTTGAAGTGATTCTGCGGCTAAAGCAGTTGCATCACTAAATTTACTTACCGCTTGAGCCACACTATTTACGGATTCCATAAATAGAATTTGCTGTTCATTGATAAGTTTTATAACAGCCTCTTTTATCCTATTCTCCGGAAGTTTGCTTGCAACGGGAATAACATGTATGGCCTCCAGAACTTTTTCTTCGTTCAGTTCCGGATATTCTTCTTCATCAGGGAACATACTTTCCTGATATTTGAATCCAAGCTGCGCACGCAACCAGTCCCTGTATTTTTTATTTCTGTTCCACATAAATCATCCACCTATTTCACCTTTCAACCGCTTAATGGCAAGGTTTCTTGCCTTGATGGTTCCTTCCTGCTCGCGGACTTTTGTTTGGAGCGATGAAACCCGACGTTGCAGCTTCTCCACCGTGGGCGTGTTGTTTCGCTCATAGTTCAACTCTGCCTGAAGCTTTTCCACCTTTTTCTCCAGCTCCGCTGTGCGTGCCTGTTCGCGCCGGTAGTCCCGGCAGAGGTACTTGAAAAGTATCTCTACCGGAATGTCCAGTGCCTTATTCCACTTTTCCATCGCCTTCCTTCTGTTTGATGTACCAGTCGAACTCTTCCAGCGGTTTGTCCACCACAGAAATATAGTCTTTCTCCCGTTTCAGCACCCCTTTGTTGATAAGCTGCTGAATGAGTTTCAGACCGCTTCCGTAGCCGTAATGAATATTCAGCACGTTTATCGGGTCAGTATTGATACATTTCTTTCCGCCCTTTTCTGTGATTCCTAAGTTATGACATACACGTGCGGCCGCAGACAATTTCTCATAGTCGTATTCCTCGAACTCGGGCTGTACTTCAGCTTCGGCCTGATACGGATATACGTCCATGATGGCGGTTTCTGCTACGGAAGCTATCACGTAATCGGCCATAGTACCTTTCATGCCTTCGTCCAGTTTCTTCACCGCATCGCGAAGGTCGGCAGCCTGTACCAGGATGTTGGTGGCTGTCTTCTTCTCCGCACCGCTTTTCTCGTCAATAGTAATAAAGTACAGTTTGCATTTGTACCAGATGCCGGCTCCTTCCTCGTCGGTCGGGAATATCTCGCTATAGTTGGCCCGTTTGATGTCGGTCACTGTGAACTCTCCTGTAATAAACGGCGTGACTTCTTCAATGAGACGTGCTTCGGCTTCGGTAAAGCTGAGTGCATCTACCAGATAGGGCTCTGTCACTTTCTTGTTCATTCCGTTTTCCGCTACCTTTTCGTAGCGGATTTTTCCTTCAAACCATGTGTGCATCATAATTTGTCCTCCATTATTTTTTCGCGTTGGGCAATCATGGCATCGGCAAAATCATAGGCCATCTTAGCCAACCATTCCTCGTCGTATGCTATCACTGATTTATATTCCAAACCAAATAATTTTTTAATCTTATTTTTAAAAGTCATGTATTCTGATACATTTTTCTGCATCAATACCTTCATCGCTTCCATAGCGATGTGGTCTCTGCTGATATTACTTCCTGCCATAGTTATTTTATAGAATTAGATAATAATTGTCATTATTGCGTAAGTAGCTAAATCGAGAAAAGCATTTTCCACTTTTTCTGATTGTGATTCTGCTTCTTCTTTATCCAGCAAAAAATAGATTTCTTTAATCTTTGATTTCAGAATTATTCCAGCTATCGGTGTACCTCGTAGAGCAATCATACGATAAAACTGGACATTAGCTTGATATATTTCTCTTTTAAATCTTTCTTCTATTTCTTTTTCTACAATCATCTTTTCATGATGATATTTTTTGTAAAAAAACAGCAGGAAGAATATGGAGTGATTGTAAATTTTAATCATAGAGGAAACGATATCACCATCTTCCTCAAAAGAATTACATTCTTCATAAAGAAACTTCAGGAAGTTTGGCATACCAGGGTGAACTACTTCCTTCGGAAATCTTATTTCATCGGATTCCATCTTTTCTTTAAAAGATATTTCCCATGAATTATCGGAACATTCCCATACTCCACAAAAAGGATTCTGGTAACTTGTATGACCTTGATAAATAAAACCTTTTCCCATATTTTACTTTTGTTTCCTGATCCAAAGAATTGTCATCACGCAGTAGTTGGCCAGGTCGAGATAAGTATCTTCCAGCTTTTCGTCCTTCACCTGTCCTTCACCATTATTTTTAATCAGGGAATTTATTCTCCGAATTTTGTCACCAATGCGGATTTTGGCTACCAGGAGTCCGTCTTCGTCCATTGACTTTTCAAAGGCGTTTCCATAGTCGGCATTCTTTTTGCGGTAAGTGTAAAGCTGTTCTTGACTGATTTCGGCCATAGAAAGCGTAACTTCCGCATAGTGTTGATATGCAGCACGGGCGATGCTTGTAATATGCAGTAAGCCTTCTATCCGGTCTGAATAGGTGATGTCATCCTTAAAACATGGCTTGAACAAATTTCCTATTCTGATATGATAAAGATTAGGATCTCCACCTGCCATTTTATCGTAAGATACCAGCTCGTGCAGCACCTCTTCAAACTTCGCAACCATTTCTTCCTCGGTTTCTTGCGCGGGTTTCTCCGGTTGTTTCTCTCCTTCGTCGTTATCAGAAGGTATATTTACCAGTTCAGGCAGTTCTTCCAAAAAATCTTCCGGAACGTCGGCTATGTTCCGACCCCACCGACCTACCTCATACCAGAATACAGGCTTACCGGACTTGTGGAGTTGACGTGTATTATGCACTTTGTAGATTGCAACCTGAGCGTCTGAAATACGTTCCAAATCATATTCTTCCAGATGATAAATGAGGGAATTATTCACCAATTTAAGCGCGTCGTAATCTTTCAGCTTTACTACCTGACCGACACTGAATTTTGATACTTTAATTTCTCCGTCCATATATTTTGCTATTTTAGTTCCTGATGGCTGTTTATTGCCTATTATTTTTCTGAAATCAAGCTGTGGAACTTCGGTTATATCTCGGATGTTTAATATATCCTGTTCTTTTTTCTCAATTAATGGCCAAAAACCTCCGAATAGTTCCATCATATTTCCAGCGTCTGATTCCATATCAAGGAAGCTATTGAGTATTCTTTTATTTATTTCAGGCGGATTTACTCGTTTGTTATTCCTTTTTCTCTTCTTTCCCATCTTCTTCTGATTTATCGTTGTTATCGTTATATACTTTCTCCATTTCGCGGAAAAGGCGTTTATAAACCTCCGGGAGTGTGCCTTTCTCTTTTGTATCACGTAGGGAAGCAAACAGCACGTAACGGGGGTCTGCACCCAGCATCTTACCCACGTCCATTACAAGCGGACCGACGGCTTTCTCCGCATGGGGATAGGATGCCAGGTCGCCCATGGCCTCCAGTTCCAGCAGCCGGTCTGTTCCTACACCTGCCATGGAAGCAAACTTTTCGCGGGTATAACCGTGCATCTCATACATGGCACGCACGCCCTGACCGAGGTTGAGTTCGTATCGGCATCCGTCTTTTAGTGCGAGCTGACTCACTTTGACCGTTTTCAGCATACGGAGTGTACGCGCCATTACGTCGGCATCCGCACGCGCTATGTATTCTGCCATAGCCTTCTTTGTGCCAAACACGTTGTACAGATAGCGTAGGGTAAGCATACTCAGTGTGCCGTGATTGCGGTAGACTTCCTGACGAAGCTTTCTGAGAGTAATGGATTCGTTTGTTTCAGGTACTGTGCGGATATGGTCTTCCAGGCATAGGTGACGGAACTTGTCAATCACGCTTTCGCCTTCTGCCTTTGCATCGGGCAGCATTTCCATGACATCGTACACCTCATAGTCGTCCGATTCAGGAAGAGGGATCGAAGCGATTTCATTCAGCAGCATACGCACGTTGTTCTTAGTGCCCATGCGTGCCATCAGTGTGCGGTAGTCCTGAAAGCAGAGCCCTTCTCCGGCCATCTTCATGCGCAGACTGGCGATGACGTATTCTATAAACTCTACCTGTAGCGAAACGATTCCGCTCTCCACCAGTTTCAGCAGGTCGTCTTTCACCAGCTCCATCTGGAACTGTGCGGTCAAGGTGCGCACATCCGTTCCCTCCTTATCGGGTATTTCAATGTTTCCCACCATCTCACGCAGCATATCTTTCACCGCAGCCATCATCTTTTCGTTGTGCTGGCTTTTCTGCCGGTTCACCTTACCTACTCCGTTGAGCAGTCCGTCCACCTTCCGGCACATGCAGTCGTAGAACTCGATTCCGGTGGTACACATCATGGCCACCATCTCCATGTTCGATACAAGGTCGCTCTGGCGCACGTTGCACTTGTCGAGCGCATTCTTTGTAGCAAAATAAATGAGGTTGATTTTTTCTCCGTAGGTTTTCCAGAAGATGTTCTGAAGCTTCTGTGTCAGTGTGCCGCCCCCCCTAATAAAACTTCCGGACAGCCCGGGGTGGATGGTTTCTGTAAAGGTACGAACCTGCATGGCATCGTGCGCATTGCATCGCTTCATAAGGTCACTAGACAGATTTACCAGTTCGTTGGCCCTGCGCTTCATGTTGTGACGCATCAGTCCGCGTTCCTTCAGGCAGGAAACCACTTCGTAGATGTATTTCTGAGTGATATTTGTCATCATGATTTCCACCATGAGCAGGTGGGCGTTCAGAATGTCTGCACTGGCCATGCGCTGCTGTGCAGTGTAGCGGTCAAACCGGTTTCGTTTGACGGGAATCATGGATTTCGGACGGCTGATAGAAGCCGCAAGCCCTGTTTCAGAGCTTTTCCCCTTCATGGGTAAAATGGTGGAGGGAGCCTGCAAGAAAGGATTGTTTCCCAGATTCCCTGCCGGGTTTGTAAATTCGTTCATATCGCTAAATGATTAATCTGTTCGTATTAAAAAGGAAGATCATCCTTTTCGTCAGTCATATTAAGCGTTCCCTGCGTAGGCTGCTGTGGGGCCGCTTGTGCCGGCTGAGCGGGTGAAGGAGCAGAAGCCGGTGCGGGCTGGCTGCCGAAATCGTCGGGCGAAGTAGGAAGCGGAGCAGACGATGATTCTGCCTTCCGTCCGAGCAGACGGAAATCGCGTGCCCATATTTCGGACACATAGCGTTTTTCTCCGGTTCCTTCTGCCTCGTAGCTTCGTGTGCGGAACTCCCCTTCCACATATACCTGCGAACCTTTGCGGGCCAGCTGGCTGATAATTTCGGCCAGATTGTCCCAGGCCACAATGGGAATCCATTCCGTATATTCCTTTGTCTCTCCATTTTCCTTGTTTTTCACTTTCCGGCTGCAGGCGATGGAGAAACTTGCTACCTTGTGTCCGCTTTCCAGCACTTTATAATCGGGGTCTTTCCCCAGATTACCGATGAATGTACATTTGTTTATCATATCGTTTCTTTTAATCTTTAAACTCTAATTTCTGTTGCATCACTTCGTCTGCATAAAATTCTTTGAATGACTTCTTGCTTATCCACCATTTCAGGGCCATATCAGGATCTTGCAAAAGCGGTTTGTCCTTCCATTTGTTTTCGATCAGCCATTCAATTGTTTTTCTCCAGTTTTTCCCTACATGCGGGAAATTTTTCATTTCTCGCACATTCTGTTTGTAGTTCGACATGGGACACATGATACATCCTATCCTTTTATATCCCTTGTCGTACAGCTCGCAATATTGAATGTGCATTCGTTTCAAGTAGTCCCATACATCCTTTTCAGTCCAGTAAAGGATAGGAGAAACCAGAATTTTGTCTTTCCCACCTACACATGTCACCATTTTTTCCTGATGCTCGCTCCACTGGTCAAATGTTCCGGAGAATTTACGGTCTCCCGTTTCAATTTCATTTCTTTTCTTCCGGTTCGTGCTCTCCGATTTGCGTATTCCAATCAGAGTGACTTTCCCAGCACCGGACATTTCCTTAAACTCTTCGCAGCACCATCTCACAAGCCGGGTCGGAAGACATCCTTTCTTCTTTGCCATTTCGTAGATGCTCATGCGTGGTTTTATCAGTTCCACATCGGGATAGTTCTTTTTTACGAAACGTATAACTTCAGGTGGGTCCACGCTTGTAAGGTTCATGTGAGCCTTGAATTTCACCCCCCCCTGTACGGCAAGGTGATAGAGGACCTGAGAGTCTTTCCCACCAGAAAACGCCAGATAAAATCCGTTTTCTGGGTCCATTCTCAATGCCATCTCTTCACTTTTGCGAAGAAGGTTAATGGAGTATTCTATTTTTTCATCTAGTGTCATTTCTTTTAAGATTTAGTCCCGCGCGGGGGAGTCGAACCCCAAAATGAGAATTTGTCAAAACTTTTAAACTAAACATTATGGAAAACGTGCGCCGACGCACTTCACGCGGGAGCCATTTTATTCAACTTGGCTATTTAGAACTAATTACTTTTTCTTCACCAGGATTGCTCTGAAACCATATCTGAATACCCAGGAATTTCGCTACCCTGAACTCGATTCTTGCTCCACGGCTTGACTTCCAGTTCTGCTGCAGGTAGATGTGACCGCAACGGGAAAGCAGCAGAATGTCCCACACCATGTGCATCCAGTACGGGCGCGATGGTTTCAGTCCGAGAATGATAGGATTCACGGGAGTGAAACCCATCTCGGCAATCTCCTGATCTGCATTCTCAAAGTTCTTGTATGCCTGGAGGTAGGAAAGACCGCCTATTTTACCGGAGTTATAGCATTTTATGTTTTTCTTTGCCATGTATTTCAGGTTTTACTAAGGGCTCCGCACGGATGCGGAACCCTGAATTTACAAATACCTTTTATCACCCAACATGTCATTGTATGACATGGCAAATGTAACAATTTTAAACCGAAATCGCATTAAAATTGTTGCTAAATTTCATAAAACCTCCGATTTTACATGGATTCTTGCTGATGTAACAGATGCAATACGCTGAGTAAGTGATAGATAAATGCCGTCTTTGTCTTTTATGGTAAGAACGACGCTTCGTTCTACTCCTTTTTTGGCATTCCGGATAGATATTTCGGGCTCTTTTCCTGCTTCAATCCACTCCATGAGTGCGGCCGCTGTGTACGACTGTTCGAAGCATAGAGTAAGGTTTACCAGTTCAGTAATGAAAAACGTCTGGAATGTTTGGGATGCAGCATTTCCATTTTCCGCAGTCGTTCGTCGTCAATCACCACATTCGGCACATCGCACGAGTCGCAGGATGGTTTCATCACACGCACAATACCGAGCGCGACGGCCATCACCAGCAGACGCTCGGCTGAATCGAGCGTGGCCCCTTCGTACCGGCTTCCGTGACCGCGTGCCAGAATCCATGGAGCGCCTTCCGGACGATTGCTGTAACGCATCACGCGAGGAAGACCCTTCACAGCCGAAAGCACAAACATATATTTTTCTTCCAGCCGGCTACGGCAAAAGGTATGCGCACCTTCCGTAAGTCCCGGAACGGTTACGGTTTCTCCGCATCGCTCGTTTGTGCGGTAGGTGGCATACTGGTATATGTGGTTTATTGTGTCGGTGGTGACGTTCATGGTTTAAATAAATCTCCTTGTATCAGTTTCCCGTTTGCGGTATTAATTTCATTCATGCACTCCTCACGGAATCTATTTTCTTGCGCATCGAAATAATCTTTGTCTATTTCTGTGGCATAGAAATCAAATCCCATTTTGTAAGCAGCTATTCTGCTACTTCCACTTCCAAGGTGAGTGTCCAGAATCTTATCACCTGGCTTAGCAAAAGTACGTAAAAGATAAGCATACAGGTCGATTGGCTTTTGCGTGGGATGAAATTTACCCTTGTCTGCTTTACCTCCCTTATTTGATATGCTTATATGCTTTGCTGGTTTATTAAACGATGTCCATGCAAATTCGCATTGAGAGAAGTTTTCCCAAACTTGTTTTTTGTCCCAACATACAAAACATCTTGTTGGAGGAAGAGGAAAGTAATTACCTCCCCAAATAATCTGATTCTGGCTTACGCGAAACAATTCATCAAAGTATTCCTTTGTAGGACGGATGTCCCATCGCTGGATATTTCCCCTGTTTAGACACCTGTTTTTAAGTTTACCTCTTCCATGGGTACTTTTTTTGTCTAATCCGTATGGAGGGTCCACGATGGACAGTTCAAAAAATTTGTCGGGTATGGACCGCATGTATTCCATGCAGTCCATGTTATATGTTTCGCTTATTGGCATATCAATTATTTTTTACTTCCTTTTGAGCTGAAAATATTCTTTCCTGAGAAATGTCGAAATACTTCTTTTCTTTCTCATATCCGATAAAGTTACGCCCTGTATTCATGCAAGCTACACCGGTCGTTCCACTACCCATACAGTTGTCCATCACTGTATCACCTTCGTCTGTGTAAGTTCGTATGAGATATTCTAAAAGTGCTACTGGCTTCTGTGTAGGATGATAAAAGCTGTCATGCTCTTTGGGGATATCTATTACTGAAAGCGGATATTTCTCGTTGGTAAATACAGTATCTACTACCTTGAAATCTCCGTAACATTTGTTATTTGATTGAACCCCTCTTACATTTCTTCCGTGATTCTTCTCCCCTATTGTCATTTGAGGATGATATACAGGAAGCTTCTGGTAGAATACCGCTATATCTTCGTGATTACGTAACGGCATACGGTTTGCATTTAGGAAACCGGATGAACGTGTACCTTTCTTCCAGATTAAATTGTATCTCCACATTTTTGGAGAGCTAATCATCAGACGGGCTGTAAACATTCCCTGACAGAATAAGATAATAGCACCGTTTGGTTTTATCAGTCTGCGATACTGACTCCAAAGTTCATCAAGAGGAAGTTCCGTATCCCATTTTGCATGAGGATTCTGTTTATTCAGCACACCATACGGAAGATCACATATAATACAGTCCAAGGAATGAGCTTCCAAAGAAGCCATTCCTATCATACAATCCATATTGAAAATACTTGCTTGCGGCATACCACTATCTCACTACAAGATTATTCTTTTCAACCAGATGCACACAGTTTATTTGAGCCAGGCAGTCGGCCATCGGAGTGTGTCTGTCCGCTACCTTCGGAGGAAGAAGACCTTCACTATCCAGAGCATCCATATACGGACGCACATCGCGCACTTTCCGGAAGTTCCACGGAAGCACTTCTTCGTCGCATCTGTACACGTTCAAGTTATACCATGAATACATGGAACGAAGCATAGCCACGTCGAAATCCAGCTGAAGACACCATAACGTGAAGTCCCTTTCTTCGTGTGTATCAGCAAGAAATTCCATAAATTCTTCAAAAAAATCCTCCAGTGGTGTTTCTGCTCCTTCCACAAATTCGCGTCGTGCTTCGTCCGACTGCATCATCCACCATTTAAGTGTAGATGCTTCTACCTTAAAACCGTATCGGATAGAATCGGCAAGGTCTATTTTCCACACCTTCTGTCGTCCGGTTTCACCCGTTTGCGGGTCAAACTCTACGGCAGCCACCGAACGGACCACGCTTCCAGGTGTCCTTCCCAGCGTTTCCGTATCTATCATTACATGCTTGAATTTCTTCTCTCCCATAATCTTTCATTTATGTTGAATCAGTCCGTCTTTACCCACACGGCGTTTCTGGTCTTCCGTAGCTTTTTCTTTCGGAAATCTTCCGTGCCATTTTCCTGGAATATATCTTGCGTGATTTCCGGTTTCGTCAAACTCTATTTTACAGCATTCCGAACAAAGCGGTTTCCATTTGTACGGCAGAAGACTTTCGTCCCATTCTGCATCTGGCGCAAGTCTTGTCACAATGCTCCAGTATTCCGAAGTGGCGGTGTTGTCCACGCACCCGCATTTTGCGCAAATAAAACATCCCATGTCAATCCTCCATCATTTGTTTTATCATTTTCAGTAGTTCTTTAAATGCAGAAATAGTTATTCCTATTGCAAAAAGAATACTCCATCCAAAAGCTACACATAATATAGCAACCAGAAAAATATCAAACGGATTCATTCTTTCTTTTGTATATAGGTTTTTCACGAAGCACATCCAGCGCCATGTCGGCCTTTCGCACCATGGCCAGCGTTTCCGACGCATATAGGTCGCCGGCAGCCATGCGTGCCAGAAGTATCTCGCGGTATTCCGCACGCGAAACTACTTCACCAATTACCGGAGGCTTTCGGAAAAGATTCACCTGGTAGCTCATACTTTCTTCCGTTTTGAATCAAACTCCTGCTGGAGGATGGTTTCGTATTCCTCGCCCAGCGGATAGCGGCTGCACAGGTACGCCTTTCCGTTGTAGATAAACCACTGAGGAGTGTGCTGGCGGTTTATGGGAATGCCAAACGCCACCCGAAAATCGTCGGAGGTCACGTCCGGCAGGTCCATGATTTTACGTGCTATCTCCTGCCCTTTCTCGTTCTGCATATTCGGGATATATTCTCCCTTACCGATAAACTGGTAGGCAAAAAGGTTGGGAACTCTATGGAACTTCAGGCTTCCGATTCCTACTCCCGGGAACAGCCGTCCCGGACGGTCCGTCCGCGATTCAGCACCCAGACTGGCAGCCAGTTCGTTGGCCGCTTCCACCGCTCTATTCCCTTTATCAATCAGTTCCTGAATGCAGCGTCCGCGATGCGTGTTCGATAGCGACACCTTGTAGTAATATCTTTTTTCTTCCATGCCGTTTTCAGATAAATTGTTTTATAAGACTAATGATTCCATACAGGCAGAATCCTGCTACCAGTACCATGCCAATCAGGATAAGGCATCCCTGCATGGCCATCTTCTTAAATTCATTCATAATCCACTCCTTTCTCCAGCGTCATGCCGGGAATGTAATACATTCCGCAGGTGTTCAGTTTTTCGAGCGCCGTCTGTATGCTCTTCTGTGAATTATTCACGTAGTTCACCAGATAAGCTTTCTTCCCGTTGTACATAGCAGGAATGAATACCGGCATCACCTGGTTCCACGGCAGCACACCTCGCGGCACATTACGCATCAGGCAGTCGTCTGTGGGAATTTCCTCGGCATCCTTTGGCAGATGTTCAAGAAAAATGTGTGAGTCGCCTTCCTCGGCGAGCGCAGTAATAAGGGGATTTTGCAGTTTCGAAAACAGAGCTTTGTTAAGCTCCCTGCGTCGTTGGTTAGTATAGATCATTTGCCCTGCTTTTATGGTTAATTCATTGTTTTTCTTTCGCATGGCAAATGTAACAATTTTTAGCAAGAATCGCATTAAAATTGCACGTAAAATTCAAAAAACCACCGGTTCACGCCTGAGCCGGTGCTGATTATCAATTAATTGAAGTGTATGTTTTATCTTCTGTTTTCCTCTTCAATGTTGGCAATCATTTCCTCGTAAACTTGCGGAGTTATTGCCGGGTCCTCGGTGTCGGTCGTACCGATTTGACGTATCACCACCTCACAGCCCAGGAAGTGAGCCATGCGCAGGAAGTTCACTATGTGCGTGTCTTTTCCACGAGAGATGTCGCGGATAGCTTCGTAGGAAACGCCCGTATCTTTGTCGGCCGTCATGAAGTGAACTCCGCAAATCTCCGCACGGGTGAACAGGAATTTACCTATTTCCTTGGCCGAATTAATGGCACTGTCCGGATAACGCGGAGGATTTGTCGGCAGATTCAGTGCACGATGAATGTTGTAGCGGCGGTATCTTACCACCAGATAGCCTGCGAAAAGCAGGACGCAGATAACTGAGAAAATTGTTGTTCCGTCCATAATTTTACTCTATTTCATTTAAACTTTCAATTGATTCTTCAATGCTTGAGAGAGCTTCTTCCATGTATTCTATGTACTCTTGCATCCGCTCTCCTTTTTCTGATTCCTGGAAAGACTCAGGTAGGTTATCAAAGGCTTCTTGTTCTTCATCTTTGAGTCCTTCAAGTTCCTCATATACTTTTCTCAACGACTCTCTTACGTCTTCGATTTCTTTTCTTCTTTTCTTATTCATACGTTTATAATTTAAAAATGAAGAAGGCCGGCGGGGTATTACTCTCCGTCGGCCTTTGCTCTAACTTAAAACTTCGCTTCACAGCGGCAGGAATTATGATAAATATTTTTGAATATAAATTAACCATCACCAACGCCACAGTCATAAATTTCAGTAATCTTGCGCCCTTCATGCGATAAACCCGAAGATAGCAGTTTTTCTTTAACGTATCTACGAAAGCCTTCATTCGACTGTACGCCTGAATACCTCGATGCCATACCGTAAAAGCGTTTAGGAATAGATATTTTATATCCTAATATTTCCTTCTTTATATAGTCATAATCAAAATAAAAAAACCTTTCATTATCTTTTTCAGTAAAGTAAGAAAAATCAATTTCTATATTATCTCCACGCAGAACTTATAAGTTTTTTCGCATTCCTGTTTATATCTTTCATAAGCCAATGCTCTTTGCTTATCCTTGCGCTCTTGTTCTGCTTCCCATAATTCCTCTCTTTCTCTTTTACACTTCAGCACATACTTTAACACAGTTCCTTTAAGTGATACAAACTCACCATTCATTCCACCGCGAGGGGCGTCGTTCCCTATTTCATGGCTTATGCCATGCTCTGTAAGAAGTTTATCCAGTTCTTCGGTATAACTCTTTTTATAATAGTAACCTCCACTATGCCGGCTCCGTACAGTATATGCTTTCCCATTGCGTAATAAATCATCTACATATTGATTCATTACTACACTTTTCTTTTTGTCTGAAAGCTCTCTAAGTTTTTCTATTTGTGTTTTCATTGATTTTACTTTTAAAATAATAATTCAGTTATAAAACAGATATAGGAATTATGATGATTTTTTTTGATATAAGATATAAATACTATCTTTGTGCCGTCAAGGGATTGTCCCTTGTGGATTAAAACGAAAATCTACTATCAGTAGGTTTTCATTTGTGAATTGCTTCACACTTTTAGTATCTTAGCGCGGCGTACTCCGTCGCGCTTTTTATTTTATTTCTATAAACCAGACTACATCATGATACTTCCTCTGTTGCTTAGAGGATACATATTAATCGAGCTTTGTCCTGATTTCTTCTATTATCCGATTGCACTCCTCTTTGGATATTTTTCCTGAATACGTTTCTTCTACTTCCTTTTCAAATTCTTCCATGTTCCCACGAAAATCTTCACAAGTAATTTCCACTTCATTTTTTTTAGTCCGGTAGGCATGTATGTGGCTAATGAATGGGCCTGAAAGATTGAACCCACAATGGCTTTCATTGTCCTTTATCTCGGCATTACCACGTATCCATGTAGGGCAGTGTACTAATTCGTTGTCATCTATCTCAGCATCATATACGTGGGCATTCTCGCATATTATAGTCTTGCCACATACAGAGGAACAGCCATACATCTGTGCATTGCCATATATATCAACATTACCATATATATGAGCATTGCCATATACGTGGGCGTTCTCATATATACTAACATATCCATATACCCAGGCTTCACCATATATGTTGGCATCGCCATACACTTCAGTATTACAATGTATGTTAGCGGTATCGTAAACCTTAGCGTACCCATATATTTGAGCTTCTTCATGCACCTCGGCATCACCATAGACTTGAGCATTACCATATATTTGTGCTCTGCCATACACTTCGGCATATCCATACACTTGAGCATTACCATATATTTGTGCTCCGTCATACACATAGGCACTGTCATACACTTGAGCATTACCATATATTTGTGCTCTGTCATACACCTTGGCATATCCATACACTTGAGCATTACCATATATTTGTGCTCTGTCATACACCTTGGCATATCCATACACTTGAGCATTACCATATATTTGTGCTCTGTCATACACCTTGGCATATCCATACACTTGGGCGTTACAATACATTTGGGCTTTATCATACACCTCGGCATATCCATACACCCGGACGTTCCCATGCAACTTTGCATCACCATACACCTCTGCGTCATCATATACCTTTGCGTTATCATATACCTGGGCATTGCCGTACACCTGAGCATCACCGAACACCAGAGCATCGTCATGCACCCAGGCATCACCTTCATGGCTAAGGTTGCTTTCTTTTTCAACATAACCTCCCAAGTCACCTTCTTTGGCGTACTTAAATGATTTTATGCATTTGATTTGAAACAATTTTTTCCCACTTGCGAGTTTTATGAATTTGTCAGTCAAAATAAATTTCTTTTCCATATTCTATACAGTTTTTACCGTGTGCCTCACGTTTTAGATTAGAAAATTGTAGTCCGACTGGGTATTACTCCCGGCCGGACTTAAAACAAGGTTTTTAGTCAGGATTATTCACTAACTAAATTCTGGTAGAAGAAATAATCAAGCACTATTACCAGCACTTTTGCTTCTTTGTCGTCGTACCAGTCATCGAAGTCGGCTTTAATTCCGGAATTTGCAAGAATAGTTTCATTATATTCTTCTTCGTCCATTTCGCTGAAGTCGCATCCTATTTCATCAGGAAGATTGTCAAGATCTATATCCAGCCCTTTTATACTGTCAGTGTGGATACTATGATTTTCCCCTCTATAGACATAAATTTCTACATCTGCACAATTAGACGCTAATTCTTTCAGGTAATTTTTTTCGTAAGTTATCATAATTCAACTCTTTAATTGGTTAATATTCTATTTCTTATACTAAAAGTGACCAAAGGTTCATTACTTTACTTCGGTCTTTGAACTAACTTAAAATTCCGCTTCACAGCGGCTGGAATTATCTTTTCAGTAAAAATTCTCCTGCTTTTCGCATAGCTTTTGCCAAGTCTAATGCGTTTTCTATCTTGTCAATTACTTTTACATTTTCAATATCTGAACTAATTCCCATTGTTACTTCTCCTGTAAATCTGGGATATGTGTTTCTTCGGATCATAGTCTTTCCGTTTTCTTTGTACAATTCAAAAACTGGAATAGTATGATTAGATTTGTCGCAATCACAAATAGAAAACTCAGGCATCAAGTCTTCTTCTGATGAAGAAGCAAGTATGTTTCCACACAGAGGACATACGTGTGCATACAAACCTCTGTGAATCATTGTTACATTTTTAATCTTCATTGTAAAATATGGCTTGAATTTTTTTTACTACCTCATTTTTTCTTTTCACATATTTATCATGGTCATAACAGAATTTTTGCATATTTTCAATCAGATAATCATACATTCTCGGTTCTTTACCTACAGATTTTATTAAAGAAAATATTTCTTTTTTTGAAGATAAATATATATCAGCGTATTTATCTTCTGACCATCTATAAAAATCGGTCTTATTACCAAACTTAGACGTGTGGTGCCATTCTGATACATAGATTACACCTGCTCTATCTAAGTAATCAAAATGTGAAGCCGTAACTGAATATTCTTTTTTAAAATCTGTTTTAGGATAAGCACCCTCATTACGAGCAGATACAGCTCTTTTACTCATTGAATAACCTACATAACCTGAGTTGCCTCCTATTCTTTTCATAATGATATACAGTTTTACGTGTGTCTCACGATTTATATTAAACATTTGTAGCCCGAAAGAGTACCATCTCCGCCGGACTTGTTCTAACTTAAAACTAACTTGTGGAATTATTTTGTTAACGGTTTATATGTATTTCCCATAATTCTAAAAGTTTGACGTTGTAAATATAGTTATTTTTCTCAAGTAGCCGAATGAAAATCACTTTTCATTCGGCTGATTTACTAACTTAAAAACTAACGCTTCACAGCGTGACCGATGGAACTTTAATATTTATAATATAATGTTGTTTCATTAAAGCATCCATATTCATTATATGTGCTTCTTTCAACCGAATAACATTCTGCATAAAACATATAGATATAAGTTGTAGCTCCTAATCTTTTTCGTTTTTGGGGTTCTTTGATAAGTATATATTTATTTTCCTTATCAATGTATGAAGAAGATATAATTCCGTTTGAATAGTTTAGGAACTCATTATAAATCTTATTGAATATGTTTTTTTGCTTTTCAGTTGGATTTTGGGTATTTCTTGATATAAGTTCTTTTGCTATTTCTTTACTTATTTTTTTCATAATTCCTTAGTTTTAATAGTTACATAATAGTACCGGATCAGGATGCAAACCTGAATCCGGAAGTAGGTTAGATGCGCATCATTTCAAGACATTGTTTCATAGGTATAAGTTCGTCACCAAAGCATTGTTGCAGGAAATTGTAAGACAGCTTAAATTTTCCTTTTACGCTTCTTATTTTAAATATCTTACCTTCACACAATGACCTGAGATTTTCATCGTCATTAAGCATCCAGAATAGTTTTTCTAAGGAGTATTTTGGAAGCATCCCAGATATTTGCAATTTACCTACAGGGTGAACTTCTTTAGGAACATCCATTACTGTTACTTCGGCAGCAAAAATAGGAAAATCAATTATACAATCTTGTAAATCGTTTAGATTGTTATCGTCACCTTCATATAGGAAAGCATATTTTCTGAATCTGCTCCATATCCCGGGTTTAAGAATACCTTTGGCTATTTCTACTGGTTCACCTTTCATGAATGTTTCACCATTAGCTACTTTCTCGATTAAATTCTTTTCTACTTTCATAATTCCAAAATTTTAGTTAGACAATGCAACCGGAAAGAAATCACTTTCTATTCCGGTTATGCTTTTATTATACAGCTAATCTTACTGATTTTTTTGCTTTTGGAATCACTTTATATGCTTCCCAAGCTTTTGGCATGGTTGAAAGAGCGTATTTACGGTCGGATTCTGTACTGAAAACTGCACTTTTCATGATTTCTTTGGCTTCTTCCGGAAAATTGATGTACATTCTGTTTTCAAACCATTGCCTACCTTTTCCTGAATTTACCATTTCAATGTAGTAAGGTATTACCTTCTTAAACTTATATAGAAATGCGAGTATGTTTTGGCTGGCAGATACCGGGAATTTTTCTGTGGGTTTACGGCTCATACTTTTTGCATATTTCAATGTAGCGGCTATTCCACTTACCGGAAGTTTGCATTTGAATGTTCCGTATTGTATGGTGGTCATACATTCATTTCCATAAACGGTGTCTTTTGTCTCGGTTTTAATAACTTTACCGTTGTTGAACACTTCTTTCATCATGTTTTCTAATGATACTCTTTTCATAATTCTGCTTGTTTTTAAGTTAGACAACAGTACCGGGCTAAGATCGCAGACTTAGACCGGTTAGTAGCTAATTTGATTTACGAGGTTTTATTTTTCTAAACTTACCTTCATAATCAGCATTTACATGTCCTGATTGAGAAAGGGTTATATTCCTACTTCTTCGATACATTTTATATTCTCCCCACCAATATGCCTTATATTTCTTACGCATATACTTGAGAAGATTTATAACTTCGTCTGGCTGTTCCCTTGAATATTCAAACCATTCTGAAATGCCACCTTTCCCATCATTATCAAATACAACTACTAATAATCCTGATTTTTGATTTCCCATAATTCTCTATTTTAAGTTAGACTATGTAGCCGGAGGGAGTATCGCTCTCCGTCCGGCTTTCCTTAGCAGGAAAAATCATCTTCTGTGAAATTGATACCTGAATAAGCTTCGTATATCATTTCGTCAGAGATAATACTGTCAGCTCTGGCAAGTTCGTCATAAGAAGTACCCTCTCCTACTTCTTCATTGTGTTGCATGAGATAACTCTGTTTGAGTTCTGTCAACTGGTCTCTGTTTAATTCTGATACATGCATGACTTATTTTGTTTTATAGATAAAAAGTTCGACAAAATCGTATTCATCTATACAGTCTTCATGGAATACATCAACTGATAACCACTCGATGTCCTCCTCTTCATTATCCGAAGGATTATTACTGAGGTTTACAGTAGCGGTAATTTCCGCATCAGGTTTTGCTCTCTGCAAGATTTTAATGAGTTCATTTACTTTCATAATTCATTCGTTTTAAAAGTTAGACAATGCCAGCCGTAGGGAGTTTCAGACTCCCATACGCTGTTAATAATCAGAACTGCATCTGCCTTTGTTCTTTTGTTTTATTCTCTCCCCAGCTTCTTCAATTTTCTTCTTGGTTTCTTCCGACACTTCCTGATAGTCCAAATTGTATTCTATCTCACCGGAGTGAAATATACGAGCAACTTCAAAATAGCTCCTTGACTGAAAATCTTCTACTGATCTGTCGCAACATAGCACGCATCCGGGGTACCAGAAGAATGCTATATCCTCTTTTTTGTTTTTAAGGTCTTCGTCGTACCTGTCCCAAATTTTGAGTTGTTCAAGACGAAGTTCCTGACAATACTGTTGCAGATGATATTTTCTCAGTTTTCCTTTGTACATTGTAGTTTCCATAATTCATTTATTTAAGTTAGACAATAGCAGCCGGAGGGAGTATCACTCTCCCACCGGCATTCGGTTAACTCATGGGAATGTAAACGTCTTTTGCATTTGGATTCGGGCGATAGATAGTCAGCGTTTTGCCATCGTTATGAGCAAAGCATCTTACTTTGCTACCGTTGCACATATCTTCTACAGGCTTGCATCCTTCAGGAAGTTCTTCAAGCTTCCAGAAATATGCGCTTTTTAGAAACTGATTTGCATAATACTGACCGGAATCATCTTTTCTGTAAGTAAGTCCTACATATCCAGCCCATTCTTTAAATGCCTTGATAGTATAGAACTCTTTAAATATGTACATGAAATCCTGCATAATTACTACCTTTGAATGTCTTTCTTTCATGTAGTGCGGACTGTTGAAATATATTTTATGCTTAGGTATTATCTTCATGTTTTTTTGTCGGAACTTCTTTACTTTTACTGTAAAGTAAATTCCTTGTCTTGCACCTGCTCCATAACAACCCCAGGTCCAGAATACGCGGTCTTCATATCCAACAAACTCAAAGTTTGAAGAATGAATATGAGTAAACGCGCCACCTGAAGTTGAGAATGATTTACCGTTTGTCCATGAGCTTCCGCTTTCACATACATACATCAATCCGAATTTATCTACACTCTCAACCAGCGCATGATTGTAAAAGCTATTGTAATTTACAAACTCTATCATATCTCCTTTCTGCGGCTGCATAAGTGATTTATCATAGTGTGTAAAAAACTCTTTTTCCACATCATTTGCTATCTGATAGTTGCTGTTCCATTCTTTTTCGGTAGTGTAATATCCGTTACCATTCCAACACATGTTTGACTTTTTAAAATCTTCTAATGTCATCATAATTCCAATAGTTTAAGTTAGACAATAAGTAAGGCAGTCGGAATCACTTCCGGCTGCCCTCTACATTACAGATAGAAAGCTTCTCTCAGCTCTGGTTCGCGTTTCTTTGAGAAAACCCAACCGGCACCGCATTTCAGTTTACCGTTGAATCGTCCGCCAAGCTCCTTGAGCTTCGCTACATAGTCGCGGGTGTTACCGATGATAGCCACAGCCTTTTCGCTATAATCTACAATCTGCAAATCAGATTTATTTTCTACGGCTTTTGCTGTAGAACTTACAGGTTTTTCCTCCGGTTTCTGATAAAGGTCTATATCACTCAGATAACCTCGTAAACAACTTGAAGCAGAAGTGTACTGGTTAGATTCCACAAACTCTGAATAAGACTTTGGGAGAAACTGATTTGTTTCAGTTATTCCGATAGCCTCTGGATGTTTCGCATAGAATTTTTCTTTTGTCTCATTCCAGATTTTATCAGAATAGCTGCGTTCCAAATCCGGCATATAACCGATTCCACCATATAAGGAAGTAAACTCGCTTTTGATGTGTTCTTCAATGTCTTCGTATCCGTTAAATGTCGTATCTACAAACTTAGAACAGATTTTAGCAACCATCTTTTCGGTCGGACCGTCCGTCCATCTTATGTTGTAGCTTTTTGAACCATTCTTTTTGGAATAGAATTTTACACCTGGGAAAGCACGCTTCAGAAGCACAAGCATGTTTTGTTTGGCCGTCTTGTCGTCATAGCTATTACACTCAGTCAGTATCGAGCCATACTCTTTTCGGAGCTGATCGGTACGATTTTGGCTGGCTATACGTTTGTTTTTCTCCAGACGCTCGTTCCATGCCTGCTGTACTTCGCACTGGTGAACCAGTTTGGCTATTTCCTGCTCGGGCATACGGTAGTCGGGCTCTTTGTCGTCCCAATAGTAACCAATACCGAACTTCTTTGATAACGGCTGGTCGTCCTGCCCTACTCTCCAGTATGCGAAACGGTGCGGTCTACCGATTTCTGCCATTTTCTGCCGTCCGTGAATGTCTGGTGCAGAAGTCACGATAAACTTACCGCTTTCGCTTCCTCCATAACCTAAGAACCCATAAACGCGCTGGCCTACTTCGAGAACCTTTTTACCGATTTCTACCATCTGAAAACCATTTGACCAATCCATTCTGTACATTTTTCCTGATTCCATAATTCTATAAATTTTAAGTTAGACAATAGGCCCCGGCAGATTCTCAAAAACCTGCCGGAATGTTTAAGCTACACAGAAGTAGAAATCACCCTGATGGCGGTATCCGCTGGTAAGCAATGTCCTGGAGTATGCTTCGTAGTCGAAATACTGACCGAACTCTGTTTGAAGTTCTTCAGGCCATTTCATTTCCGCCATATAGGTGGCAAACGCTTCTTCAGTATCGAACTGACCCTGATATTTTTCTCTGAACTTTTCTACGAGCTCTTCACCGTCTTTGATATAGGAATAATCCACAAAGTACATATCAAGAAACGTAAAAAATGCTTCTGTCTCTGTGTCATCCATATCTTTTGCGCACTGAATGATACCAAATATTCGCGGGTCGATATAGCTTTCGTTTATCATACCGTCTGGTATGTTTGAGTAGTCCTGATACATAAACTCCGGTTCGTCTTCGTCACTATGCAATTCCTTACAGGCTTCCATAAACTCATCTTTTGATTTATAGTCGGCCAATTCCATCCATGCGCCAGCCAGCGAACCTTCATTATATTTCTTATATGTACCTACATATACGCTTGCTCTGATTAATTTTGATTTTTCCATAATTCCAATAATTTAAGTTAGACATAAAAGAAGCCGGAAGCAGTTTCAGGCTGCTTCCGGCTGGATATTAATTGTAGACTCTGACTTTTTTTACATGCCATATACCGCGTAGAAAATGACTGTCAAATCTCGCATTCTGTATTGAGCGGTACGGACCGCGTTTTGCACCTCCGTTACATAGGTCCACACATACCAGGTAGTATTCATAATGATATTTTCCCATAATTCCTTTGTTTTAAGTTAGACATAAAGCAGGCGGCCACCGGATAATCAGCAGCTGCCTGTATGAATCACTCAAGCTTGAATAGAAAAAGATTCTCTTTGCCTTCCATATCAAAGGTGTATTCCGGTTCCTTTTTTATGTGGGAGAAAAAGTCATCCTTTTTTTGATACACATACAGATACATTCCTTCGATATTTACATCTTCTTCCGTTCCGAAATACTCTTTTGTATTTACATCCTGAACAAACCCAGAACAACAGTTATCAAGTCCTTCGCATGAAAAGTGATTCAGCAGATTAAAAGTTTCTTGTGTCATAATTCCGATAATTTAGTTATACGATAGCATCCGGCACCGCTGCAAGGCGGAACCGGGTAATAGTCAGGAAAGAGCACGATTCAGACGTTTCCGGATTTGTGGTACCGTATAAAAATCCCCATAATAATTTCCTCCGAATACGCCATCATATCCATAATAGGAAAGTATGTCACTCAACATATATTGAGGAAAGTTTTTTACGTCATCCAGCCATTCTTTCCCATTTTCCATACAGCATGTAGAAGCTATTCTGGCTGCATCCGGATATTCATTTTCTCCCATGGTGTCAATAAAATATTTTTCCCATTCTTTCGGATTGAACCATCCGTATGCGTATAAAGGTTTGTCTCCTTCATAGCCTGCAAGATATATCACCTGATATTCATAATTTCCATGGTAACGCATAAGAAAACCGTAATCAAATAACGATGATTCATTGTTAGCATCCACGCCAAACCAATTTCTGTTTTTATCCATAATTCCATAGTTTAAGTTAGATATAGCACTGATTCCTGATATAAACAGGAATCAGTTTTGTTTAATAACGTAAACCTAATTCTGTACATTCTGACGGAGATATAGTTTTGTAATTTTTTTTATACCTACCAAAATCGTCATTATGACAAATTTTTCTTGCAGGTTTCCTGTCATATGAGTAGCACACATTTTCGCCTTTTGAGATAAATATTGCGAATTTATAGGCCAAATATTCAACCGATTCCTTATTAAATGTGCTACTCCATGTATTTACTACATACTTAACTTTATTATCATTGTCTACGATAACAAGGTATTTGTCTTCCCTGTCCCATACATAACCGATTTCTACATTTACGTTTTTACCGTTTACATCTAAAAGCTTCATAATTCCTATAGTTTTAAGTTAGTAATCGTGTCTGGAAGTACCGTAAAGCACCTCCAGCATGGAATTAATACCCCATAGCGTCGTAGTACGATTTGTTTTTTACGTACTCTCTCGCTATTTCGTAGTCACTGCAATCTTCGCCGAGCTTTGCGCTAATACTTTCGTATGCGCTTTTGGGCATTACATAAATAACCTGTTCGCTCCAGTCGGAACGACCGGCGAAACATAAAGCCACGAATAAAAACACGCAGCACAGAATGACTTTAATTTGCTTTTTCATAACTCAAACTATTTAAGAAGTTTGCAGGCCGTACACCGGCAAAGGTGAACGGCCTGATAGAGTTCATTCTGAGATGTATTCATCCCAAGATTTTTCAAGCATACCGTTATCTTTTGCCCATTTTCCATAACGGGATAGAAAATCTTCAAAATCATGCTTTTCTGAACACTTCAAGTTTTTCATATAGGACTTATTCCCATAGAACTCTGATAACTCTTTTTTCCATCCATTATAGAATGAACATTCATGACCATTGGCTAATATTCTTCCAGCATAGTCTTTTAATTCTTCATTTACTTTGCCGAATGTATTAATGTAACCACAAGCATAGAAAAACAGTAATTCTCTCATAATTCAAAAAGTTTATAGTTATACATACAAGAAGTGCCATGCACCCGAAAGCGCATAGCACTACATAGGTAGGGGTTTTCCGTACCACCCCCGAAGCTGGTTTTCGTTGCGTTGACGCATACCCGCCTATATGCACCATGATACACTATTTGCATAGCGTTCACGGATACACTTTTCACATAGACGACCTTTGCAGGCGCACCGCCATACAGACACACGTGTCCGCATGGTACGTTGATTCCATAGGCCCGGATAACTCCCAGCCCGTTCCATACATACGCTAAAACAGTATGGATCTTTTCCGGTTAACTACTCCGGCATACACCCAAGATTGAACAGGGCATAGCACACCCGTACATGAATCCATACGGACACGGTGCACCCTGACTGACCGTTCAACACGTTGCAGGACACACCGCACCCATACGGGTACAGTTATGCCATAGAATTATGAATTATGATTTTCCGGCCCTGGATACCTTCAGACTCTTGGCCTGGATAACTATAGGCGCACACGTGCGCCCCTATATGCAACAGTAGCACACGTGCCGCCGTATTACATAGGTAGGTATCTTTTTTGCCGGCCGTATGAGATAGAATATATTTTTGTGGGTGTCCGGGAATCGGACCCGGACGAATACCATACACCCTAAAGATTAAGCCGCGTCTACAATACGTTCTGCAATTTGTTGCAACATATCTTCAGAAGCGTCTAAGAATTCTAATTTTAAAGCTTGCAATGTAGCGTTTATCTTTGATTCACGTTTTTCTGCTTTCTTTGTTTCTTTCTTTGCCGCTTTCTCTTTTGCTGCTTTTTCCTGTTTTTCCTTTGCCTGATTTATTTGTAGCAAACTTTCTAAGCTTGCAAAAAAATCGTCTTCATCGAATCTTATTGGAATGTATTCGAAATATTTTTTCCCTATCTGGACTACTTTTAATTCGTTCCCGTCCAATGTTTCAATATCTGATAATCTTTTTAATTTACAGAAAACAGGCAAACCGTCTCCAAGCTCGAAGCTTAGCAACATAGAAAGATCAACTTTCTTTATACCGTAAAAATCTAAGTATCTTTTAATTTTTTCCTGATCACGGTTTTTGTTTATTGTATTCATAACGCCAAACGGTGATCTATTAAGCTTTTTAGTTTCTTTTTTAGCCTCGCGTCTCAATACTGATTTAGATACATTTGTTTTCATAAGTCCATAATTTTAAGTTAGTAATAATATAGTAACGGGTATCGACTATGCACGACCCGGGAGAACATAGTTCACCCGTTAGGCTACCTTTCGGCTCCTTTCCCGTTATCAATATATTACTATCTCATACGGATAATTTTGTTACAGACTAACCGCGCCGCGTGTACTTTGTTCCGTTTGCTTTCGTGTGTGGCTGTCAAACTATAACAGCCGGGAAAGTATCAAACTATGACAGTGAACAGGATCACCATACGGAACGCGGATCACGTTTATACGGTATTTTTTCAAAGAACGTTTTTTCTTTCTGAATATTTTCTGGAACGGAAAGAAAAACGTATCTTTGTTTTGCGACAAACGAAGAAAGTTTAATCTTTCTTTTTCCCGGGCGGGTATTCCTGTAATACCCGCTTTTTTTATACCTGGAAAGAACGTTTTTCCGGGCTTTGGCAAGCCCCGGAAGCTTGGTAAACGTTTGCTTATCGTTTACAGTTACAAAGGTAGTACTATTTTCTGTATATGCAAATACATGGCACTATTTTCTGTATTAATTTAACCGTTATTTACTATTCAAACCAAAACGAAAGGTTTATTTACATTTACCGCGCTTTCTGGTGTCGTTCCTCACCATGGAGGAACGCCACCAGCGGACACCAGCGGACACCAGCGGACACCAGCGGACACCAGCGGACACCAGCGGACACCAGCGGACACCAGCGGACACCAGCGGACACCAGCGGACACCAGCAGCCACCAGCGGACACCAGCAGCCACCAGGCACGGCGGGCCGCGCCGCGCCGCCGGACGCGGCCACCGCCCGGGCATATATCACCGCCGGACGGGGTCCCAGGGGGACGCGTCCCACGTAGCGAGGCGCGGGGTTTTCATCGTGAATCGGGCAAAAATCCTTTGTTTCAATTCCAAATTATCAGATTGTTATTCAGTTTTGAAGGGAATACAAAAAAAGGCAACCGGATTCCGTCCGATTGCCTTTATATACTTTATGTATTGTCCTTTCTACATACGTTTCCTTTTAGTATCTTTGCTAAAAATAAAAAATCTATGAAGAAAAGAAAATTGATTTGCACCATTGTAGGAATAATTTTAGGAGCTCCTTTAGGTTTGGTGATAGGGTATATATTAAGGAAGTACATACTGCTGTTACTGCAATAGTCAGTATGGTATGACTGTCTTTTATTATTGAAAGGATTTTTGATATGACTTCAAGTCTTTTCATCTTAATGTCTAACCGTTGGTTAGAGTGTATCTTTCTGATATATTTACTTATTCCTAAATTTATAGCTACCTCACCATTGGAAGACAAGCATATCCATGATTTTGAGCGATAAATAAGCTTATAGTCTTCTATCATTCGGCTTATCACAAAAGTACTTTCTAATTGATTGAAAGAATTATCTACACTCTCAAGTTTATCAAGAAGGTCACTTTCCCTTATATGTCCATTTGATTCTTTTAATACTAAAAGTATTTTTTCTGCTATAATGTTTTGCTTCTCATTCATATCTTAAAAAAAATCACATCTTCATGCCGTGCGCCCACAGAGAACCACTCTGAATCCGATTTTACGGATTACACGGCATGAAGATGTGACTTATAGTTCTTTATGGGCATTACAAATATACAATTTCTTTTTTATGATAATCTGTTTTGTGTGAAATTTAATTTTTCACAGAGTCAATTCAATAGATAGAAGTTTGTTACCTATTTCTACTATTGACATATTGAAAAGAGTTATTTCTTCATCCTTAAAACGATACTTCTCAGGACATGACATTCTCTTTTTGTACCATGTAATATTTTTCCCAAGTTTATTGATGTAAATGTAAGGCATACATATCACCTTGGATAACTCTTTTATTTGAGATACAATTTTCTGACGAGATTCTATAATGTCATCCGATTCTACACTAGAGATTCTAGTAGACAACAGCTTCTCACCTATTTCCTTAAAAACTGTATTTAACAAATCTATATCTGACTGTGAAAATCCCTTGGATGTAGTTGTTGTTGTTTCATGATTCATTTTATGATAAATCCAACTACTTGATTTCCCAATATAGTCTGTCACATACTTAAACTTAATCATTTCCGCTATCATCGGTAGACCTTGATTAACCGATACCTTAATTTTTTCTGTTTCCATCTTGCTATCTTTCTTTTTCCAGTGCAAATATAGTACTTTTTTCTTTATTATGGAAATAGTTTTCAGAAAACATTTTCACATAAAAAAAGAGGCACCCTCACGGGCACCCCTCTCTCAACAAAAAAAGAAGACTGAAAGATTTTATGTAAATCCGCCACCTCCCTCGTCAGGGTCTGTTCCTCCCTGCTCGGTTCCTCCACCCGGTTCAGGTTCCTGTCCGGCTGTCTCCTCTTCATCGTAATCTTCCATCGTAGTGACAGACATTCCTTCAAGCATCTGCTTGAAACGCTTGCCGGGATAGAAAAGGATTTTCTTTCGGGTGACGTTTTCGGCAGTCACATCGTCGGCAGTGGCTCCCGTCTTTGAGTTGAAGGTAGGCTTGAAAGAGCCGAAGTCGCCCAGCTTTACGGGCATGCCGTAGTTCATGAACACAATCATACGGTCGATAAGCGCTTCGAGCACCGCTTTTGTCTGCGAACGGTTCACACCGCACGAGTTGCTCACTTCATTAAGAAGGTCGTCGAAAGTGACGGGTTGCTGACGTACCGGCTTGATGCGGTAAACCTCCGGCTTGTCTTTCTTGAAGCCGAGGGTGATTTTCTGTTTTTCGTAAACGATTGCCATAGTTTAATGGTGTTTTTAAGGTTTGTACTACTTGTCTTTCGACAACTCTAAATTACCTCCCAGACCGACCGTTTTTGAAGGACAAAAAACACTACTGAAACTGGCTTTTGAATCGTGCGCCAGCAACCTCTAAAGTGGTTTGCGGCAAACCTCTCGAGCGATATGCAGCAAACCTCTCAAGTGGTTTGCTGCATTTGTTTTGAGTGGCCCTACAGGCTATTGTGGAGGGGGTGCGCAGAAACGTAGTTTCCCATCATCATAAGAAGGGTTTTCTGGCCGCTCGTGTCGGACGAAAGAAAGTCCACAATCTCCTTGAAAAGTGAGCGCGAGCACTCGCGTTTCACACTGACCAGATAACCGCTGCCGAGCAGGCTTTCCAGCTCACGGCGCACGGTGTGTTCGGGCATGAAGTCCTCGTATTCCACATAGGCCAGCACGCCATGGCGTGTGACGGTAAACATAATGCTGTGTCTTATTTCCCCGAAATAGCCGTTTATTGCCTTTCTTGCTTCGCGCTTTTTCATAGGTAGCCTCCTTTCTGCATGATGATGCGTGAAAAGAACTCGTATCCCTCGCGTGTGATGTAAGGTGTGTAGTATTTCACTCCGGAACCGGTGGCGCTGGAGTGTGCGGCCAGTATCAGTCCGCGCTTTGTGCTTTCTTCGGAAGGAGCGTTGTAACATTCGGGTGTGGAAAGCAGCCATCCTTCACGGCGAAGGAAGTCGAAAAGGCGTGCCGTGCGTACCACTATCCCGTTTTCACGGCTCATGGTGCGGGCCATCTGCCGCACAAGCATGGCATCGCGGAAGCGGGTGCGTATTTCACTGACGGTGTAGCATGGGATGTCTTTTTTTGCGTAGAACGGATGTGTGGTAGTTTCGGGATTCTTGTTTACAGGCGTGACGGAACCGTTGTCGCCTGAAAGATAATTCTGTATCATCTGTTCAAGCCTTGATATGCGCTGCTCAAACTGGCTTTGTGCAGTTCCTTCCGACAAGGTTTCTTCACGTTCAAGCCGGTATTTAAGGTAAGAAATACGGTCTTTCTTGTGCTGAAGCATGGAAATGGATTCGGAAAGCTCTTCTTCTATTTCTGTGAGGAGTCCGGAAAGATTGTCTACACTTCCATGAGCGTTTTCATTGCATGTGTAGTCGGTTTGCGTGGTTCCCGTGCTGACTGTTCCGTTCATCAGCAGTTCTTTAATACGGTCGTTGCACCAGATGGCAAATGCAGGACTTAGCCAGCGTGCAAATTCAAGGGCTACATCTTCGTGCATCCAGGTGCCTTTCCCTTTTTCGGTAGTACCTCCATTAATTGTTTTTACAAATTCACTGTCCGATTTTCGGATAGTGACTAATGTAGCTAAAAACTCTTTTGTTGAAGGAAGTTCTAACCATTTAGCCGGACGTTTCCCAAAAGGCTTTGCCATTTCAGTTGCATTAACCATTACACTACTTCCTTTCTGAAAGGAAATAGGACTTCCGTTGTACTGGAAGATTTGATTTGTGTAATTTTTGAGCATAACAATATATGTATAAAAAAGTGTTATCGCCTTTCCCGTTGCTCAACACATTACACAAATGCTGTATTCCCATTACAGGTTTACACGGGGGTACGATAACACCTAATATGTTAAAAGTGAGGTCACAAAAATAACCTGCACGATTTATGCAAGTTCACGACCTGCATTTGTGTATGTTGTATGTTGAGCATTGCAAATATACAACAAATATCACAAAAGCAAGCGGAAAGGGAGAAATAATCATTCCTCCCTTTTAATTTCTTGGCAAATGTAACAATTTTAATTTGATTATCACATTAAAATCGTACTTTTTCATTCTAAACTTTTATCATATCATTCCTTATGATTGTAAAAAGTCCATTCATCCTTACTTACATTATATGTATATGTCTTCTTTTCATTAAACATGTAAATCACATATTCGTTTGTACCATTAAAATAATGTATTGAAGCATAATCTTCTTTATCCCAATCATTATATAGATAAAAATATATATTTTTATCATCGCCTATATTATTATTTCTTTTTAAGCGTAAAATCTGCTCCTTAGTTAAATATTTATTTGTAAAAAATTTTACAGCTAAAGGCTTATCTACAGCTTTAATTACATTGACACTGTCTATACTGAAAAAATCACCTTGATGAATATTTTCTATAAAAAGAAATTTTTTAATTGGACTGTAAGTTGCATAACAATCTATTAATTTAGGATTTTCTATTTTTTTATCATAAAATTGTGCAAATGATATTCCTAAAGAATCCATTATGTCTATTAATAACAATGAATCTTTATCATGATAGCGTATATGCGTATAAATACTTCCTGAATATCCATCGCGCTCTAATACCTTAGAATGTATATTTTTGTTTGCGTTATTGTATTCTTTTCTATATTCATAAGGAACTATACAATCTGTAAGATAATCCGATGGTTGTTCAGAGTTTAAAACTTCATCTTTTAAAGTGGGAAGTATAAAGTACATTTCATAATCTTCTATATTGTAATATTTTGCAACCTTTTCTGCTATTCTCATTAATTCTTCTTTATCCCATCTTATATAGTTTATAAGATAAGCTTTTTTATTTTCAAAAATATTCCCATTCAGATCTTTTTCTTTTTCATTATTTAGTTTAACTAATTGTACTATCTTATTACCCTTGCTATCTGTAAGCGTATCATATTTCTTCTCACATGAAAAAAATATTAATGATATAAATAAAATTATATAGAAGTTTTTCATTTCTTTTTTTTCTTGTTTATAGCCTGTTATTATCATACTCAAAGTGCATCCGTTTCAGCACCGTTTCGCTCAGCGTGCCGTCTGCCATCTGTTCGTTACATTCTTCCGGAGAGAGGTTTATCCCTTTTCTTCGCATCCGGATGTAGAGGGCCAGCATCTTGTTTTCCGTTTCAATGAGATCAATGAGTGAGGTGTCGTGAAGGTCTATGTCTTTCCAGCTTGTCCCGTAAACGGAAAGGTCGAGAGGAACGCTCATGCGTGCTTTGGGTCTATCGGGATTCTCCACCGTGGCCTTTCCCATCCTATATTCCCACTCCTGCGCCAAACGGTCCTGATACATGAGTTCAAGCTGCGATAATCTGTCAAAATCCATGCTCAGTTCCTCGGAAGAGAATATTCCTTCTTCGGTGCTGTCGGGTATCCCACCCCAGCGGATATAAAGATAATTTGCCTTGCATAATTCAAACGGTGTGTATTGGCAGAACAGCTTCATGAGATAAAGAGAAACAGATGTGCTGACGGTTATTTCTATCTTTGCGCTGCCGGCCATGAAATCCATGTAAAACAAACTGGCTTTAAAATCAGGCTCTTCCATAAGGCTTTTTATCATCGCTGTTTCTTCACGTGCGATGTATCCGCATTTTACTCCGTCGGCTGTATAGGCTGCAATGGCGTTTCCGTCAAACTGGTTTTCGGGTTCGGGAATCAGTCTGACAGATTCTCTTCTGAACACCGTGTTTTCAAACTCTTCATATTGTTTTTCGTCCAGACAGTGTTTTATCCCGGTTATACGGCTCTGATAGTGTACGGTCTGAGGTACTGATGGTGAAGGCTCATACGTGAGTTGTGGAGATAAAGGCTCCACTGGTATTTTTCTTGTATCCATAACTGTTAAGTTTAAAGTTCACGGCGAAAATAACTTTATTTTTCATTTTTGACAAATAAATACAAAAAATCCCCTTCGCAAAACCATGCGGAGGGGAGTAAACGTCAGGCTTCGTATTCAGACATCACAGTGCAGAGCTCAAGCTGGCTCATGGATGGGCCGTAACGCTGCTGTATTTCCTGGAAAAGCCGCTCGGAACAGTTTCGCTTGATACTGAGAAGAACGCTGGTGCCCAATAATCGTAGAAGGGCTTCCGTTACATGGTGTTCGCTCAGATAATCTTCGTATTCAATGTAAATTAATGTATTGCCATGAACGCTGAATGTGCGGATGCTGTGTGGCACGCTTTCAAAGTACAAGTCTATCACATGCTTGTACGTTTTAGCCTGAATAATTCATAGTCTCCACAAAAAAGAGAACGCCCTTCTTGTATATTTGCA